AGGCAGTCATTCCATCTATTGTAAATACTGATAGAGTTCTTAAACCTAGTAGAATAGAAAAAATATTAAGACTATCAATAGAAAATAAGGCAATAGAAGAATTTATTCGAGATTTAGAAGTATTGAGTTTAGGTCCTAATAGTACTATAGATATACCACCTATTTCGTCTTCACCTGTAGTTTTAACTCCAACTCCACCTCCACCTCCTCCATCTGAATATAAATTTAAATCTCCACATAAATCTCCACATAAATCTAAATCTCCATATAAATCTCCACATAAATCTAAATCTCCATATAAATCTCCAGAGGCTATTGAAGTAACACGAGTATCAAAACGCACACCAGGATCAATTAGAGTTGTGCCGATTATATATCCTAGCAGTGGAGGAAGACATAATAACACTAAAAATAACGTATATAATTCCCATAAAAAAACTAGACGCCATAAAAAGCATTAGTTTAAAAAAAATTGATTTCTTTTTTAAACATAATAAAAAAGAAATCTTATAAGTTACGACATAAGACAAAATAACAATGACGTGTGTAATTACTAAATATTTATTAAGCGAAATTTTGAATAGTCAAAATATTGAGAACTTTTATAAGATATTAACTAGTAAACATTATTATTGTGAAGATGATTTTAAATTAAAGACTAATTATGCAATTTTATTGTTTATTGATACATTATTTTTAGATAAAAATGGTGGTTATAAAGGGTTAAATGTACCATATGCCCAACAATGCGAACTGTATGAATTCATAGCTGACAATCGCTTGAAAATTTTTCATTATGTAACTTTTAAAGCATCTGCACATAATGATTTTATTGGACTACGGTTGCTTGTTGATGAGTTTAAAAAAGATAACTGGATTGTGCTATTTGGTCATTATTTATATGATAAAACATTGGATTTACTAAGTAGCAAAGAGGATTGTTTTGACATAAAAAACAAAATATATGCTATTATTTGTAGTCTTAAACAAAGACAAGTAATAAAATTAGCACAAGAAACAGAACCACTATGTAGTGCTTGTGAAAATGATTGCCCTATTTGCTTATATGCTATGGATAGTAATAGTATTATTACAACTTTATGTAAGCATAGTTTTCATATGCTATGCTTATATCCAATGTTTGATGAGGCTGTAAAAAAAAATACAAAACAACCAAAAATTAGTTGCCCATTATGTCGTGCTGATGTTTTTATAAAGTCAAAGATAACATTTAAGGAAATAGTGAATTATTAAAAAGTTAGTAAAACAATAAACATATTTTTATAAAAAAAATATTTTTTACGACATATATAATACTTACCACGAACATATAACAATAACATAGACAAACTACAACTCCGTTTCATGCTCTAAGTCATCAAGTGCTACTTCTAAATCTACATTATTAATGCACGTATAAACATGGGGCAAGTTATAATGTGTTTCCCCAGTTTTATTGTTAAACCAAGAGAAATCATGATCATAGTCACAACTCAGAATGCGGTCTTTAAAATTTTGTGCCCAGCACATTGCGTAGTATGTAAACCTAGTTTCTGTTTCCCAGTCCATAGTAGACAAAACATTTGACACGTGTTTCAGAGCATCACACAAGTCACCTTCATTTACTCTCTCTGTGTCTTGCATAGCATTTATCCTTCCTACTAAAAAGTCAATCAACAATCTAGTCATTTCATCCGCCACGACTTCCTCCAAACAAGCATCAAACTTTGACACTCCATGCTCAACATACCACGCATCGGTTCTTATCCAACAATTCATGATGGCCTCCAATTCCCTAGGAAGTTTTTTTACATCAAACTTGTTTTGAATAGTGGCCACTACTTTATCGAGTTTCATAATTATCATAGTTCGAAACAAGACATTGTCAATAATAAGAGTGCCAAACAATCCCCGAATCTCGGCAATATTGTCATTATTCATAGTGCTAATTACTTTTAGTCGCTGTGCTTTGCCGAGACTACTAGTTAATTAAATAAAAAAATAATTCAATTTTAATAAAGTATAGCAATTGTTTTTTTTTATAAAAAAATAAAAAATTATTTTTATAAGACAATATAAGACAATATAATACACATAAGTCTCTAATAAATAGGAGCACGACATAAAGGACATGGAACACACATCTTGTTATAATTTTCCTTTTGTTGTAAATATATACGTTTACAATCATCCAAACATGCCATATGGAATATATGCTTACAAGCAGTTCTAACACAATGAGAAGTAAACAAATTAACATGATTAACTGAAACAACTTCCAAGCAAATAGAGCATTCCCATTTTGGGTGATGTTTGAAGTCTAATGCCAATACTTCTAATGGGATTACATTCTTAGGATGCGTAGCAATATGAGGCAAGCGATAATGTGTTGACATAGTTCGTTTGCTAAACCACGAAAAAGGACGTTCATAGTCTCTATGTATTATGCACTCTCCGTTGCTTCGTCGATAGCGATCTGCTTCCAATGTCAACTTAGCGTCCATATTCCAAAAATCCCAAAAATAGTTACTAGTCGATTGAGACATAGACACGCGAAGCACTTCTAAAGCCAAATCATCTTCGTTGACATAACTTCCAAGTCCATTCTCATACTCTTTATATCGTATTTTTAAAAGGTCAACTACGCGACTTTTCATTTCCTTAGACACTACATTTCGAAGACAATGCTCAAACTTTGACATTTTATCTTCATTATACCACGAATGTGTTCTTACCCAAGTATTCATAATAGCCTTCAAATGTATAGAAAGATTGTGTGTAATAATGTCGTTTTGAATAGTATTTACTATTACATTGATGGCATCATTTATCATAGGTGCGTTAGTCTCAGCATCATACAAAGCATTAATGTAGGCATCCAAGTCGACCTCGCATTGTGTCATAGTTGCTTTGCTTTGTTTTGTTTTGTATTAGTACTGGAGACTAATAGTTAACTAAATAAAAAATGATTTCAATTTTAATAAAGTATAATAATAATTTTTTAATAAAAAATATGCAATACACACACAATACATGCTAGTCTCTAGTTATTAGCATGGCACAAGAGTGTTAACACCAACACAAACCCAACCTGCTTCCTCTTCTTCATATTCCAATTCTTCCTCTTCGTCTTCGTATTTTGAGAAGCGATTTGGTTTAGGAAGATGAGGCAAATGATAAGACACTTCATCATTTATCCAGTCGTAATACTGGAAATGTCCACCGTCTCCACTCTCTATTAGGGTGAGCTCCCCATGTTCTAAAACCCACCTACAAGCCTCAGACTCCAGTTCAGCACCCATAGTTGGCCATAAGTTCTTATGATAACAATACAAACTATTTGATGCGGTGCCCAGAGCATAATACAAATCTTTTTTTTCGGGCATCTTGCCATCATCCTCATTCATCCACTTCACTAAAAGGTCAAACACACGGGTCTTCATTTCCCGAGACACAACTTTCCACAAACACTTTTCAAACTTTGGGTCTCCGTCATTGTCATACCACTCAGTTCTTCTTGCCCACATGTTCATGATTTTAAGCAAACCTTCAGGAAGATGCGCTAGAACCATTGAACGCTGAATCCACTTCATAACAAAAGCAATAGCATCCTTCACCTCTTCGGTGTGTTCTTCAGCAGTCATCAAGTCCATAATTTTTTTAGTAATAATAGCATCCATAGTTGCTTTATATAGTTTGTCGAGGCTAGCAGACAATTAAATAAAAAAGCAATTCAATTTTAATAAAGCATAACAATATATTTTATTATTTTTATTTTTATTTTTTAGACTCTATACTATCCATTTCAATGTCTAGCATAATAACTTCTTTGTGTAACAATGATTTTTTATTTATGAATTTTTTTTCATCAAGTAATAGTTTTATTGTAAAAATAACAATTACTTCTTCTACTAGAACAGAAAATATGGCAATATCTATTTGTGTAACATTAATTAATACTGTAAAAATATATCTAATATTATTTAATAAAAACATAGAATTAGCATAAAAATATAATTGTAATTTACTAAATTCAGTTATTTCTTTTTTATCTGGATTATAAACATTCATAAATAGTACAGGGCTTCCAAATTCTTGAATAATAACTCTAACTACATCATTTACAAATATTAATGTTAATAAACTACAATATTTTTGCATAGTGTTAATTTGCACGCTTATAAATATAAAATCATCATTTGGGCCAAAGCGAAAATATTTAGAATCTGTAGCAAAATTAGTAATATAAAATCCTATAAACACTACTAAACAAGTATTTAAAAAAAGACATAGTCTAACTTTATTTAATTGATTCATTGTGCATTGACTAATACTAATAATATTAGTAATTAAATTTTATATAGTTTCTTATATTAAAATTTAATAAAATACTGTGATTATTTTGAGAGATTAAACTATTTATTAAACAAGTCATGTGGAATAGGAGGTGGAATGCGACGAACCATTGTTCGCATTCTTGTTCTACAATGACAATTACACAATTCCCGTTCATCCATCCGACGCCACGAGTTAGTTTGGCACCAATCTAAATAGTCATCATCAGATAGAGTATTAAAAGCCTCTTCTTGAGCTTTTGACATAGTTCTATCATCTAACTCTCGGTCATATGCATAAGACAACGGTCTGTCTCTCATATGTCTTGGACAACAGTCACATTTTGTTAGTGCCGCAAATAATTTTTCTTTTGTTTCAGTACTTTGCTCATCCATATAGACAGGTCCTCTACAATAAGGGCAAGTAATTAGCCCACATAATAAACCTTTATTAAGTGCACGAGTCCATTGCTGCAAACATTTTTTATGAAATATGTGGCCGCACGATGTAATAAGTCTTCGCTTACCTCTTCCTGAAATACAACCATCTACTTCAATGTTTCCATCATTGTCTTCTAAACATATATTACAAGTCACTATTTCATCAATCATAAAACCACAAAATGGCGGCAATAGTGTTGTCAATTTAGGCAAAGGTTTAAGTTCTGTTTTAGCATCCATTGACTTATTCATTGTTTTATCTTGTGTTGTCTTGTGTTATGTTGTTTAGACTTTTTATATAATTTTTAAATCAATTTTTTTTTGTTTAAAAAATTGATTTATATTTTAATTTTACTTTATTACAACTATTATAATTAAAATGACTATGTTAATGCTAACGAATTTAGTATTTATTGCTAATATTATTTCCAATTTAACCAGTTGTTGTTTATATAATAGTCAAGCAAATTGGACTAATTCTGTTCGTATTTATGAATATGTAACAAATGCAAATCCAATAATGTCAGAAGTTCCTATTAAAATATTTACACCGGACTTACATGAACAAGGACCATCGGCAATTATGCAATTTGACCTTTCAAGAGAATTACAAACTGATTACCCAGCAACCTCACCAAATCTTCTTGCTAATTTTATTCGTATTCTTGAAAATGAAACATTAGAATCGAGCGTTGTTTTTGCGGCCACTTCACAAACATTTTATGTTATTCGTGGTAATGGAAGTTCACTTACACGGAATGGATCAGTTAACTGGAGTGAAGGTGATATGTTTGTAATTCCTTATTTTGGTAATGATGTTGAATCTGTTTGTACTATGTCTAATTCAAATAAACAATGTGTTAAACATACTTGTAATTATGAACCGCTTTTTGGTGGTTGTGCCTTATATTGGGTTCACGATGAACCATTGCTTCAATATTTAGGAGTTGAACCAAGTTCTCAACGTCGTTTTGAACCAGCATTTTATAGTTCTAATGCTATGAAAGAAACAGTATATTCACTTAGTAATACAGATAATAATGGCAAAGTTAAAAATAGACGTGGTATTCTATTGGGTAATGAGGCAACTTCACAAACACGAACACTTACACCAACATTATGGTCTCTTTTAAATAATATTGGTCCTAACATAAATCAAAAACCTCATAAACATAATTCAGTCGCACTAGATTTAGCAGTATATGCAAGGTTTGGAAGTAATGTGTATACACAAATGTCTCAAGAACTTAGTGCAAATGGCGAACTATTAAATCCAATTAGTACACAATGGAAAACAGGCAGCGTATTTATTACACCCCCTGGTTGGTGGCATTCTCATCATAATGAAGGTGATGAAGATGCTTGGGTATTACCAATTCAAGATGCTGGACTATATACACATCAGCGAACATTAGATTTTCGTATTGCTGATGATGAAACACAACGACTTAAAACGCAACGCTCACGAGGAGCAACATTAGATATTTCAACAACAAAGACATCTAACAATTTATATCAACCATGTGCTAAGTAATACTTTAATAATTTATAAAAACTAGCAAACCATTTTTTATAATAATATGTAATTATAATTAATATAGTATGTTAGCAAGATTTAAAAATGTAACAAGAAGAAAATTAAGAAAAATAGTTTCAAAAAATTTCAAGAACACAAAGAAAAACAAATATGTTTACAACAAAAGAAGACGAACCTCTTCATTAATTTATAAAAATTTGTATCCATTTTGGTATAATAAAATACCATTTCCAAAAGTTTCTAACACTAAAGATTTATCCAAAGAAGAGACTTGGACAAAACATTTAAAATTAGCAATTAAATTATATCAAAATAAATCATTATTACCAAAAGGTAGCATATTATTTCATGGTTCAAGTTTTATAGACCCAGTTAAAAATATTAATCCTACCAATAAACCATTTTTCTTTGGACTAGATGCTTTTATTTCAATATGGTATTTATCAGAATTAGCAGCGCGGGATAAAAGTGCTCTTGAAAACGCATTACAAAAGTTAAAAAATATGGAAAACTATGTAGAACACGATAAAAGTATGAAAAAATTTGCTGATTTAAATAAAAAAGAATCCATTGAAAAACAAAAATTATTTATTAAATCATTAGAAGTACTTAATAATGATTTTTTTAATATAGCAAATTATGATGAATTTGCTAATTATGATAAATTATTAACTGATTTAAAATCTCATGCTAGAAGTCATTATTATTTAAATATATATCAAACATTACAATCTATTCCATATAAATATTTATCAAAATCTATTGAAGCAGATAATCCAAAAGATGATAAAGAATGTGAAACTATAGCATGTATGCATCCGCAATTTGGATATCATATTAATGTTAATGAGCTACCTGTTGAATTATCTATTGAATTCACTATGCCAGCAAATCAAATAACTAATAAATTAAAGTTAATAGGGGTATATGTTATTGATGTTTTAAAATTAAATGACAATATAAATAAAACGTTTGATGAATTCAAAGCACTTGAAGCAATAATATTAAAAGCTGATTTTACAAAATAAATTTTTATAAAAATAAAATTTGTAAATATATATGAAAATGAAAATGAAAACAAAAACGAAAACTAAAACTAAAATTAAAAATAAAAATAAAACGCGGAAAACTTTTTTTTTTAATCCATCAAATCCCAAATTGTCTTATGATGTATATATTGATAAAAATCCTAAAGATACAATCCATATAAAATATACAACATTGGAGGATGTTAAAAATACTATTGCCCATTTAGAAAATTTATATAAACATAAAAAATATACGCATAAAAGAATATGGCAAGTAGCAATGATTATGAGAGTGCGTCTAAAAGTATTACAAAATAAAAAACCACTTCAATATAAATTGGCCAATAAATATTTTAAATTTTTGGGTATTAGAACAAAATTAAACGAACAAACTAGATATAAAAGTTTATTTAGTTATTAATAATTTATAAAAAAATTATTAATAGTATTTAAAAAAATAATTGTTAGTGTTTACGGCGACGACGAGTTGCTTTACGGCGTCTACCACTTGCAACATTACCTCGGGGCATTAACGAATTAATACGAGCTTCTTCTAATTGCATATCGTCTAGTAATGCTGTTGTTTGAACATTTAAAACATCATATAAATTTGCTAACATATTTATATCGTGAGTACGTTGTAATGTGCCAACATTAAAATGAATTTTTTTCAAAGTTGAATTAAAATCATGTAGTTTACTTCTTAATGTTTTTAAATGCTGATAACATTCTGAGTCATCGCTTTTGCTATTACTAGGTTCTACTCTAACCATTGTAACAGGTTTTTTAGATGTTTTGCTTAATAAACTACTAAACATTATTACACTATATAAATATAAAAAACTTTTATAAATTTACAATTTTATAAAAGTTTTGCTAAATTAAATTTTTATTTTTTATGGCGACGATTACGATTTGTTTTGCGACGTTTAAATTTGCGGCGTTTTGTTTTACGAGAACCTCCATTTACCTCCGTAAAATCATTAAGATCGATATCAGATAACCATATTAATGTCTTTTTAATATGGTCTTTATTATCTATGTATTTCTTGTCCAGTACATCAATTATACCCGAACCTGGTCCTCTTATTGCTTGTCTGATATTATCTATGTTTACTGTTTTTTCGTGTATAGTAAAATCTTTATCAAGGTAGTATATATCTAATTCTTTTTTTTCATAAAAAATTCTATGCACAATGGCTAATGTTCTATTTTGTCCATCATGATAAAAAACAACATGACCTACGCCATGATCTGTTGACATTTATATATATAATATGTATATATTATTTTTTTATATAAAATCTTAAATTCATAAAAATCCTAAATTATATATTTTATTTATTTAAAAAATATACAACGCAAGAAACTATACACAAACATAAATTTAAAATCCTCCACGTAGTCGTAATACAAGATGTAAAGTGCTCTCTTTTTGAATATTATAATCGCTTAATGTTCGCCCATCTTCAAGTTGCTTTCCAGCAAAAATTAGTCGCTGTTGGTCTGGTGGAATACCTTCTTTATCCTGAATTTTAGATTTAATGTTGTCAACAGAATCAGATGGTTCTACTTCTAATGTAATAGTTTTTCCAGTAAGTGTTTTTACGAAAATTTGCATTGTTATAATTAATAATATAAATAGTATTAAGAATTTGTTTTTATATTTTTTTATAAATATATATTATTGAGATTAAAATGGCTACTAATAGTTTACTCGATAATAGTAATAATATATTTAAAGTATATGTATGTGATTATATATTTATGATGCGCATCAAAGTTTCAGATGCTCCATTAAGTAATGGTAATAATTGTGCGGAATTAGAAGTGTATTACAAATATGATGATTATGATACTGTAGATAAAGTATTTTATGTAGAATATGGTGAAAATCCAATAAGAAAATATATTGGTTCGGACGTTATATGGAATCGTGATGAGTGTAATGAGATTATTAATGTCTTATTGTAAAGTTTTGCGTAATACTCATATTTAATATATTACATATTTAATATATAACATATTTATATATAAATATGTTAAAATTTAACCTTAATATAAAACAGGTTGAAGAAAATAGTCAATTTAAGTCTAATATTTTATTAAATGCAAGACAACAAAATACAAAAAATATTTTAGATAATAATAAAATGAGATTTAAAGTTCTATCAAACACAACACTACAAAATAAAATACCAGAAAACACAATACAAGAATATATTAATTACTCATCAATTAATAAAATATATATATTTTCAAAAAATTATACAATAATTTTAGCAAGAACTTTAGAATTATATTTTACTAGTTTAAATATTGAAGTAAAAATATTTGATGCATTAACTGATAACTTAATAAATGAATGTATTAGTGATCAAAGTTTGTATTTATTTTTTATAACTTTGCAAGCATTTTTAGTAAATTTTAGAATAAATTTACCTAAACATAAATATATATTATATCAAACAGAGGATTATAATCAAAATAATATAACAAAATTAGATGATATTGTGGTTGAAAATTGTTATAGCATATTTGATTATTCTAAAATTAATTTACAATATTACCATGAAAATAATATACAACGAGTTAAATTATTGTATCCATTAATAAGAGAACCTTATTTTGTAATAGATAAAAATTTAACTCTTAATATAGTAGCAAATATAGAAAAAATAGACATATTATTTATTGGAACTTTAAATGAACGCATAGAGAAAATATTAAATTCATTAAAATTATATAATGACACAAATAATCTGAATTATATTATTAAAATAGTAGATAATCTATACGATGATGCTGTAAGTAATTTAGTTGAAATCTCAAAATTAGTTATAAACTTACATTGTTATCCAAACTCAATATTAGAAATATTTAAAATTCATTATTTATTACCATACGATTGTGAAATTATAAGTGAACTCCCATGCAACGAAGAAGAAATGGATTTAATTGAAAAATATAATAAAGTTCTTACTTTTTTTCCTATTATTAATGATGATTTAACTAATATTGATACAATGTTTGAAATAATTAATACTAGCATAAATGGTAATATAGATTACTTTGAAAGAAAAAAATTTATTGACAATAATAATGAGGATGGCAAAATTTTAAATAAATATAATTTTATATCAAATATTCCATTAAATATTTTTCAATCTTGGGGAACATTAGATCTCCCTTTACATATGAAAAATAATGTAGATAAATTACAACAAGACAATCCAGAATTTAAATATTATTTGTATGATGATAATATGTCTCGAAATTTTATAATGGAGTATTTTGATAACGAAATAGTATATACATTTGATAAATTAAAACCTGGCGCATTTAAATCAGATTTATGGAGATTATGTATTTTATATATATATGGAGGAATATATCTTGATATAAAGTTTGTATGTAACAATGGATTTAAATTGTTATATTTAACAAATAAACCATATTATGTTAGGGATAGATATACTAAAACCCCAAGAATAGAAATCATAGAAAATAATTCATATTTTTGTAAAGAATCTCTTAATAATCAAGGTATTTATAATGCGTTGTTAGTATCGTTTGCTAAAAATGATTTATTTTTAAAATTAATATATGATATTGTTGAAAATGTAAAATTAAATATTTATAATACTAATTGTTTAGAGATTACAGGCCCTCATATATTTTGTAATAAATTGTTAGATATCAGTAATTTAGAATTATTTTTTGCATATGATGGATTATCTATAAAAAAAAATAGTACTCAAATTTTACGTATTTATGAAGAATATAGACAAGAACAATATAAATATCAAAAAACTAAACATTATTCTGTGCTATGGTATGAGAGAGATATTTATAATTATCCAACATTAGTTTACATTAAAAGTTATAAGTATGAAACAAGACAAACAATAATGATAAATAATAATTATGTAACATTATATAGGTCTAATCCAAGCATAATAGAATATAATAATGAAATATTAATAAATTTCAGATGGATTAATTATAATTATAATGAAGATGGTAATAAAAAAATATTACCACATCAATGGATATCATTAAATAGCAGAACTTTATTAGATACTTCGTTTAACATTAATAATGAAAAAAATTTAGAATATAATGATTTAAGTAATTTTAGTAAATATATAAGTTACGGTTTAGAAGATTTGAAAATATATTTCTATAACAATGAATATTATTATATAGCAACATTATTTGATATAAATAGACAGGTAACTTCTATGTCAATAGAAAAATATGATTATAATGAAAATTTTTACACATTAAATACTAAAATTATTTTGCCATCATTTTATAATTTGGAAAATAAAATACAAGAAAAAAATTGGGCATTTGTAACATTAAATGAAAAGCTCCGTATAATACATAGTTGGTATCCTATAAAAATTTGTGAAATTGTTGATAATAAATTAGATTTATTAGAAAAAAAAACAAATATTCCATTATTTTTTAATGGAGCGCGCGGTTCAACTAATGCAATTTTTTATAAAAATGAAATTTGGTTTATATTGCATAAATCACAATCCTATATAAAAAATAATCAAACTTATTATAATTATCAACATTTTTTTTCTATTTTTGATAAAAATATGAATTTTATAAGACATTCTGAGTTATTTAAATTTGAAGATGCAAAGATTGAATTTTGTTTGTCATTTTTATTTAAAAATGATAATATATACATATCTTATAGTTTATTAGATACTATTTGCAAAATATCTATCTATAATGTTGATTATATTAACACGCACCTTAAATGGTATACTAATTAAATTTTTTTATTATTTTTAAATTTTTAAATTTTTAAAAATTGATACATTATTTAAATAATAAAATAACAAATACTAAAAACAATAATTTATTATTATTAGTATTATTAATATTATGAAAATACTAGTATTTGACACAGAAACTACTGGATTGCCCGAAAAAGATGCATCTATTTATGATAAATCAAAGTGGCCATATATTATTCAACTTAGTTATATTTTATATGACCTCTCCAATAATACTTCATTAATTAAAAATAATTATATTAAGATTGATGAGTCAGTTATTATTACACAAGAAAGTTTTTATATTCATAATATTAGTAGAGAGATTTTGAATGTGCAAGGTATAAATATTATTGATGCACTAAAAGAGTTTAATGAATGTTTGAAAAAGTGCGATATTGTTGTAGGGCATAATATTTCATTTGATAAACGCCTAATTTTTGTGGAATGTTTTAGACATAATATTAAACAATATTTTACACAATTTATAAATAATGAAAAAATACATAAACCCGAGTTTTGTACTATGAAAAATACAAGTGATTTTTGTAAGTTAGAGAGATTAAGTAAAACAAACCAAGTTTATAATAAAATGCCAAAATTAAGTGAATTATATGTGTTATTATTTCCCAATGAACCGTTACCTAAAGATTTACATAATTCTCTTGTTGATGTAGCAATGACTTTGCGATGCTATGTAAAATATGTATATGCTAGCGATGTAAAAGAAAATAATGAAAATATAAAGGCACTATTTTAGAAATTATATATTGTTATAATAAATATGGCTTCCACATCTAAAGAAGAATTTTATACAAAAGAAGAACTGGAACAAATAAAGTATCAAAAGTTAGTTGAATTAGATAAAAGTTATTCATTTAGAACAAGTAAAAAAACTAAAAGCACAAGCATGAAAGCAGACGCAATAATTAAAAGATTAGTAAAAAATGGTGTTCCCAAATTTAGCAGAACATATGCTTATAATCGTCCATTAGTAAAACCATTACCTTCGGGTACATCATTATCAAGCGATGTAGTTGAAGTAATTTACTCAATGAAAAAAACGGCAGAACAAGAAGAAGAAGATAAAAAACAAGAAATAGAAGACCGAGCTTATGAAATAGAATGCGTTAAGACTGTTTTTCAACCAAAAACATTACCAACTAATGATAGAGACTTTTTTAATTTGCTATTAAATGGTTCTGTGATTCGCTTACCAATGACTGACCCGAATTTTAGAATGCATGTTGTTAATTTATATGATCCAAATTATTTTATTAAAGATTATAAATATTTAGCGCATAAATTAAAAGTAAATGCTAAAAAAATGAGAGAAAACGGCGTTCGCTATACACAAGGCGAATTAAGAAAGTTGGCTGTGTTTTTTAGTGTAAATGTAATTTTTACTTATTCACTGATTATTGTTATTGAAAATATAATACAAAAAATAGATGCCTATCGAAAAAGTCACCCCGCCCTACCTAAGTATCCACAAGAAGTAGCAAGTAGATTATTACAAGAAAGTTATGAACGTTATTATTGGCCTCCAAATAATCCAATAAATGTATTAAAAATTTATATTAAAGAATTAAATAAAATGCTATCAAAATTACGTAGCTACAAAATAATGCTAAATAATAGTGTAATAAAAGAGTTAAATAAGAGATTAGACAAATTAAATACTTATTTGGTTGAGCCTGACCCAAGCATAGTTGACCAAGCAAACGCAAAATTTTACATTCGAATTTTAGAAAATAGTTCAAAATATCTTACTAAAACACGTAATGGTAGTAGTCCACATAAAAAATCAAGGGTTAAAACTCTAAAACGCGCCAAATCTTTTTAGTTTTAGTTTTAGTTTTAGTTTTAGTTTTAGTTTTAGTTTTAGTTTTATAGAATTTTTATCTTATAATATTATAATATTATAATACTATAATATACAACTATGCCTTTAAAAAAGAAACACTTAACGCGGAAAAGAAAAAATACAAAAGCTAAAGGAAAAGGAGACATAGTTCCTTTTTTGCTTAAACAAAAATTAGGCAGCCTTAGTAATCAGCAAAAACAAGCTACATTGAAAAATATATTTTCAAATTTACCTAGACAAAGTGTTGAAGATGTTATAACACAAAAAGAATTGGCGTTAAAAGAATTGGCACAAGAACCAAAACAATTATTTCAAATAACACCATTACCCCGTTATAATTATCCATTTCAACAAGATACACCTAGAGGTTATGAATATAATTATCCATTAGTAAAAGTAATGGGTACTCTTAGAGAAACAGACTTAGTAGACAGCATATATAGTTTAAAAAAAGATGCTGAACTTCAAGACTATCCAAAGCACTTTTTACAAACATTATTTGCCAATTTTTTAAAAATTACTAAAAAGCGAAGAAATAATGACTATATTTTGTCACGTATACCTAATTATGAACTACAACAAGTATTGACAACGCGAAAATTTTTTATAATAGATTTTGATTTTTTGAGTAATGCTTTAGAGCTAACTGGGCAAAAATTAACAAATCGTGGAAGTTATAGTGGTACTTCTAACTATACTAAAGGCGTTGCAAGTGTTAATGCTAGCAAAACAAAAAAATTTAAATCCTATAATGCGTTTATAACAAAAAAAATCAAAAATATAATTTTTGACCCTCTTATAAATGCGTATAAAGCATATTGGGCAATAAAGCACACTACAAAAATAATGATTAATTATTATAACACTCTTAGTGGGCGACAACCAGATCCGCGCCCTTATCCTAACATTAGACATTTTCCTATTGAACACGACGAACCTAATTTAAGAGGAGAATTACAACGCTTTAGAGATGTATGGCATCCTACTGAAGTAGGAAAGCAAAAATATAAAAATGAATTATGGGATTTTGCGCATGATAATTATTATCAAGAAGAACCCGAAGATGAACCGCTCAATATTCCTGAAGTAACGAATGTTCATGTATATGACGTATTAACATACTATATTTTAGAATTAAACAGGATGCTTGAATATTTAGCCACTTATAGAATTAGCATTGTAAGAGAACTATTAGATGCCATAAATGCTGATTTGTTATATATAGATAGCAGAATGGACACTTTATATGGTAGAGGTTTAATCCGAAGTGTTGCTCCGCAAAATACTTTGTTTGATAACGATAGACCTTATTTTAGAATTAGTATTCCTGATTTACCATAAACCTAACATAAACTATACATTTTTTACAAATTTTTATAAGTTTTTTAATTTTTAACATAATATTTTAATTAAAAATTAAAAAATTGAATTAAAATAGTATTAATAGTATAGTTATAATCATTTAAAAATGGAATTAACTAAGTTATCAAAACCCCAACTTTTAGCAAAATGTGAAGAACTTGGAATTAATGTTACAAATAAAAATAAAAATAAACAATATTATATTGATTTACTCCAAATAAAACCAATAGAAAATCTAAAAAATCTAGAAAATAATTATGAAGAATGTAAAAATATTGATATATCATTATTAGTATTACATAACAAAACACATACAATTAAAAAAGATAATTTAAAAATAATTAATCAAATAAATCAATTATTTCATAATAAAGGTGTAAAACAAGATGATAGATTTAAAATATTAATGATATTATTAGAAAAAAATAACAATAATATTATTGATGAAAAATTTAATGATATAATACTATTACTTAATACTTTAGATTACACTAATTGCGAACTAATTCAAGAAATATTTATGACTATAGGTAGTAAATACACAAAATTTAATTTAGATCAATTTTATTCCCCATTAACTATATCAAAATTTATAAGTCATTTTATGGAAACTAATAATGATAATAATGCAATAGACCCGGCCGGTGGAACAGGTGATTTATTGCTATTTTATAATGGCAATAAAACAATATGGGATATAGATGAAAACGCATTAAAATTATGTGATTTAAATTATAAATTAAATAAACAATCAAAATACAATTTAGTTTGTAAAAATTCACTTGAAAATTTTGAGGAGAGCGAATCTAAATATTCATATTCAGCAATGAATCCTCCATTTGGTTCAAATACTATAATAACAGATAAACATATTTTAAATAAATTTGAATTAGGAATTGGTAAAAAAAAGCAAGAAATAGGAATATTATTTTTAGAACTAGGTTTAAAACTATTAAAGGAAAATGGAATATTATTTATAATTGTGCCATCTGGTTATGTTGGAAATGCAAATAAAACATCTAGTGAAGCACGTGATTTAATTTTGAAAAATAGATTAATAGCGTCAATCTTACTTCCAGAAAATACTTTTAAACGCAGTGGCACAGGTGTAAATACATATTTATTAATAATTCAAAAAAAAGTTGTTTATACTAAGCAATCGTATAATATATTAATTTCAAAGATAAATAATATTGGATATAATTTATCCAAAAAAGAAACACCGCTAAAATATAAAATTATAAAAGAAACAGGTAACTTAATACTTGATAATAAAGGAAATCCATTATTAGACAATGATCTAGATAACTTGTATACTATGCTTTCTAGTTTTATATTTGATAATAATATTTTATGTATGAATAGATTAAATGTTAAAGCGGAATATGAATATGTTAATAATAATAATTTAACATCAAATATTATAGATATCAAAAGATACTCATCCAGTTATTTAAATGTAGTAAATAAACTTATATCTTTAAAAGCAGTTAAGTTGAAGTCGCTGTGTAATTTAATAACTAAATCTACAAAAATAGAAACCAACAATCTATATAAATATATTGATATAGGCGAGATAAATTCACCCTTATATGGATATAAATTATTATATGGTTGGGAATTGCCTTCTAGAGCAAAATATACACTAAAAAAATATGATATTCTTGTCAGCAAATTAGAAGGCAATATGTCTTATTGTGTAATATTAGACGATCATCATGATTATATTGCAACAAATGGTGTTTCTGTAATAAGACCTAATGATTTAAATGCGCTTTATATATTACTTTCAAATGTAATGAGTTCTGATTTTAGAGCACAACATAACGCATATTTAACTGGAAGTATTATGGCGTCTTTATCTGATACTGATATTGAAGAATTCTTAATAGATAATCTTGTTAATATTAATATGACAAAAAAAATATTAGAAACTCTTGAAACTTTACAAAAATTAAGAACATAAAGTAATATGTTTTAGTTATTAATATTATAAGTTAATTTACAATAAGTTAATTTACAATAAGTAAATTTACAATAAGTTAATTTACAATAAGTAAATTTACAATAATTCTTTTAAGATTTTCTCTCTATAATTAGGATTAGATTTTGCTAATTTAATAATTTGTTCTACACGTTGTTCTTCAGAATAACCTCCTTGTTCTCTGTTACAAGAACAATGACCAATATATATATTCTTTTTTTTTGTGCCAATTTCTGGATTTCTATGGCAAAAATTTATGGTGTGTTCTTTTAAGCAATATTCTTGTTTTAAGTCAGATAAATCCATTATTTCACCGCACCAGAAACACATATGCGAATTTGCAATAATAGTTAAACCTAATTCCTTTTTAATTTCTTCCGGACATTCTGGAGCATTTTTACAACTAAAAATTTGATTTAATAATTCAATTAAGATTTCATTTTGTTCGCTTGGCCACGCAAAATCTTCTTCTCTTACTCCAATAGGTGCTGGATAACTTAATGAATTCTCAAAGTTTTCTCGTGTAAATGTTTTTGATATAGGCGGCGAATGTCTAACAGAACGATTAAATACAGGGTCTCCAATTCTTTCTAATTTGCTTGTTTTAGGATGAGTTTTATACTCATTATAATCTTTAAAATTAATACAGAAAGTATTTCCTTTTGAATGAAATGAATCTAGTTCTGCTTTTTCGATTGCTTTTAATATATTTTTTTCAGTAAAAAGTTTTTTAAGTTTATTAGTTGAAATAGGTTTAATATCAAACTCTGTAATAAGAACTTTACCATCAGGATAATTTTGAATATATACATAATTGTCATCGCTTTCTAAATAAATAAATTCCTTTCCTTCTTCACTACCAGAAATACATATTGTTTTTTTAGCATTAAAAGGCATAACTGTAAGATTAGTTCCATTAATAGAAAGAATTTTACAAGGAACATTTGCACAAGCCCAACTTTTTCCGTTGGGTTTTGTTTTTGTAAAAGCAAGAAATTTATTGCTAATTTTACCATTATAAATTTCAGTTTTTGTTTCCATTTTTATATTTTAATGAATAATAAATAATAATTAATAATTTTATAAAATATGAAATCAATTTTTATTTATGTAAGATAATTTTATATTTTATAACATTATATTATAATATGGCATTAAGACAACCTCCTATTTTAATAAATCCTATAAATAGGGCAAAACCTAGACCACCACGACAACTACATTCTGCGTTGCGTCACAGATATAACTATCCATTAATGTATAAAGGTGAGTATAATCCAGAACTAATTGGTTCAATTTATAACACTAAACAACATATGGAATATACTGAAGCGTTAGACTTTATTAAAACTATTATGAGAGATTTTGTAGAGCAAAGAGAAGATAGAGTTAGAGACAGAATTATGGAAAATATTGGAATAAATATGTTTAAAACAGATATGCTTGCTGATAATTTTTTTGTAATAGATTATGGTTTTTTAATGAATAAGTTTAAATTAAATAGAGGAGGTTCGCCTAGAAAAGCATTAAAAATTAACGCACTTATTAATGATGTTTTATTGCCTTCTTATAAAGCAGTAATATGTATTCAAGATGTTTTAAATACTATGATAAAAATATTATTATATGCTAGAAGTAGACTAGAAGCTAATAATCTTGAACCAGTAGCATCAGTATTAGATATTATAATAGATGAAAATTTAATAGAAGAAGTAGCAAATGAAGATGACTCACAAACATTTAATGAAGTATGGGAAAATGATGAATCTGCTTTTCCAATACCAGGTGATATTACTATTACTCCGCTAATGGTAATAGAATATTACGTACATAAATTAAATAAATTAATAGTCAAATTACACCACTATAAAATTAGTATAAATGAAACACTTATAACATCAATAAATCAAGACTTAATATCTTTAAATAATAGTTTAAAAGTAATATATAATTATGATCCAAAATGGTTAATAGTTGTTAAAAACACACAAAAAACGCGGTCTCTAACAAAAAAAAAATCTAAACGTTCTTTTAAACGCGCAACCAAATCATTATAAAGTTTTTTTTATATTTTATATTTTATTTTACTTGAATAAAATATAATAAAAATAAAAATAAAAATAAAAATAAAAATAAAATTCTGGATTAACCGCTACACATTAAGCAGTCTTTTTTTTCTTCTTCTTCATCTTCATTTGTATCGCTCTTTTTCTTAGGTTCAATTGTAAATTGTTGTGCTTGATGCCTTGCTTTTCTACGTAAGTAATATATTCCTGTTTTAAGACCTGCTTTCCAACTATAAAAATGCATATTTGTAAGTATTTTTGAATCAGGGTCTTCAATCCATAAATTCAAACTTTGTGATTGACAAATGAATGCACCTCTATCTCTAGACATATTAATAATTTCTTTCATAGGCATTTCCCATACAATTTTGTATTTTTCTTTTAAATGTGGTGATAAATTTTGAATATGACTAACACTGCCCTTATTAGCAATAATACTATTTTTCAATTCTTCATTCCATAATCCTAATTTTAATAACTCTTCTACTAAATATTTATTTACTAATACAAAATCACCTGCCAAAGTTTTCCTACTATAAATATTACTTGTGATTGGTTCAAAGCATTCATTATTACCTAAAATTTGACTTGTGCTTGCTGTTGGCATTGGAGCAACTAGCAAACTATTACGAATTCCATAAATCATAATATTTTCCTTTAATGAGGTCCAATCATAGCGTCCTGAATTAGGAGTAACATTCCATAAATCAAATTGAAGTTGTCCAAAACTTGCAGGAGAACCTTTGAAAGAACTATATGCTCCTAAGTATTGTAAGTCAAGATTTTCAATTTCTGCCTTAATTGGATAAGCAGTTTTTAAAGCTTCGGCAATTACTTTATCATTACTAATAGCAGCCATAATTGAAGCATCTGTAACATTATAAATATCATATTCTCTACATTCATCTTCATCTGAAATAAAAGTCCAATTATTTAAATCATATTGCTCTTTTAAAAATTTCATTACTTTAAAGCGCTCTTTTGCCAATAACATACTTTTTTCAAGAGAAGCATAATATATTGTTTCAAAAATTTTAATATTTATTTCTTTTGCTTCATCTGAAATAAATGGCAAGTCCATTTTAAAAAACACATCGGCAAGTCCTTGAACCCCAATCCCAATTGGACGATGTTTAAAATTAGACCGCTTTGTTTTAGGAGTTGGATAATAATTAATATCAATTACATTATTTAGATTATTAGTAACAACTTGTGTTACCTCATATAATTTATCATAATCAAAAGTCTTATCTTCTTTAACATACATAGTTAACCCTAACGATGCCAAATTACATACTGCGGTTTCTTTTGAATCTGAATATTCAATAATTTCGGTACATTGAGAAGTAATTAGTCCATTAAAAATACCAGCATGTTTCAATTCTTCATTAAAGCAGTATGTTTTATCAGTTCTTTTATTATCTACTACATTCATAATATATATATAATTGTCCTCAATAGCAATAGAATTTTCTTGTACTAGCAATTTACATTTTTTACTAACTAATCCAATTTTATTTAAAACTTGAACTTTTGAATAACTAAGACTAATAAAATGATTATAATGATCTGTATAATTAACACTTACATTTAGTCCACAAGTTTGTAACATATATTTAATATTCATCATAAATTGTTTACTCTTATTATTAATAATAAGTTTGTTAAAGCTAATACTTCCAGCACTATCTACAAATCCAGAAAACCATAATATTTTTGAATCCAATGAATAATTAATAGGAACAAATTGCCCGCTAAAACTGAAACCAATATTATAAGCGTCTAATAGAATATTAGAATTGCTAATAATTGGAAAACTAGATTCTATAATGATCATTCCATTTTTTAAGTCTTGTGCTTCAACTGTATTAATTATATTTTGATTTTCATTTTTAATATAAAATTTATGATACTTAGTACAAGTTAATATACAACCATCGCTAGTATGCACTTCTAGCAATTCACTTGAAGCACTTGTTTGATAAATAGTTGTTTTACTGAAAGTTTCACCATTCCAAACTTCAACTTCTTGATTTTCCAAATTCTCAATCCTTAAGTGTCCTTCTCTTGTTAAAACAAGAGTTTCTGGAGCAACACATAAATTTGAGCTTTTAATTGTTCCAAGATTTTTTTGATTAGATTTATTATTAGCCGCATCTTTATATAAAATATAAGGAGTTCCTGTTTCTACTTGTGAATCTAAAATTTTAATCCATAAATCTCGCGCGTTTATTTGCTTATTAAATTTGCCCTCATTTTCATATTTCAAATATAGTTCTCTATAAGCATCACTATGACAATCGCTTAATCCTGGACATTTATCAGGACAAAATAAACTCCATATTTTATTACCCATTACACGCTCCATAAATAAATCACTTATCCACAATGCATAAAATAAATCTCGACACTTACTTTCTTCATCTCCGTGATTTTTTTTTAAATCTAAGAAATCTTCAACGTCTGGATGATGTGGTTCAATATAAATAGCAAAACTTCCATTACGCTTTCCACCCTGATCAACATAGCGCGCTGTTTTATTAAATACACCCAACATAGGTATTAGTCCATTTGAAGTTCCATTTGTACCTCTAATATAAGAACCATTTGCACGAATATTATGAGCATGCAGACCAATACCGCCTGCCCATTTAGAAATTTGTGCGCATTCTTTTAGTGTATTAAAAATTCCTTCAATTGAGTCATCTTCCATACCAAGCAAATAACAAGAACTTAATTGTGGTCGTGGAGTTCCTGCGTTAAATAACGTTGGTGTGGCATGAATAAAATATTTTTGTGACATTAAATCATATGTTTCTTTAACTTTTTCCATATTAGAACCATGAATTGTAACAGCAACACGCATAATTAAATGTTGAGGACGTTCAACGATTACTTTATTACAACGCATTAAATACGCACGTTCTAATGTTTTAAAACCAAAATAATCAAAAAAATAATCTCGTTCATAATCAATCATAGCATTAATAGTATCTTTATTTGCTTCTATAATTTCCATTATAGAAGTTTTTATTAATCTAAAACTATTGTTATTAGTATCTCTATAATCATATAATTTTTTTGTAGTTTCATAGTAACAATTACTTGTATTTTTATGTAAATTAGATATAACAATAGCACTTGCTAATTTCGTATAATCTGGATGAATTGATGACATTGAAGCACATTGTTCAGCAGTTAGTTCATCTATTTTAGTAGTTTGAATATTATCATATAATTGGTCAATTACTTTTATTGCTAATTGGGCAAAAATAATATTTTGTAAATTAAAATGTTTTCCTAATGATTTTATGCGTTTTAAAATTTTGTCAAAAGAAATTGCTTCTCTTTTTCCATTACGCTTAAGAACATACATATCTAAATCATTAGATTTATTATTTCTCATAATTAATTTATAACTAATAATATTTATAAATTAATTTTAAATTATAACAATATATTATATTTTATATTTTATATTTTATATTTTATATTTTATATTTTACATATTACATATTACATATTTATTAAGCATCCGGTTTTTGGAAAATCGCTTTGCTCTTTATTTTCTTCATATTTCATTTTTTGTTTTTTACTTATGCGCTCAGTATAACTTCCTGATTCTTTTTCTTCGATTAAATTGCTCCAAAATATTTCAATAGCTGGTTGAATATTTTTAAACCATAATTTATTTCTTAATACTAAAACACAACTAATCACTTCTAATTTCCAATAAATATTTCTTACATATGTTTTAGTGCTATTTTTGATAAGTTGCATTTCAATCCAGTCATCATATTCTTTATTATCAATTTTGCTCATAGCAAAAGGAGGATATTCATAATGAACTTCGCCATTTGTATTACAAAATTGCATAATAAAACCGCGGTAGTGATTAGAAATATCATCTAAATAATCTTCTAGCGTTAAATATTCTGTAAACTTTGTTTCTAAAAAGTCGCATTCATTTAAATTACATACTTCCATTTGTAATTGCATTTGTATCCAATATTCCATTTTGGGAATACCACTAATCTCTCTTGAAACTACATTTTTAATTTCAAGCATTCTACCATAAAGCGGACTGTTTTCATCACATACAATACCATCTGGAGATGCTGCAATATAACTATATTTACTATGTTTAACACATCCAAATTCTGATACGCTTGTATTATTAATAAATTCATAATATAAAATAGAAATAGGTTCATATTTTTGTCCGTGATGCATTGGAGAACTTAAATTGGTATTTTTAAATTTATTTACGTCTAGTGGTTCTGATTTTTCAATAATTAATTCAGATTGAGTACATTCACTTTTAAATATTTTATATATATTAGATGCTGTAAGTGCAGAGTTTCTAAAAATATACCATTCATCGCTTCTTTGTTCTGGTTGTGGAATATTTTTTAAATAATTAAGTTGTGTTTTAATTTTAATAAAACTTTGAGAGTCTTTATTTGGAGTAAATTTTTTTGTATATGTTTTACTATATGACCTTTTTGGTATATAAAATTTAAATACTATATTTTGACATAAATTAATACTTACACATAATAATTTATGTGCTTCAGTTTCACTAATACACAATAATTTACTTAATAAGTTATTTTCAATGTATTGAATGCGTAATAAATCATAAATAGTTGTATATATTTCATCATATAAATCATAATACATTAATTGCAATAATTCAGAATTAATATACTCTAACATATAGTCTATTGTGCTTACTAAAAATTCAGAATAATTTGTTACTGTTTCTTTGTTTTTTAAATCTATTATAGATTTAATATTAAATTTTGTAATTAAATAGTCGAAGTAGTTAGTATATTTATTAGAGTTCATAATTTATTGTTTAATAATATTATTAAATTATTATTAAATAGTTTAATAATAAGTTATATCAATTTTTTCGAATTATTCCAGTATTTTAATAGTTCTTGCTTTTGATTTGTTTTCTTGTGGTAGGCACTTTACAGTTGATATATGTTTATCATCTTTTTTTAAAGCAAAAACTCTGCTATTATTATCAAAATGTAGGTTTGGTATATCAGTAATAATTCCTTTATCTTTATCATAATGAACATCTTTTACCTTTGTTAATGCTTTACGTTCTAAACATTTTAATAAATATTTTTTGCATTTATTTGTTTCGTCATCATTTAATGTAAATTTCTTTTCTAATAATTCTACGTGATTTATTAATTTTTTTACTTTTTGAGTCTTATCTAGTTTGCTCCAATTTTCTTTTTGGTTTGCTGATGTTTCATCTTCTAAGTATTTTGATAAAGTATTATTGTTAGTGTTATTTACATCAGGAACTATTTCATGTCCATTAAGTAACATTGTTTTATAAGCAATATTTTTTAATTCTTTACAATAATCATTTTTTTCTTTTTTGTTTTTGTCAGATAACTTGTTTTTTGAATTAGATTTTCCTTGTATAATTTCATCTATGGTGTTATCTGTTTTAGCATTATTAATTTCATTATTAATTTCATTATTAATTTCATTATTAATTTCATCTTTTGATGCTAGCATTATTTCTTATTATATGTTATTAAATTTATAATTTTATATAATAATCATATATTAATATATTAAAAATAAAATATAAAATAATAATAACATATAATTGGTTAATGAGCAAAATAATTTTTTGCAAATTGTCTAAAAAATCTATTTATAAAAAGTTAGAAAATGTTGAAATAGAAAATGTTGAAATAGAAAATGTTGAAACAGAAAATGTTGAAACAGAATGTGTGAAAACAGAAAATGTTGAAACAGATAACAAAACTATTGTTAATAAAAATACAATAAGTGAAAAAAAAGCATATTTACAATTATTGGATAAAATTAAAACATCTATTGCTAATGCAAATAGTGCTAATGCAAATAGTGCTAATGCAAATAGTGCTAATTCAAATAGTGCTAATTCAAATAGTGTTATTACAGATTTAAGTGCCACAATAATTAATATATATGATAATTATGATGAACAATTATTATGTTTACATAAATTATTCAACGGCGAAGTGTTTGATGAAAAAAAATATTTTATTCAAGCATTAAAAAATAAACTAGACTCATATAAGCAACAAGACAAAAAAAAAACATATGATGCTTATGATAATTTTATAACATTAGAAAATATTATAGAAAAATTGGTTGCTTATAATATGAAATGTTACTATTGCAATAGTAAAACATTAGTATTATTTAAAAATTTGAGAGACAATTATCAATGGACTCTTGATAGACTAAATAATTATGATGAACATAGCAATTCTAACACCATAATATGTTGCTTAAAATGTAATTTACAAAGACGTAGAAAAAATAGTGAGAAATTTAAATTTACAAAACAATTAGAGCATAACTTATTGCTTTTTAAAAAAATTGATTAAAAGTAATTATTATTTATAAGTAGTATTTATAAATAATAATGTCTAATTTAACTGCTAAAAAATCAAAACAAATTAACAAAATATTAGCACTATTAGAAAAAACTACTATATCAAGTAATGATTATGTATCTTCAAAAGAACCCTTTTATAGAAATGATAGTACTAGTATAATGTTTCAACAATTTAATAATTTATTTGTTAATGCACAAATTCCAGAAGGGTTAAATAACAATATTAAAATAATATATCAAATTTTAGGACATCAAAAAAGAGAAATTTATTATGGACAATGGACTATTATGAGTTTAAATGAAGCATTAGAACGCTATAAAGTAATTTGTGCTAAGGGACAAACTAATGTCTTTGATATTGGATATAAATATGATGGTATGGGATATATTAATGTTTTGAGTTGTGATTTGACCAATCATCTATTATTTTATAGACTTGACGGTGGTTCTAATGACTATGATAGACAATATAATTATAATGAATTAATTAAAAATGGATCACAACCTTATAAAAAGTTTTATTTTAGTCAATGGTTTTATAATGTGTTATAAAATAATACTATTGCTTGTGTGTGTGTTTTCTTGTTTTTCGTCGAAACATGCGTCTTTTGTTTAATGATTTTTTGTTCTTTAACTTATAATGTCTTTTTTTGATGGTTTTTCTTTTCTTTAATAATTTTTTTTTCTTTAGATTACGAGAATGTCTACGACCCCCATATGCAAGTAATGGTTCTGGTGGATTTAGCAATTCTGGTATAGTTTCTATAACTAGTTGATTTTGGAATATTTTGGGAAATTGGGGATATTGACGTAATTGCTTATATAGTTGATCTTCTGTATAATGAACATAAATTTTATCACCGCAATATTTATAAGGTTTAAACATACCATCGCTACCAACTAATACATCATTATAATATTCAGCACAACATGAACGAGGTGCCTCGCCTTCAAATTTATAAATAGCATTTCTAAATGGTATTTGTTTCACTTTATCTAGTGTGTCATTTGTGTCTCCTCCTATAACAACTAACGTTTCATCAAATATGATTTGCGGATTAGATTTATATGTAATTTCGTCAAATTCCAAAAGTGGTTGAGAGTTAAATACAAATTCCGCATATGCTTTACCGATGAAATTTATTATTGCTGGTGCAAGTCTTTCATCATTTTTTTTCATATAACTTTCAACATTTGGCCCATGTAAGTTAATTAAGATTACTCCCTTTCTTGTTATAACACAAGAAAAATTTCTACCAAGATTACTAGGATAATCCCGATACCAATCATGTGTTCCTAAATCATTGCCATAGAAACCACTGAAGCCTCCTAAAGTGTCTGTATCCCATATTGTAAGTAGTGTTGGAAAAGTGTTCCCCTTTTTTATTGAATAGGCCAGAAAACCGTAGTTTTTTTCATCTATACCTACATATGTCCCTGTTGTATAATATGAACCTGTTGGTGATGTAGGAATACTGGATGAACTTGTTCTAGATTTTGCAAGAAGTTCTACTAATGCTTGATAACCTCCATCAAAGCTACTGTTGTTTATTTTAATTTGATCTCGGTCATTCATTTCTTGAAAGAACATTATATTTGGTTTTTTTTTTTTTACAAAATATAGTACTAAGTTTGCAGCATTTTTCCAATATAGTCTTGTATCGTCGTCTTTATTTTGTGCTACAAAGTACGCTTCACTAAAAGGAAATGCAGCAGGAGTTCTCTGAAATTCTGCCGTAAGACCTAAGTCACTAGCAAAACTCATATTATAAGTTAATGCTACTAAAGGTATTTCTCTTAGAAAAAATTCCATAAACACAGGTTTGTGGTCAGATGTTACTGAAAATCTTCTACCTTGTACGGATTGTTTGGCTGTTGGTTTTTTAGTGTAATTACTTGAATCAGTATCATTTGGACCATTTGGACCATTTGGTTCATTAGTAGTTGGATTAAGATTTCTTTTTGTTTTTGCTGAACTATTAAGAAACGCTTCTGATGGTGATTCTGATGGTGTTGGTGATGGTGATCTATTTTGTCGTCCTGTTCGACTAAACGTTTTAAATAGTGGTCGTACTGCTTCTGAAGGTGATTCGCCCATATCAGATTCATCCATATCAGATTCATCCATATCAGAAAAAGGGCCCTGTGACAATTTTGCTAAATCCATAATATAATATTATATTACAATATATTATATATTATATATTATAATATATATATAATATGGCAAAAACAAAAAAAGTTGGAAAACGGAGAAATTTAAGAAAAAAACAGAATTCTAGAAGGCTTGCTAAAGGTTATGAGCAAATGGTTCCGGCATATTTAGCTAAAATGCTAAATAAAGTAAGTTTAGATACATATAATAGGGAATTTGTCGATAGTGGAAATCCATCAGTTGTGTCAAGAATACTTTCACATTTACCTAAGCGAGATGTAAAAGGAGCAATACATAGATCAGATAAAGCAGACTATGAACGTCGTTTGAGAGAAGCACTTGTACTTAATAAAAAAATATTAGGCGACCAAGAAGCGCTAATAAAACAATTAAAAATGTCGGGTGTAGATGGTCCTTCGCGTAGAACACGTAGTAGCGGTAGACATGCGACAGATCCAGTACTTGAAGATTTAGAATTAGAAGCATATCATACTAAGTGGGCTATTATGCAAATTGAAGGTTTATTAAGAAGCATAGAACAAGGCAGATTAGATGACCTACCTCGTGGTTTTACTAATTATAGTGAATTTCGTAGAGAAGCACCTGGATGGGACATGCCAAGAATGACATATACAACAAGATTTAGACCGCCTGGATATCCCAATTGGAGATAATTTACTTATAAACAAAAAACACGTTTTAATTATTTTTTTTTGTGCTTGCCTTTGTTTTTCTATATTTTCTTGAATTATTTGTAGCTAATGGTTTTCTGTGTGTTGCTTTTATGTTTCTTCTTTTACTTTTTATTTTACGATATTTTTTACCGCGGGCATCCGATAAATCAAGTGAAGAAGTAGAAGATAATCTGGATAAAGATAGTGGTGCTTCTTGTAAATTTATTTGAGCATTTTGGCGTACAAGTGGCGGTGGAGGAAGACGATTAATTGGTCTAGATAATGCTTCTAAATCTAATGGTCTAACACTTTGGCGTGGTGGAGGAGTACGAGGACTAGATAATGAACTACTAGAACCACTGCTAGAACTAGAACTAGAGCGACTAGATCTACTAGAGCGACTAGATCTACTAGAGCGACTAGAGCGACTACTAGAACGCGAAAGATTGAATGCTCTGGGATTATCTCTTCGTTCAATACTTTGCGCTAAATTATCAATACCCGCACCTGTAAGAGTATATACATCACACAGTGTAGCTATATTTTTTAAACTAGTTATTATAGTGTCAACATCATCAGGTTTAATAGGTTCTCTATCAATCCATGCAAATTTTTCTCTTTGTGAAAGTATATGAAAACTATACATACTCATTTCTACTAGAGCTGTTGTAATTCTGTCTGTAGTGTTGCCATGTAGCAGGTGTCCAATTATAGTAAAAGTATCTCTAATATCATTTAAATTTTTATTTATTTGTTTAACAAATATTCTCAAAGAAATTAAACTTGGATGTGCTAAATATCCTGAAACAGTTCCATTTGCTGAGTCTCGAATAGCAAGTAATTTTTGTTTCAAACTTAGAACTAGTCTATATTCTTCTGATATAGGCGACATTTTATATAATATAATATTAAATATTATAATAAATTATAGTAAATATTATAATATTTTATATTTGATTTTATATTTGATTTTATATTTGATTTTATTATTTGATTTTATATTTGAGAGAATTAGTGTTTACGTTTTTTGCCTTTTTTATGTGTAAAACGCCGCTGTTTTTTACCGCGTGCAACATTTTCATTTATAGTTAACGATAAATATTCGCTATTCATTTCATCAAGTTCGTTTTGTAATTGGTCTTTTTGTCGCGTTAATGTTACTATGTCCTCATTTAAAGTTGTATACTTTTTTTGTGCTCTAGTTATGGTTCGTAACATTGACTGTGCTTCTACTCTTAGTGGTCTAATATTTTCCTGAATATAAGCAGTGAGAGTTCCGTGAACACGATTTGCCTCATCATAACGACTTCTTATACCTTCAACATCAGTGGGATTGGTTCTAGTATAATCATTATAGTGACGTAATGACCTAGCATATTCATTTCCAAAATTACCATCCGTTTCTTCTTGATTACGTCGTGTTATTTCTTGAGTTAAATAGCGTATTCGTTCTCTAGCACTATTAGCCGTGTTATTTGCTAATATTGCTCGTTCACTAAATCTACTTATGTCATTGTCTAATTTGGCTATTATAGTTCTAATTTTTGTTATTTCTCTAAATAAAGTTCGTGTTCTAAAGGCTAAACTTGGTTGGTGTGGTCGTGATGATAGTCTTCTTTCACTCATATTATATTATATTATATAATATATTATATTTTTCTAGTTTTTATAGTCTTCTTTTTCTTGTTGTTTTTGCCTTTTTTGCCTCTTTTATGTCTAGTGCGATGTTGTTTTTTACCACGTGCTTGATTTAGCAGTCTATCACGAATACGTGCTATTTTAAGTTTCCGCGTAAGATTACTTACGACCCCTGTTATATATTGTTGTTGTTGATATAACGTATGATATCTCTCATTTGCTATTCTATAAGCTTGTTGCACTTGTTCCATTTCAGCATAAATAGAAGCAAATCCCGAATCCATTAGTTCATCAAAAAGAGCACTAACTTGATCAAATCTTGCTTTACGATTATCATAATAATTTGCGTCTTCTGTGTTTTCATCTTCATTATATACGTGCTCATACCACCACCTCTTTAGTTTACTATATTCCATTCCTAAATCAGATTGATTAAAATTTGTAAGAATAGCGTACCTTAATCTATCTTGCTCATCTATTAATCTTTGATAGCGCGCACCCTCATCTTCTCTACGGGCAAGTGCGTGGTCAACTTCAATAGTTAATGCATCTAGTGCTCCGCGTTGTTGTCTTAAATCAGCTTCTAATTCTATAATTGTATTTCCTATAATGGTTCTTCGCGCTTCTAAAGTCTGTGTTCGTCGCGCTAATGCACTTGGTGTGTTTTGTCGTTGAGTTGCTGATCTTAAACGCATTCTGGGAGTTCTAATAGTATTTTGATTAATAGTAGAAGTAGACATATTATATTATATTAATATTTTAGTAATATTCTTTACATTATTAATATATTCTTTTTCTTGTTGTTTTTGCCTTTTTTGCCTCTTTTATGTCTAGTGCGATGTTGTTTTTTACCACGTGCTTGATTTAACGCTCTATCCCTCTTAAGTGCTTGTTCAAGTTTATGCTCAAGGTTGCTTATGACTCCTATTATATATTGTTGTCCTTGATATAAACTATGATGGTGTTCACTTGCTGTCTTATAAATTTCGCGCGCTATTTCTATTTCTGCTTTAACAGCTGCAATATTTGTTTTTACTAGTTGTTTGAAAGTATGACCAAGTTCATGAAGTCGTTTTTCAATATTATCAGTGTCTATGCCTCCATTTTTTACAAGTTCATCATAACGTTGCTTTAATTCTTTATATTCCATGCCTAAGTCGGATTGCCTAAAATTATCACGAATAGTGTTTTTTAAATCCTCTTTTTGTTCAATCAAAGTTTCATAGCGCTCCTTAGTATCTTCTCTACGAGTTAGTGCTTGGTCAACTTCAATAGTTAGTGTGTCCAGTGCTCGTCGTTGCTGTCTTAAATCCGTTTCTAATTCTATAATTTTATTTGCTAAATTGGTTCTTCGCGTTTCTAAAATGCGTGTTTGTCGCGCTAGCACACTTGGCAAGTTTTGTCTCCTTTCTTGTCTTTGACTTGCAGATCTTAAATGCATTCTTGAGGTTCTATGCTCATTAGTATTAATACTAGACATGTTATATTATATTAGACTAATATAATATTTTTTGTTTTATTTTCTAGTTTTTTATAGTCTTCTTTTTCTTGTGTTTTTGCCTTTTTTACCCTTTCTTTGTGTAGCGCGACGTTGTCTTTTTATGCCTTGTCCTCGACCTAATTCTATAGTTAAGTCATTAATTTGATTAATTAAATCATCGCGTTCTTGTGTTAAATTACTTATATGTAATGTTTCATTGCGTAGTTGTCTGTCTAAATTTTGATATGTTGTAAATCCCTCGTCGTAATTAGTTTGTGCTAAATCTATTTCTTCTTGTATTGGAGCAAGAAGTGCGTGGGTATTAGCATACATTGTGTCACCAATAGCAAAAAGTTCTGTTCGTAAGCGTTCTATTGTCTCAATATCATATGGTCTATTAGCTTGATAATCATCAAGCATACGTCCTACTTCAGCCTCGCGTTGTCCTGCATCTGTTTGTGTTAGTTCTTCTATTTGACTTCTTTGCGATGTATTTCTTAACAAGTGTGGTAAATATTGTAGTCGTCGTTCATCATCAAGAATATGATTTTCTGCTACTCGTAATTGTTGTGTAAGAGTTTCATGCTCACGTATTCTACTTTTTAATGTTGCTTCTATTCTTTTTAATTCATCTTTTAGTGCGTGTCTTCTTGTTCTTAAATTATGTTGTTGTCGCGACCTTACTGATGCTGCTAAAGTTGATGTTCTTAGTCGAGTTATTGGTCGTGACCTTACTGGTGATAAAGGTGGTATATCTATAATATCAGGCATATTATTATAATATTGTAATATTATAATAATAATATTATAATATTTTTACATTAATGTTTTTTAGAATGCCTTTTTCTTTGTGTGCTACGACGTTGTCTTTTTCTACCGCGTCCTAAATTTAACCTGGCTTCTTCGGCAACTACAGCACTAAGAGCAGTTTCTAATTCTCTTAGCGTTGGTTTTAAATCAAAACGTTGTCTATATATTAAAGCGTGCGCAGCCCTAGAAGCACTGTACGCGTTTTCAGCTCTTTGTGCTTGTTCTTCTAAAGCCTTATATGCTTGACTACGTCTTTTTTCTAGTCTTGTATGAAGTTTTTCGACTCTTGCGTCGGAACGACTACACGCTTCACTATTACTAGTGTTATTATCATAGTGTTGTTTTATTTTATACGCTTCCTCTCTAATCGCAAGTGCTAAATTAGATTGTTTCAAATTTCTATTTATGGCAGAAGTATTTCCTCGGTCATCTGCTGCATCTCTTGCGTGTCGAAGTCTGTGCCTATCTTCAGTTACACGATTATTCGCTAACCCTAGTTGTTCAGTAAGTTCAAGTAGTCGTAATCTTAAAGGTCTTAATCGTTCTTCTAAAGCTATTCTTTGCGTTTCTAATTCTGCTCTTCTTATATTTACTCTATTAAGTCTTTGTGTTCCTGCCATATTATTATTATATTATAATAATAATATTATAATATTATAAACTTTAATTTTTACCTCTTTAGTTCTCTCTTATAATTACAAGTCTTCCAAATCTTCAATTTGAGTTTTTAAATTATAAACTATTAGTGTTAGTCTATCTTCTTCCTCATATGCTGTAATATCGTCTTCGTTTGCTTTAGTATAAATTTGTTCTAATTTTTCTATTTTATCTATAAGAGCATAAAGTTTACCTATAGGACCAAAACGCAGTGCTTCAAGTCTTATTTTGATTAAAGAAGCGCTCGAGCGTTTTAACATGCTTTGACTTCTATTAAGTTCATCATATTTATTTTTTAAATCATCATATATATCTAATTTGGATTGCCCAATAACTTTTTCGAGTTCGTCGCGTTCGTCTTCTAGATCACCAAGTTTGTTGAACAGCTCTTCCTTGCGATCATGAATTGGTTGACTAGTTACTATGTAAGCATCTAGTGCTGCTTGTGCTATTTTTAGTTGATTTATTAAAGTTTGTTTTTTTCTCCCAATTGTTATATGTCTTGTTGGAATTGCACTGACTATTTTATTAGCAATAGCGCGTGAGTTAGCACTTCGTTTAAACTTTTGACTAAGTAAGCGCGCTACTTCCTTCTTATAAGGCGCGTTTTCTATTGCTTCTGTTACATATGTTCTAGGTACGTCTTGAAGTATTTGCGATACAAGCATTGGTTCAACAAAATTTTGATTATGACTACGTAAACTGGTAGCATCTAATATTTCTTTAAGTAAAAAAGGCACTTCGTCTTCTAGACCTTTTCCTATTCTTTTTGGTCCAAATCTTTTTGACTTATGTTTTCTTTTAACTTGTTTGCCAAGTTTTCTTGTGCTACGCATATATATTATACAAATATATTAATAATATTAATATTATTAATATTATTAATGAAAAAATGTCGTGATTAATTCATTAATTGGTCTCCGCACCCAGATAACGCTCCTCTTTTTTTCAACATTTCAACTTCCTTTGAAGAATAGCTGTCAACAAATCCATTGTATAATTTTTTGTTAAACTTTTCTTTAAAGTTTTTTTGTAGATTTTCTCTAACAGTGCCAGAAAACAAATTAAAATCAAATCCTTCGGCACACCCTTCATTGCAAAAGTTTCTTCTACACAGTCCTTCAACCATTTCTTCGAAAGATTTTCTTATTTTTTCAAATTTTTTTTTATCTTTTTTTGATTTAAAACTTTTTACAGTTACTGGATTTTTTTTATCTTTTTCTGGCAAATAATCATTTTTACAAAAGTTATGACATCTTTTCATTGTTTTATCTTTTCTAACCATGTATTTAAATTTATTTATTTTTTCTTGCTCTTGCTTCAATAATTTTGTTAACTTTTTATCAGACATAACTTTTTTCTTTTTTGTTTTTGTGTTACGCATATATATATATATATATTAAGAAAATATTATTTGGCTATTTTGCTAATTCGCACTATTAATTTATATAAATGATAAATAATAATAAATAGTCCAATAAATCCTAATGTAATATATGTTTCTTTACTTAGTTTTTGTTGTAATCCAAAATAGGCTAATGCTAAAAATCCTGGAATAAATAGTATATAATGAGCAATGTAAAGTAAATTTCTCATATTTGTAAAGTCTAAAGTAGGAACTGGAACAAATAATACTATTGCTAAACCCAATAATCCTAATAAATAATATATTGGTTTTGCTGACTTGTTTTGAAAATAACCAATATAAACCAATGACGCACCTATAACTAAAATATGTAATATGTTGACGTATTTCATTTGCAAATTTAATATTCCCATTTTATATTTTATATAAAAACTATATTATTTTTTAAGATTTCCTATATAATATTTTGGTAAAATAGTTTTTTTTACATAACTAGGATGACCATTATTTAAAAATAACTGAGTTGCGTCTTTTCCAAGTGCTTGCATAATAATCTCTCCTCCTGGATGTTTTGGAATCCATGAACTAATATTATAAACTTTATTATCAATTATTGTCCAAGCATCTTTTTTTGTATTATGTTTTTGTACTTCACCCAGTGTAAACATTTTTTTAGTGTGTTTGCTATTTTTACCGCCCACTTTGCGTGTATGTTTTAATGCCTTTGTTTTCATAGTTATCATTAGTGTATTAGTCAACTTGGAAATACAACTTTCAGATGTCATTAATGCTCCTTCACACCATGCTTGGTATTTAGAATAATTCTCTCCAATAATAAAAACATTTGGCAAAGGATTTAATAATTTAAAACTTAAATAATCTGAGTCTACATTTTTTTTCCAACACGCCACACCAGCATCCCAAAAATACATTTTTATATATTTACTTGGCGGTACTTTTATGTTATAAATGCTAAAAAGTTGATTTAGTTTTATATTTAGTTTGTTTTTAACATAAGTAATTCCTTTTTTTGCACGCAACAAGTTCCAAAATCTCGCATTAGCACTATCACTATAACTAGACATAATTAGTCCATTGTTTGGATTAATAGGAATTACAAATTGAACTTCGCTATTACTAATAGTTTTTTTAATATTTTTAAACCAAAGTTCTTCATTTGTTTTATTATAAATTTCGTAAATTCTTAATAGATTTATTGAATTTATTGAATTTAAATCTCTCAAAAAAGGTTTAAATAAATCTAATTTTTCCAAACTTTGTTTTGGTATTGCACATATTACATGTTTAGAATATACATTATAAACTTTTGATTTACTATAATTATTTATTACTATTTTAAATAAATTATTACTATTTATTTTAGTTATATTTTCAACACTTGAGAGATTTAGTAGTGTTATATTTTTTGATTTATAAGATTTTGTTTTTTTAATAAGAACCAGCATATTCTCTATTATTTGCTCTAATCCTCCAACCAGTGTAAAAAATTTTGATTCATTATTATAATCATGTTTAAAATATTCAATAGCATCATAAGCATTAAATTCATTTAAGTCTGAAGAATATTCAAATAGCGGTTTTAGTTTTTGAAAAAATGAAACCGACACATATTTTTTTATTAATTCACTTAAATAAAATTTTTGTAAGATTGACTTGCCTAATTTGGAAACCAGCGGACTAAGAATAAATTTGTATAATTTAGCCATAATAGTATCTTTAAAGTGTGTTTTGTCATGCACTTTATTATTTTCTGACACTTCTATATATGTTTTAGTATTTACTATATCAATAATTTTAGGTTTTAGACCAATTTCATTTATCAAATTATTTATAAGTTTATGATGATGACCTAGTCGTCCAGCACCTAAATCCATAACATATTCTTCGCCATCTATAGTTTCTTTATATGAATATATTCGCCCACCATAACGCTCTCCTGATTCTAATAATAGAATTTTTAGTTGTGAAAATGTTTTAGACAATTTATATAAAGTGTAAATACCTGAAATGCCTCCACCAATAATTACCAAATCATAATTGTTAGTATTATGAGTATTATGATTTTTTTTATTTTTTTGTGTATTAGTCATAATTCTATATTATTATGTTATAGATACATAATAATATAAAAATAGTTTATAAAAATAATTAGTAATCTCTCATTTTTAGTTAGCCAAACTACTAATAATTCTCATAGAATTAGTAACACGTTCTCGTGCTCGTGCTAATTCTTCACTTGCTTCTTCTTCGGTTCTAAGTAATCTAATATAAGTTGGTGAATTTACACCTCTTAGTCTTCGAGTTCTATTAGATCGTTCATAGTTATTTGTGCGCTCCTGGGCATTAGTTAATGCTTGTGTTGCTAAGCGACGTTCTTCTAATGCTTGATTTCTATTACTTAATGCTTGTTCATATGTCATAGTTGGATTAGCTAAATGTGCGTGGGCATTGTTAGGTATAACTGTTCTACATAATGGGCAACTAGCATGACCGCTGCGTAAACTACGTTGTAAACATTCAGCATGGAATCTGTGAGTACATCCTAATCTTGTAATTGCTTCATCTTTTGTCATTGGATCATGACATATTGCACATTCATTAGTTTTTTCTAAATTAGCATAAATTTGCTTAATTGAGCGCGAATGGCGTTTTCTAGTTTGTTTGCCCCTAACGCGTTTTTGAATTCGCGTAGCTGCTGACCTTTTTCTTGATGATGAAGTACGTGTTGGCGAAGGCATATTATATTATATTATATATATATATATAATAAAATATAATAAAATATAATAAAATATAATAAAATATAATAAAATATAATAAAATATAATAAAATATAATAAAATATAATAAAATATAACACTATAAAAAATATAACACTATAAAAAATATTACATATATTCCGCAAACTCTATATTTGCAATATGACTGCAAATTCTATGAGCGTTACGCGAATTGTCTCGTGCGCGTGTTAATAATTCAGAAGTTATAAAAAACATATTACTAACATCTTGTTCTAGTGTTTCATCATTTATGTTTAAACTTCTATAGTTATTATAATTATAAGAAGCTTCATTATAGAGTCTACGCACATAATATTCGGTTTGGTCTGCGCTATATTGATTACTTAATGAATCATTAAAAGTTATATTTGGAATTTCTGGAGGGTCGGGTACTTGTGGTGTTAGTTGTTCAATTTCGCGTTCCAGAAATTCTATTTCTCGCATACGTTCTAATATATATTGCCTTCGTAATATTGGGTCTAATATTAGTGGTTCGTATTCAGGTTCTTGTTCTAATTCTTCTTCTATAGAAATATAAGGTATATTAGTTATACGTTGCTTACAATTAGGACATTTTCCTTGACTTCTAACTAACCAATTTACTATACAATCTTTATGGAATCTATGACCACAAGGTAATGCCGTAGCAACATTTTCAGTCAAAGGTTCTAAACATATTGAACAATCATTATTTGTTAACATATTACTTTTTACTCTTTTCATTACTTTTCTAGTTTGTTTTCCTCGAACTCTTGACTGAATTTTACGACTTGCTTTTAGTTTGGTTACTTGTTTTCTAGTTTGTTTACCCCTAATTCGTTTTTGAATTTTTTTAGCTGCTGAACTTCTTAAACGCGATGAACTTCGTCTTTGTGAAGGCATACTAAATTTATATTATATACTATAAATAATATAATATATTATATAACTAATATAATATATAAGACTATAAAAACATAACCTTATTAAGGATAACCACTAAACATTAATCAACCAAGATGGTTTGAAATTCGTAATGCGTTGCGCGCATCGTACGTTGCAACTTCTAATAAATTAGAAGTTCTATTAAAAAAAGCATCAATGTATTGTTCCGCTATTTCATCGTTAGTACTTGGTCTATCTTGTGTGTTAAAACTTTCATAGTTAGTATAAAGAGTATATGCTTCATTATAAAGACTTCTTAAAGTAGTCTCAGTATTATTTGCATTTACTTCATTAACTACTGCCTGTTCATAAGTTATATTTGGAATTTCTGGCGCATCAGGCAGTAGTTCTCTCAGTCGTTCTATACTTTGTTCTATAACATCTAGTTCTTGATTGCGTACTATTAGGTGTTGTATTAGTTGTAGCGGTTCTAAATCTAATAGTTGTGATTGTGGTTGTATTTGGAATAGCGGTTGTATTTGTCGTTCTATAGAAATATAAGGTATATTAGTTATACGTTGCTTACAATTAGGACATTTTCCTTGACTTCTAACTAACCAATTTACTATACAATCTTTATGAAATCTATGTCCACAAGGTAATGCTGTAGCAACATTTTCAGTCAAAGGTTCTAAACATATTGAACAATTATTGTCTGTTAACATATTAGTTATTACTCTTTTCATTACTTTTCTAGTTTGTTTTCCTCTAACTCTTGACTGAATTTTACGACTTGCTTTTAGTTTGGTTACTTGTTTTCTAGTTTGTTTACCTCTAATTCGTTTTTGAATTTTTTTAGCTGCAGAACTTCTTAGTCGAGATGAACTACGTCTTTGCGAAGGCATATAATATATATATTATATATATAAATTATATTTGAAATTTGTGGTAAATCAATTAAGTATACTAGTTACATTTGCTCTACAAACAGGACATTTTCTTTCAGTTCCAGTCAATGCTGGCCTTATACATGCCCGATGGAATCTATGTCTGCACGGAAATAATGTAGCAACATCTTCAATCATAGGTTCTACACATATTGGACATTCAATATCTGTTGGTATGGTAGTTTTTATTCTACTTAGCAGTTTTCTAGTTTTTTGTCCTCGAAATCTTGACTGAATTTTTCGTGTTGATGCTCTTTTATTTTCAACTAAATGTGAAACTATTTGTGATACAAGTGATGGATTTCCTGGGTCATCAAATTCTTGACCATATGTTCTTAAATGAACATCATTTAACTTTTTCGAAAGCAAAGCAGAAACTGCTTCTTCATAAGCTTTCTCCTCTTCCTCATAACCTTTCACATATGCTTTATCATAACCTTTTGCATACCTTCTTGATTTATGGTTTTTTACTAAATTTCTCTTTTTTCCAACTTTTCTTGTTTTTGCCATATTATAATATATTAAGACTATAATATTATATAATATATTAAGGCTATAAAAATAGTAAAACATTACATAAGGTCTTGATGTTCATTATCACCAAGTTCATCTACACTTTGCGTTGCAATATTCCTAAGCACTTGCGCGCGATGTAATAAATCAAGCGTTACATAATACATATTAGTAACATCTTGGTCAAGTGTTCCATTTGTTCTAACATCTCTATAGTTTTGATAATTTTCAGAAGCTTCATAAAATAGTCTTCGTATTTCATCTACAATTTGGCGTGTATTATGTTGTATACGTATTGCTTGATTTAAAGTTATATTTGGCATTTCTCTTGGGTCGGGTAGTTGTGCTAATCGTTGTTCTAGTAGTTCAATTTGTTGTAGACGTTGTAATATATATTGTCTTCGTTGTGTTGGGTCTAATATTGCTGGTGGTGCTGGAGGTGCTTGTGGTTGCTGTTGCGAAAGCGGAACATTACCAAATGTTCGATTTGCTCTTCCTGGTTGTACATATGGTATATTTACTATGCCTGTTCTACAAAGTGGGCATTCTCCACGAGTGCTAGGCATGCTATCTTTTATACATTTTGTATGAAATCTATGACCACAAGGTAATAATGTAGCAACTTTTTCAGTCATAGGTTCAAAACATATTGGACAAGTATTATCTGTTTGCATAATAGTTTTTACTCTAGTTATTAGTTTTCTAGTTTTATTTCCTTGAATTTTTGCTCGGGCTCTTGTCTGAATTTTACGCGTAGCACTTGACTTTTGCCTTTGTATTTTTCTTTTCCTACTCCTAAACTGTTTCTGAATTTTTTTAGCTGCAGAACTTCTTAAACGCGATGAGCTACGTCTTTGCGAAGGCATATAATATATTATTATATATTATAAATATAATAAAATATAATTTAATTTTATGCTATATTATATTATTTTATGCTATATTATTTTATAAAGAACTAATACTTTATTCACCTTCTTCCATGTATTAACGCATTAGCACGATTACTAGCATCCATAGTTGTTCTGCTTTGTCTAGGTGCTTCTAGTAATCGTTGATGCGTTTGAAACCATGCTTGGGTCTGTGCATCTGAGAGCACTGCTCTTTCACTGTGTGGCAAGTTATCAATTAGTACATCTATTTCATTTAACAAGCTAATTGACTCAATTATAGTAGCAGCATTACGCAATGCTGCTATTAATGCGTTAACACGATTAACAGTAGTATTAATATTAGAACTAATAGGCATTGAAATACGCCTTTGTAGGTGATACGGTCTTTCTGGTTCTATAGATGTTCTACATAATGGACAACTTGGATTAGTATCACTCCATTGTTCAATACACTTTCTATGAAATTTATGACCGCAACGAAGCGTTTTTGTAAGTCTTGGGTACAACATATTACCATAACATATAGGACATGTTTCAAGATTTGGATTTTCTAACGCTTTTCTAAATTTTTTTTGAATTCTTCTTGTAGCAAGTCTTTTAGAGTTTATTTTTGATAAATCTGCTATTGCTTGTTCTCTTCTTTTTCTTTTTTTGAACGTTTTTTGAATATGTGTAATGACTTTTGTTCTTGGACTTAAAGAAATGCGTCTTGGACTTAAAGAAATGTGTATTGGACTTAAAGATGGTGCTGTTGGATCTAAAGCTGCTAATTCTTCTTGGGGTGCCTGTGCTATTATATTTCTTCCAATATTTCTTAATTTTGCTGTTTTATTTTTTATAAAGTCCATATATATTTTATAATATATTTTATAATATTATAAAATATATTATAAAATATATAGCATGAATTCTACCAAGTCAAATTTAGCAGCTAAAAATAAAAAACCTATTTTTAAAAATAATAATTTGACGCAATTATTTAAGTTAATAAGCGAAAAAAGAGGATTTTTTGCTTTAATTTTAGCAACTTTAGTATCTCAACTTTATATTACTTATTATGTAAGTGAAAATGTTAAAATAGAAGATGAAGATGAAAAAAATAAAGATACTAAAAAATTCAACAGCAAACTTATTGGAGCATATGTAGCAGCATTTGTTATAATTCTAATTTTGGCATTTATTACTATGCCTCCTTGGTTAAAATTTATATTATTTTCTCTCTTTTCAACTGCTTTTGGTGTAATATTAGGATATAGAAAATCAGGAGTAGATCCTGCTATTATTAAAAGTGCTTTAGTTGGAACAGGCAGTATTTTTGTTGCTATGTTTGCGTTTGGTGTAGCATTAATAGCAAGCGGTATTAAATTAGGTTTAAGATTTGGTCTTGGTTTATTTTTCGCTCTTTTATTTTTATTAATTGTTTCTATAGTCCAAATTTTTATTGCTGAATCTTCATTTTTAAAAAAAATAATAGTTATTGGTTCATTAATGGTATTTTCATTATATATTATGTATGATACTAATAGTATATTACAACGCAATTATAATGGAGACTTTATAACAGCATCATTAGATTACTATTTAGATATAATAAATATTTTTCGCGGATTATTAACAGGACTTGAGTTTGATGATTAAGATATAAAAACTAAGGTATAGGAATAAATTTCCACCCTAAATCCTCACATATTTTCTTCCATATTTGGTCTTGTTCTATGCGTTTTTCACGATCTTTTAACATAGGAAAATACGGTAAAAAACTGCGTTCATTTAACAATTCACATAATTTATATAATGTATAATAATAATTTAAAAAATTAACTCTATCTTTAGGACAATATTTGGAATAAGGTTTTTGTAATTCCATAAATAAATTACATAATGTTTCTTCAAGTTCTGCACTCATTATTGGAGGTCTTATTCCTAACTTATCTTTTATAAAAGGAATATGTTCATAATATTTATTGTAACCTAAGTTTTTCAATATTTCTTTAGTTTTTTTATTTGTTAAGTCGTTAAGACTTATGCGTTCTTTTTTTATTTGATTTTTAATATTTTCAAATACTTCATCTGGTATATTTGTGCTTTCTTTTGCTTGAAATTGTGCTAATATTTCTTTTAAATGATTTATTCTTTTATAAGCATAAAAGCATACTTCTTTTGGTGGTTCTTTATAAGATGGTTTATCTATTTCAATTAAATATTTAATACTATTTGAACAATTGCTGCATATTGACATTCCTTCACTTTCAACATAAACCATCTCTCCTCTTTTACATACACTACAAATATCCGATGGATAAATAAATTTATCATAATTTAAGTATTTAGAATCAATATTGTTAAAATATTTATCTATAAAATTGTTGTTATTTATTTTAGTAAAATTCTCATCTTTTATTTTAGTATTATTTGCTTCAATACTTATAGTATTGTTTAATTCATCCGAAACATTTAATGAAAAAAATTGTTTTACTATATTGTTTTTATCTGAATTCTCAAATGTATCACAGGTAGATATATTCTTTTTATTTTCAAAATAATCAAATATATATTTAGAATTATTCAAATAATAATTTTTTTCTTTATTTTTGAGAGATTTTATTATATTTTTACACTTATTAATATTATCTAATAATTCCATTTTTTTTTTGGATTTATTTAGCATTAGTTCTAGTTTTTCAATTTGTTTTAAATATTTAGGAATAACTACTTCTTCATTATGTTTGAAAGATTTTATTATTTCATTATGTTTGTTATCTAATGTTGTTTTAATAGTATTAAATTTTTTCATTTAGTGGAGATTATATTTTTAATGTAGTAAAAATTTATATAATAATATATTTAACTATTTAATTATTTAATTATTTAATTAATTTTAATTATTTTAATTATTTTATTTAATTTAATTAATTTAATTAATTTAATTAAATTAAATTATAAAAAATTATTTTCTTTAGGAATATTATAAAAAAATGGCTGGTGGATTAATGCAATTAGTCGCCTATGGCGCTCAAGATGTATATTTAACAGGTAATCCTCAAATTACCTTCTGGAAAGTAACTTATCGTCGTCATACCAACTTTGCGATGGAATCAATTGAGCAAACTTTCAATGGTCAAGCTGATTTCGGTCGCAGAGTTACATGCACTATTTCACGCAATGGTGATTTAGCTTACCGCACTTACTTACAGATTACTCTTCCTGAAATCAATCAAGGGCTAGCTGCTGAGGGTAATAATGTATATGCTAGATGGTTAGATTTCCCAGGTGAGCAGTTAATTTCACAAGTTGAAGTTGAAATTGGTGGTCAGCGAATTGATCGTCAATATGGAGACTGGATGCATATTTGGTGCCAATTAACTCTATCAAAAGAGCAAGAACGTGGTTACTATAAAATGATTGGTAATACTACCCAATTAACATACATTTGTGACCCAACTTTCTCGGATGTAGATGGTCCTTGCTCATCTGATGGTATTCGTCAAGTTTGCGCTCCTCGTAATGCTCTACCCGAAACAACTTTATATGTACCATTACAGTTCTGGTATTGCCGTAATCCCGGCTTAGCTCTACCTTTAATTGCTTTACAATACCACGAAGTAAAAATCAATTTAGACATTCGCAATATTGAAGAATGCTTATGGGCTGTCAATAGTATTGAAGGCAGTGGTTCAAAAGTTAATGAAGCATACAAACAATCGCTAGCTGCTGCGTCTTTATTTGTTGACTACATTTTCTTAGATACTGATGAGCGTAGACGCATGGCTCAAAATCCTCACGAATACTTAATTGAGCAATTACAGTTCACAGGTGATGAGTCGGTTGGTTCATCGTCAAACAAAATTAAATTAAATTTAAATCATCCTTGCAAAGAATTAATCTGGGTTGTTCAACCAGATGCAAATGTTGACTATTGTTCTTCAATTGCTCCATCTTCTGATCTAAATAGATTGTTAGGAGCCCAGCCATTTAACTATACAGATGCGTTTGATGCTTTACCAAATGCGGTTCATGCTTTCGGTGGTAAAAATGCCGTTGGTTCAACACCTGGAGCCAGTGGTTTTATTAATCCAAGTGGAATGTTCCAAGATCCATTTGCGAATGATGTTACTGTAAGTGGTACTGAAACAACTGATGCTTGGCGTGGTACTAGCAATATTGCGGATTCTGGTGTTTCGGATGCTGGAACCTTCGTTCTAGCCGAAACTGCTTTAGACATGCACTGCTGGGGTGAAAACCCAGTTGTTGTTGCCAAATTACAATTAAATGGCCAAGACAGATTTTCGGAACGTGAAGGCACATATTTTGACTTAGTTCAACCTTTCCAGCATCACACACGAGCACCAGACACAGGTATTAATGTTTATTCGTTTGCTCTAAGACCCGAAGAACATCAACCATCGGGCACATGCAATTTCTCGCGAATTGACAATGCCACTTTACAGTTAGTTTTATCTAACGCCACTGTATCTGGTGTAAGCACTGCTAAAGTTCGCGTTTATGCTGTTAACTACAATGTTCTCCGTATTATGTCAGGTATGGGTGGTTTAGCTTACTCGAATTAAATAATTTGATTATTCATTTTCAATTAAAGTTTTATTTTATTAAAACAAAACTTTAATGCTATTATATAATATTTTTTTAAATATATATAAAGTTAAAAAGTCCTAGATATATATATATATAATGTTTCATTCACAATGTAATCAAGATAGGTTTCTAGAAACTAATATATTTAAAGGTTATAAAAATGGATTTTATGTAGACGTAGGTGCTCATGATGGAATATCTCTTAATAATACATTATTTTTTGAAAAAAATAATAACTGGCGTGGAATTAACATTGAACCTATTAAAAAAGTATTTGAAAAATTGGTACTTAATAGACCAAATAATATTAATTTAAATTGTGCAATTTGTAATAATGATGGAGAAACTGAATTTTTGTGTAATACAGGTTATACCGAAATGCTTTCAGGAATTAAAGACAATTTTGATAAGAGACATTTAATGCGATTACAAAGTGAAAATATAGAATCTAAGTCAACAACAGAAATAATTAAAGTACAAACTAAAAAATTAGAAACTATACTACATGAAAATAATATATCACATGTAAACTATTTATCAATTGATGTTGAAGGTGCTGAATTTGAAGTAATTAAATCAATTAATTTTGATAAAGTATTTATAGATGTTATTGGATTTGAAAATAATTATGATGATGTAAGTGTTCCTATTGTAGAATATTTGCAAAATAAAGGCTTCATATTTATTAATAAATCATGTGATATTTTTATGATAAATAAAATGTCTAGTTTTTTATAAATAAAATATTTATTCATTTATTGTAACAATTGGTGATTGAAATATTAAAAGGTGTAAAGTAAAACTCTAATACTATATTATATAATATTTTTTTATTATATATTTTTAAATATATAAGCAGAATTTATGAAAACATCTTTAGTTGTTAATAGTTTTTATATTACATATATTTTTTTAATTACTACATCGGTAATTACATTTATTGAAGCATTACGAAGTCCAATCCCGCAAGTACGTCATATTTTGAATTTAGAAACATGTATTTCGGTTATTGCTAGTTATTTTTATGGACTATTTATTGCCGAAATAGATAAAGCAAAAAAAGACGAATCTATAAAAGATGAAAATCGTGATTCTGTTGATAATATTCCTTTAGAAAAAATTAATAATATGCGTTACTCTGATTGGATAATTACTACTCCTTTTATGTTATTGGCTCTTTCAATGTTATTAGGATATGAAAATAAAATACTAGTAAGATTTAAACCATTTTTATTAGTTTTATTTTTTAATCTTTTAATGTTAGGATTTGGATATAGTGGAGAAATAGGTTTATTAAATAGAAATTTAGCAAGTTTTATGGGTTTTATATTCTTATTTTTTACATTTGGCACAATTTGGAAACTTTTTATGACAGGTGTGAAAGCAACATACCAATCTAAATTAATATTTTGGTTGTATTTAGGATTATGGTCTTTATATGGTGTATTTTATCACACAAATGAAGCAACTAAAATGATAGGATATAACATTTTAGACTTGACTGCCAAAGCATTTGTTGGAATTTTCTTTTGGTTATATTTAACAAAATCTGTAGTATTTTAATGTATTATTTTTATATAAATGAGCGACATTTCAAATATTATGATAAAAAAAGAAGATTGCAAGAGAGAAAGAAAGCATAACGCAGTGAAATTACCAGAAAATATAGAACAATGTGACCTACCTATATATGTTAATTATTATAAAGAGTGCTATGACCAAAAAAATAAATGCTTTAGAGAATATTTTAAAATAGAAAAACATCCTCACAACATAAATAATAAATTATATGTATCATCAAAATCAAATAAAATAAATATATTAGAAAAATTAGAAGAAATTAAAAAAATGTTATTAATTATTGAAGAAGAATATGAAATAAATAAGAAAAATAATGAAGAACTTGTAAAAAGTGATAAAGAACTTGTAAAAAGTGATATAGAAGTTAGCTATATTTCACAGAACAAAAAAATTTCAATTGTCTTACCAAAATATGTTACTATTAGAAAGCACGAAACAAATGCTACTAAATATTATTTAATATATGACAAAAAGTCAGGAACTAAAAGAAATACATTAAAAGCATTATGTTCAAATTCAACATTATTAAATACAAATTTAGAATTATTTATTAAAAAAATAGAAGAAAAATTTGCTACATAATACAATATAGAAAATATATAAATATATTACTATTATTTTTGTAATGTTTTTAAAATTAAAAACAAAAAATTATAAATTCAAATTATTACTATTAAATGATGATATAATATACTTAGTCAATAATTTAACAAAAATAAAATGTCATGTTTGCAATAAAAAATATAAACTACAGCATGATTTTTATAAGAAACAAAGTAAATTTTATTATTGCTCTAAAAATTGTTACCATTTTATTTAATTAAAATGGGTATTTTGCTTCTATTAACCATTGGCAACAGTTAGTATCTAAAATTCTTGTATTATTAAAATGTTTTTTTAATAATTCAACAATATTTACACTATAAGGACTAGGTGGATCATACTTATATATTTGATCAACAATACCTATATACACTAAACCATCTGGATTTAGAAGTTCTTTGATTTTATTCATTACATTAGTATATTGTAAATAAGGCATATTCCATAAAAAGCATGTAATTACATCAAATTTATTAGAATTGTCCATTGTTAATAAATCTTGCTTTAAAAGTGTAATTTTTTTATTAACCCACATCTCATCAAAGCGTGAAGAATCTATATCAATACCTACTACACTTGATGCACCAACTCTTACTAAATTTTCACAATTTGCTCCATTTCTTGTTCCAATATCTAAGCAGTTTTTATTAATAAAATTACAGCAATTTTTCAATAATTGAGTATAAACCTCACGAGCATAATAATCATTAATCATTTTTTATAAAAAAAATATTTTAAAATTTATATTATCAATTTTTTAGTATTTTGAGTTATGCTTTATGATTTATGCTTCAAAACAAACTATTATAATAAATTTCACTTATTACTTCAATTAATTTGCTTGCTAATTTGTCTTCATCAATATCAAAGAAGCATTGTATTTTATCAAGGATTAATGAGGATTCATCGTGTGGCCATAGTTCCCTATCTCCCGGTTCACGCAATAGTGTATTATATACATAAGTTATTACAGGAATGTCTTCACAAGTTATGTTAACTTTCTGTATATATTCAATATAATCTTGAACAAATGGTAAATCTATAGCAAATGTTGTATCAGTAAATGTTTGAGGTTCTTTAGCCAGTCTATATTTCAAATATTCAATTATTAAAATTTTATTAGCATAAGCATCACAAATAGTTCGCGCACATATGTTTTTAAATTTATTTTCTATAAATGCTCCTATCAATAATTCAATATTAAGATGCGGTTCATAATTAGTTTTTTCAATTAGCATTTGTTGCTTTAGCATTTTATAGTAAATATTGATTAACAATTTTTAATAATTAGTAATCAATTTTTTTTAACGTAATAAATTTTTATTTAAAAATATTCAAAAAAATATAAAAAATACAAAAAATATTAAAACAAACAAAAAAAAATTGATTTAATATTATTTTAACATTAACAGTAATATTATAATTATATTATGGCATCATTTACTCAAGAAGTTGTTGCGATTATTGATCGTTCCGGTTCTATGTGTGGTAAAGAGCAAGATACTATTGGTGGAGTAAACTCTTCACTTGAAATTATTAAGCAAGATTTAAAACCGCATGAGCAAGTAAATGTATCTATTAAATTATTTGATCATGAAGAAAAATTGTTAATTAACTCATTAAATATTACACAGGTTAGACCAATCGAACTAAGACAATTTGTTCCACGAGGGCAAACAGCATTATATGATGCTATAGGTTCAACTCTTAAATATTTTATGGAGAAAAAACTCCATAATCCAGCATTCTATGACAAATGTTTAATTTATGTTGCTACAGATGGTTGTGAAAATTGTAGTAAAAAATTCAATGCAAAGTCTCTTAAAAAACTTATTACAAGTGCACAAGCATCATATAACATTGAACTTGTTTATTTAGGTGCCAATCAAGATGCTATTTTTGAGGCATCCAAAATTGGTATTTTACCAACTCATGCTATTAATTATAGTGAAACACAAGAAGAATGTATGTCAGCATATAGGTCTGTTGGAAATGTTGTAAATAGGCAAAAAAGTAGTATTGAAACTGCTTTTACACAAGTTGAACGCAGTGAATCTTATAATGTTACCACACCGCCACCAACTGCTCGTAATCTTGATAATGGACCGCCTCCTCTAAGGCGTCAACAAAGTATTAGACCTTATGATATTTAATATTAAAGTAAATACTAATTATTATTGATTTATAGATTTATATAAAAATAAAATAATATTTTTTTATATAATATTTCATAAAAATATTTTATAAAATGAAAGATGTTTGTATTTACATTGGGTGGGGTTCGAACCCACGAGGCCGAAGCCATGCGAACTTGAGTCGCACCCCTTAGACCACTCGGGCACCAATGCTTAAAAATGAATAGATCTTAACAACCTATTAATTTAACTTGTAAAATAATCTTTATATTATTTTTTAAATAATATTTTTGTAAATAATATTTTTTGATTTTGTATTATACATATACAAAATTATTTCTTATATATTTATTAATATGATAAATCAAGGGAGCATAAAATATTGAACTTATACTTATTATATATATCTTAACTTGTTGTTGTTTTTTCATATACACATAAACATGTTCTAAATCAAATGTTCTATACGTTGCCCAATAACACCATAACAAATTAGTTGAACATCCTAGTAATGAATGATAATATGTAACATTTTTGGGTATATAAATGGTTACATATAAAGATGGTAAAATATGTAAAATTATATTTCCAATATAAAAAATAGGCAGTGGCAATTTTTTTCTAATAGCCATTCTTTTAAAACAAGTGTTATCAATAATATTTGCTCCATTAAATGTAAAAAAAATTAAATAATTCCAACAATAACTTATACTATATAAATAATCATAATTTACATAATCGCTATAAGGTTTAAAATAACATAAAATAAATAATAACGAATTAATATGTGTAAAACAAATAATATTCTCTCTAATCATATATTGCATCATTTGAGAAGAAATTAATATTTATTAATCTTAATAAATATTTAAATTATATTATTTTTAAAATAATAAAGTATTTCTTATATATTTATTAATATGAAAAATTAAAGGGAGATAAAATATTGAACTTATATTTATTATATATAACTTAATTTGTTGCTGTTTTTTCATATATACATAAACGTATTTAATATCAAATGTTCCAAATGTTGCCCAATAACACCATAATAAATTAGTTAAACATCCTACTAATGAATGATAATATGTAACATTTTTAGGTATATAAATACTTACATATAAAAATGGTAAATTATGTAAAATCATATTTCCAATATGAAAAATAGGTAGCGATATTCTTCTTCTAATAGCCATTCTTTTAAAACTAGTGTTATCCATAAAATATGCACCATTAAATGTATAAAAAATTATATGATTCCAACAATAACTTATACTATATAAGTTATCATAATTTATATAATTGCTATAAGGTTTAAAATAACATAAAGTAAATAATGCTAAGTTAATATTTGTAAAAGGAATAATATTCTCTCTAATAATAAACTCCATTATCAAAATAATAATTAATAATTAATAATTAAGAGTAATAAATATTTAAATTGTGATTACTAAATATTTAAATTTTATTAGTTGAGAATTTAAAATTCTTTTTTTATATATTATATAAAATGGTAACTAGGCAAGCACCATCAGAAAGTGCTAATAACTTTGCTTTAGGAACAAAGAAGCGAGGCAATGATGGTAATATGTGGGTCATAATACAAACTAAAAATAGTAAGCGGTGGTCTAAACTAAATGAAAACAAATTACAGAAAACAAAGAAAAAAAACATAATATACAAAATAATTAAAGGAAACAATAAAACAAAAACTAAAAAAAGCAAAAAATATGACATTTCAGTAGATAAATTAAGACAACTACTTAAAAAATATAATGTAACAACAAGTGGTTCAAAAGAAAAGATGGCTCAAGGTTTAGTTAGAGTAAGCAATTTTTTAATCGAAAGCAAGGATTTAGAATTAATTTATAATTTATTAGATAAAGCCCAACAAAAAAAAGCAACAAAACTCATACAAGATAGAATTAATAAACCAATCACTAATTATAGGGGAATGTATGAAATAAATAAAAAACCAATAAGTTCTATGACGCGTGAAGAGTTAATAAAGAATTTACAGAAATTTAGAAATAGTTGGGAAAAAATTACTACGCGAGATACAGATTTATCAGATGAACGTTTAAATGATGAACCAACTCACCAATTACGAAACTTAATTAAATTTTATTATAGCGACAGCGCAAAACTGTCAGCCGAAGATTGGTTACGCAAATAAGTTTAATATTTTAGCTTTTAATAAATTAAAATTGATTACATTATAAATTTTATTTTAAACAAATATTCATAAAAACATTATATAAATATTAATGGCACCTATTATTATATCATTTGATGGAAATATTGGTTCTGGAAAATCAAGCATTGTACGTTATTTTGAGAAAAATTTCGCAAAATATTGTGCTTCAAAAGGCAATACTTGTAAAATCTGCTTTTTACAAGAACCAGTTTCAATTTGGGAATCAATTGGAGATGCTAACGGAAAAAGTATTATTACGCACTTTTATGAAAATAATGAGCGCTATAGTTTTGCGTTTCAAGTAATGGCATATACTAGTCGTTTGTCTTTATTGAAGGAAGCACTAAAAGAAAATTACGATGTTATTATTAGTGAGCGCTCTGTTTATACAGACAAATTTGTATTTGCAAAAAGTCTATATGATTCTAAAAAAATGAGTCTTATTGAATATTTAATTTATTTAAATTTGTTTAAAGAGTTTCAAACTATTTTTCAAGATTTAAAAATAGTTTATATTAGAACTAAACCAGAAATTTGTGATTTGCGTGTAAAACAGCGGGGTCGCCTGGGGGAAACTATTCTGCTTGAATATTTGAAAGATTGTCATCATTATCATGATATATGGTTAAATAACCAAGAAGCAATTGAACAAGGGTTAGTATTAGTCATTGATGGAAATGAAGAAACAAATACAAGCCAATTTATTGACAATAATTTTTACGATGAAATAACACGAAAAGTGTATGATTTTATATTTACTTTATAATTATAAAATCGTAATCTTATATTTAGTATTTTATGATTTAGAATTTAAGATTTAGTATTTTGAATTTTTTTTTATAATATTTTAGTATATTATATATGCCATCACCATTAAGTTTATCAAATTTATCTAGCAGATTATCTAGAAGTCTATCTACATTACAAATCTTACCACGACGCACTACAAGTAATAAAAGTTTAAAAAATAGAAAGGCAACTAAAATTCAGTCAGTTGTTAGAGGACACGCTACGCGACGAAAATTAGAAACAAAAAAACTCGAAACACAAGCCGAGCATCTTTTTTGTAAAAGTAGAGCTACTAGAACACAGGCTGCAAAAGAACTCGATAAAATGGCTCGCGATGTTGATGAAGATAATATTAATACTATTGCCTATCATTTATGGCGCGACCTAAGCAACAAGGAACATGCAAAGTGGATAACCAAGGCAAAAAAAAAGTTGATGCAACGAGACAAAAGCGCAACAATTAAACCTGTACCTGAATAGTTAGTTCATTAATATTTAACATAAAATAAATAAAACTATAATATAGTAAAATATAATATAGTACTATATTATAAATGCCATCACCACGATCCTTAAGTAATAAAAGTTTTAAAAATAAAAAAGCTACTAAAATTCAAGCAGTTTTTAGAGGACGCAAAACGCGACGAAAATTGCAAGTCTTACAACAAGCAAAAATAAAAGATGAAGCTGAACGTCTCTTTGGCAAAGTTAATAAATCAAAGGCAAAACAAGCTATTATAGACATGGGGCGCGATGTAGATAAAGAAAGAATTGAATATATGATTGGTGAATTGTTTATTGAATTAAAATATGAAGATCCCGAAAAATACGCATGGTGGATAGAAAAAGCAAAACAAAACTTATTAAAACCAGGTAAAACTAATGCTTATAAAAAAGAAAATGAAACATCAAAGCAAAAAGTAAATTATAAACGATGCCCTAATGGCACACGAAGAAATAAAATAACTGGACTATGTGAAAAAACCAACTAAGCATAAATAAATAAAACTATAATATAGAAAAATATAATATTTTACTATATTATAAATGCCATCACCACAATCATTAAGTAATAAAAGTAAAAAAAATAAAAAAGCTACTAAAATTCAGTCAATTTTTAGAGGACGCAAAATTCGACGAAAATTACAAAAAGCTAAAATAGAAACTGAAGCAAAACGTCTCTTTGGTAAAGTTAATAAATCAAAGGCAAAACAAGCTCTTATAGACATGGCACGCAACACAGACAAAGAAAGTATTGAATATATGACTTGTGAATTGTTTAATGATCTAGAGAAAGATGATCCCGAAAAATACGCATGGTGGATAGAAAAAGCAAAACAAAACTTATTAAAACCAAATAAAACTAATGCTTATAAAAAAGAAAATGAAACATCAAAGCAAAAAGTAAATTATAAACGATGCCCTAACGGCACACGAAGAAATAAAATAACTGGACTATGCGAAAAAACCAACTAATAAATGTAATGTTTATGAATAAAATATTATGTATTATTATGTATAGTAATAGTATAATACATAATAGCGTAAAAAAACACAAATATACTTTTATAATGCTACATCCTATGTTCTCGGATTCTACATATTTTAATGATTATATTGAGTATTTTAAAAATAATTGTGCAATTGCTAATAATATTAAATTTATTTTGCCAGAGTCTCCAGTTATGGACATAGATTATCCAAATAATAAACAATATAATGTTAAATCATGGTATAATTATTATACTTGTTATAATAATTTGAGTAAATTGGATAAAATAAATAACAAAGAATATAATTTACAAACACAAAGAATTGTGTCTATTATAAATAATGAAGCATCCATTTTAAAAAGTTATAAAAATATATTTATACTAGGTGTTTCACAAGGAGGGACATTATTATTTAATATATTAAAGTTTTTACCAGAACCATTAGGAGGATTATTTTGTATTAAATCACTTTATATGTATAAGTATATAAATTTAAAAACCAATAATGCAACTCCTATGTTCTTTTTTAGTGGAAATAAAGATGATGTCTATAATTTAACATTTCAAATAAAATGTTCAAAATTACTAGAACCTAATTATAATATTAGTTGGACTATTATTGATGGTTTAGATCATTATAATAAAATTGAAGATGAATATATATTTGTATTAAAATATTTCTTACTAAATATATAATGTTATTATTTAATTAATAGGTATTATTTAATTAATAGGTATTATTGAATTATTATTATTTAAGTATTATTATTATTTGTATTATTATTTGTATTATTTGTGTTTTCTATTTCATTAATAAAATTATATGTATTATTTGTAAAATTTTTTAAATTTTTAGATAAATTTTTCAATTTATTAATAATTAAAGTAATTCGAGCTACTATAATTGAATCTTTAATATATGTTATTTTTAATTTTTCTAATCCAATTAATGCACTATCTAATGCTTCTCTTAATATTTCTCCTTCTTCATCGTGTTGTCCGGAAATTATAAAATCGACTGTTTTTTCTATATTATTAGTTAGTTGTTCCACATAAACTATACTAGTTTCTCTATTATAATTATTATACCAGCGAGTTATTGAACTTGTGTAACCAAAAGTATCAACACATAATTTAGTCGAACCAGGTAAAGTTAGCACTCCTAATTTATCATTATCGACTAATTGTTTAATAACTTCTAAATCCAATAATATATGATTAATATCCATATATTATTATAAATTATAAAATTTAATATTTATAAATTTATAAAATTTATTATTCTAAAATTTATAAATATTAATTAGATTAGTTTTATTGTCAATATTAACTATATATTATATTAATTTTTATTGTTAATAAAAGTAGTATTGTTATTTCCTTTATATTTTAAAATATCTATAATTTTTGATGAAGTAGGAAATTCTTCATCTCCATATATGTCTTGCAATAATAACCATTCAAATAAACCGCCTATATATACATACAAATTTGCAAAACCCAATTTATATAATTGATTATATTTAATTATTACTCTATTATCCGTACAATTTTCTCCATATATTACAATTTTAACAACTTTATTATTTTTTAAACAATTATTTAGTATCTCTTCTTCTTTTGAAGCATGAATAGAATTCTTTATTAGACAGTCTTGTTTACTATAATCTAGTGTATTAATTAATAATATTTTTTCATTTCCAAAATTTATACATTTTTGAATATATTCAAAATTAACTTTATTAATGCTACTATTATTGCCCATAACTAATATAAATTATTTCTTTATATTATAAAATATAACGAAATCTTATTATTATATATAATAATAAGATATATATTATAATATATTTAATTAAATTCTACAGTTGTAATTATAAATTCTTTTTTTATTGATTTTGATGCATTACTTGAAAGTTCTTCGCGTTTTTTTCGAGTTTTATTGTTACTATTGCTATTGCTATTGCTATTGCTATTGCTATTGCTATTGCTATTGCTATTGCTATTAGAATTATTAGAATTATTAGAATTATTAGAATTATTAGATGAATAAGAATCACTACTTTCCAATGATGTTGTTGATGTATTTGAGTTTAATGACGAATTTTTTACTTTTGCCGAAGTATTTCTTAAATTCATATCATTTTCAATAATTTTATAATTTGCTTCAATATAATTTAGTATTTTATTTTCAATACACCATTTAAAAAAGTTTAATTGTCCTAATGTTGTTTGAATACAAGTTTCATTTTTATATGGAACATTTATTCTCTCCCATCTGCAAAATGGATCGAATTTTTTTTTACTATATGCTTTTAATTTTAATTTATAATCATTATATACTTTAACTCTTTCATTTTTAATATTATCTAATTCGTATACAACATAATTTTTTTTTGAATAATTTGTAACAAACCAATCAACAATTCTAAGTGATATTTTTGATGTTCCATTTATAATAGTTATCATTTTATCAAAATTATTATCAGTATTATAAAATTGTAATAATTTATCTAGTAATAACTCGCTTTGTGTATCAAAATTTGAAGACATATAAATATTATTTATTTAATTATTACTAATTATTACTATTTAAATTATAATTTAACTTATATTATAAAATATAATGATGGAAACCACTAAAACTAATATTGTATCAATAAAAAATATTAGTATTAGTAATAAAAATTATGATCAACTTATTGAACTATATAACTATTTTGGAGAAAATAAAGATTTAAATTATGAAAAATGTAACAATATTCTACAAAACATATTACAAAATAATAATCACAATATTTTTATATATTTAGATAATTCTGATAATATTTTAGGTGCTATAACAGTGCTAACAGAACAAAAATTTATTCATAATAGTAAATGTGTTGCTCATATTGAAGATTTTGTTGTTAAAAAAGAGTATCGTTCACAAAATATAGGTAAAGATCTTATGAACTATGTTATAAATTATGCTAAACAAAATAATTGTTATAAAATAATATTAGATACTAATAATAAATTAGTAAATTATTATAGTAACTATGGTTTTATAAATAAAGGAATATATATGGGATATTATTTTTAAAATAAATATAAAAACTATATATTATATAATTTATAAGATATATAATATATTATAAAATGAATACTAAAGAATATAAAGTATATATTGATGAATTAACAGAAAAAGTTGTTAAAAATAATATTTCAAATATTATTTATAATAATGATACACAAAAATTTATTATTTATTTAAAAAATTTTGAATTCATAAATGATTTAAATGATGATGATAAATATAATTTAAAATATAATTTAAAATACAATTTAAAAAATTATATTACTAAGTATTACAATTTTCAAGGTAAATTATAAAAAGTTATTATTTATTTAGGCAATTTTGTTAATACTTTTAATAATACATAAACCATTGATGAAAACATTATACTATTAAATATAAAACCATACAAATTTGGATTGCCATCATCTTTAAATAAATACGGAAACATATTTTTACTATGTTTTTTTACTGCTGGTAATTGAAATAAAAAATATAATAATGCTATTACTATTGGCAATTGCATTTCGTAAAATAAAGTATCATATAAATTTGCTATATTCATTTTTTTATTATTTTCTTCTATTATTTGTTGTGGTGTTTCATAGTTTTTAATATAATTTTGTTGAACTTGTGGAGGCGGTATATAATTTGGTTGTATTTGAGTATCATTTGCTACTTTTATGGGGTCAATTGGTATATCGCGAGAAGGCAAAGCAGTCGTTCCATTTGCTGCTGCTTTTTGTATTTGACTGATTAATTCGTTATAGTTTGGTGCTTGTTGTTGAGCATTATTTCCCATAATTCCTGAATTATTTTGATTTTGTAATATAGGGTTTTGTGTTGAATATCCACCACTCGGTATTAAATTATCCATTCCAGGCATTTGATTATTTGATTGCATTATTATTTCGTTTTTATTTAAAACTATGTTTTGTGGTTGTTGTTGCATCATATATTCTTGGTGAACATTATTATTTTGCATATTAGAACGAGGAAGTTCATTTATTGATGTTATTCCAGAAGAAGACATTAAATAATATAGTTTCCTAAATATTTAATATATTAAAAACGCAATATATAGTATTATTATGTAATAGTAGTATATATTTATTAGCTATTTAATCTACTTCTTCCATTTGTGAATTTTCTTTTGTATCTTCATCTTCTTTGTCTTCTTCGTCTTCTTTGTCTTCTTTGTCTTCTTTGTCTTCTTCGTCTTCTTTGTCTTCTTTATCTTCTTTATCTTCTTTGTCTTCTTTGTCTTCATCTAAAGAAAGACCTAATTTAATCATATTATTAATACGATTTACAAATGTTGCTGGTTCTTCAATATTAAAACCACTAGCAATAAGAGAAGACTCAAAAATTAGATTAACAAGGTCTGTTAATGTTCTGCTATTTTCATCCGTTGTATAACGCTCTTTAAGAGTTTTAATAATAATATGATGTGGATTAATTTCCATTGTTTTCTTAGACATCATATATGAACTCATATTAGAATCATGAAGAGCCTGTGCTTTCATAATTCTTTCCATATTTGCCGACCAACCAAACTCACCTGTTACTAATACACATGGAGAATCAACAACACGCTCACTTAATACAACTTTTTCAACTTTGTCTCCTAAAATAATTTTAATTTTAGTAGTTAGCGGTTTGAAGTCTTCTACATATTGTTCCCAGTTCTTTTTATCTTCTTCGCTTTCGTCAAATTTTAATCCTTCTTTTGTAACACAAATTAAAGATTTACCATCAAATTCTCTTAATTGTTGTACACAATATTCATCAATCGGATCAGTCATAAATAATACTTCATAATTTCGTTTTTTGCATCTTTCAATAAATGGAGAATTTTCTACGGATTTTTGCGATTCTCCAGTAATATAATAAATATGCTTTTGTGATTCTGGCATATTATTTACATAGTTTTTAAATGAAACCATTTTTTTTCTGGATTTTGAACTGTAAAACATTAATAAATCAGCTAGTTTTTCACGATTAGCACTATCTTCATGAATACCAAGTTTAATATTTTTACTAAATTGCTCATAAAATTTCATAAAATCTTCTTCATTTTCCTTAATTTCAGCAAATAGTTCTAAACATTTTTTAACAATATTTTTCCTAATCACTTTAAGAATTTTATTTTGCTGTAACATTTCGCGTGAAATATTAAGAGGTAAATCTTCAGAATCTACCACTCCTTTTACAAATCCAAGCCAATCGGGGACTAATTCTTCACAATTATCTGTAATAAATACACGACGTACATATAATTTAATATTTTTTTCTTTCTTTGATTTAGATTCAAATAGATCCACTGGTGCACGTTTTGGAATAAATAAAACAGAAGTAAATTCTAATTGACCCTCTACTGAAAAATGTTTTACTGCCAGATGTTCCTCCCAATCATTACTCAATGATTTATAAAACGAACCATATTCTTCACTTGTAATTTCTTCTGGTTTTCTAGACCAGATAGGTTTTTGTTTATTTAATAATTCAAATTCTTTAACTACTTGAGTAACCATTTTTTTAGTTTTGCTTTTTTCTTCTTCTACTTCTTCTACTTCCTCAATAGTAGGTTCATCTTCTTTTTCTTCTTTTTCTTCCTTTTCTTCCTCTTCTTCTTTCTCTTCTTCTTCCTCTTCCTCTTCTTTTGATACAGTTTTTTCTACACAAAGACTAATTGGATAATTAATAAATTCAGAATGTTTCTTAATTAAATCTTTAATACGTTGCTCCTCTAAATATTCAAACTGATCTTCTTTTAAATAACAAGTAATCTTTGTTCCACGTCCAATATTCTCTCCTGTGTCATCTTTTTTTACTGTAAATGAACCACCGGCATTAGATTCCCAGACATACTGCTCATCATCGTTATTTTTAGATGTAACAACAACTTTTTCAGCAACTAAATACGCAGAATAAAACCCAACTCCAAACTGCCCAATCATATTAATATCTCCCTGTGTTTTCATTGCCTCCATAAATCCTTTTGTTCCTGATTGAGCAATTGTTCCAAGATTTGTAATCATGTCTGTTTTAGTCATACCAATTCCCGTGTCTAAAATTGTTAATGTTTTATTTAGTTTATCTGGAATAATTTGAATAGTTAGGTCACTACATGTGTCTAAAACACTTTTATCTTTAAGAGAATGATGCCTAATTTTATCTAAAGCATCCGATGAATTAGAAATTAATTCACGAAGAAAAATGTCTTTATTAGAATAAAATGTATTAATAATAAGTGACATTAACTGATTAATTTCAGCCTGAAAAGCAAATGTTTCTACTTGTGTGTCCATTATATATATTAATTATATACATAATGGTTTTAAATAGTTTAAATAATATATTTATTTTTAACATATTATTTATTTTTAGCATATTATTTATTTTTAACATATTATTTATTTTTAACATATTATTCGTCTTCTTTACGTTCTTTAAAGTAATTTAAAATTTCATCCTTGAATTCTTGAGAAAAAGTGCTTCTTGGAATTATTATTCCGCTGGAATCGTATGTTATATGTGTAACAGGACTATAATTATATTTCATTAAAATTTTCCATCGTTCTGTATATTTGCGATTTATTTTAGAACCATGATAATAATGTCGTATAATTCCAGGAGTATATCCTAATCTTAATTTAGATGCTATTTTTTGATATTCTAACATACTATTATTATAATCTTTATTGTAGTTAGCATTATTTATTGAATCACATTTATTAATTAAAGACATAGCAATAATACTATCGCCTGACCCCAAAATTCCTTTATCATATAGTCCATTCATTTTTTCATATGCTTTTCTTGTTATTGCCCACGCATAACCTGGATGCCAATAATCAGTTCCTTTTGTTGTATATTTTTTTTGTTTTTCAAAACAATAACCAAAACTATTAAATAGATTTAAATTATTTTTTTCTGGATCCATGTCGATACAATGACTAAATAGTTGAACTATATCTTTATATCCATTTAATATTTTTAAGGTATCTAGTGCCCACGATGAACTGTCGAATTCTATATCAGCATCTATCCAAGCAAATGCTTTATAATCTTTAGGTAATAAATATTTAACGCCTAAATTTATCATATTTTCTTTATGCCATAACGGTACTTGTGTTTTTAATTGTAAATGATGTTTATTATTTTTATTAGTAATTATAAATTTTTGGTCTCCATATGCAAGTTCTACAATAAATAGATTTACATTTTCTTCCTCTTCTTCTATTCTCTTAACAAATTCTTTTAATAATATATATCTTTTTGCATATAGGCAAGGATTTGATATAACTATGATTACATTTAATTTTTCTTCTATTGGGTTGTTATTAGCGATTGCTGTTTTTGTAGAATTTATTGTATATTCAATATTATCAATTTCTATATTATTAATAATTGTCATTATATAAATAATTGAAATAAATTTTTAATATTTTTTTTGTATAATATATTATAGAAAATAATGTAAAAATTTTATATCTATTTAAATTTTTTTCATTTAAATAATTTTTCTCTAATAATACTATATGAATAATCTTGAATTATTAGAAGTTTATAATTTTGATAATAAAGTAAGATGTGGTGTAAATTGTGACGGTGGATACGTATTTGCTGAACTAGATGGCAAATATGATTGTTATATTTCTGCTGGAATATCTGATGAAGAAAGTTTTTCACGAGATTTTATTAACAAATATAATATTAATAAAAATGATAGTTATGGATTTGATGGAACTATTAATGATTACCCTTATCACTATACACAAAATATACAATTCTTTAAAAAAAATATTAATTGTTTTAATGATGATAATAATAGTAATTTATCTGACCTGATAGACAAGTATTATAATATTTTTTTAAAGATAGATATAGAAGGTGGTGAATATCCATTTTTATTGCAAATAGATGAAACTAAATTAAGTAAATTTAAACAGATTGTAATAGAATTTCATGGTATTACAGATGATGGTTGGAATTGCAATTATAACGATAAAGTAAAATGTTTAGCAAAATTATCTAGGACACATTATATAGTGCATGCTCATGGAAATAATCATTCTCATGTAGTTAATGGTATTCCAGATGTAATTGAATTAACTTATGTTAATAAAAATTATTTTAATTTGATTCCAGAATTTAATAGGCAATCTTTTCCAATTATTGATTTAGATTTTCCAAATTGTAATAAAGTTGATATTAGTTTAAATGATTATCCATTCGTAAAAAAATAGATTTTATAAAAAAGATTAATTTATTGTATTTAATAAATTTACATAAAATTTGTTGCATATTCTAATGTTTTACTTTTTGAACCGCAAGGTATATTTTCCTCTACTAATGTATAACATTTTGTTTTTTCTGTGTCACTAGCAAATATTTTATCTCGCAGTGCATTATGATGAGGACCAATAAATTTATAACAATCTCTTGAATTACATATTTGTCTAAAGATTGTTGATAAACCTAGACCTAACAATACAGATAATATAATTTTTCCTATATTTGTATGTAATAAATTCTTTATTATATTGTTAATCATAGTATCTTATTATATATAATTATATATAATAATATATAATAAGTAATTTCACTCTTGTTTAATTATGCGGGTAAGAGTTTTATTTTATTTTTATCACTAGGACACTTTACATCTTTTATTTTATAACCATAACAATTCTCAGCTTCATCTTTATATTCTATCTTATCTATATTATAGGGTGTTGGATTTACTTCTACTTTTCTATTATAGTCAAAAAAATAAATATATATTAAACCTAGTAAGAATGTTATTAAAAATATACTAACATTTATATATTTTGTTGCATTACTAAATTTATGTTGTATATTTGTAAAAAATTTGCTCATCTAAGTTATACTTAATATAACATAATACTATTTATTATATAATAAATATTTCACGATTTAATTTCACGATTTAATTCTATTATCAAATCTTCTAAATTATAACTATTTTGGAAAAATAGAAATTGGTCATGCTCATTTTTTTCTATATAAGATGATTTGTATTTTAATTGAATTAATTCGTTGCCTAATACTGATAGTTTATTATTATGTATTTCTACAGCACTTTTTAAATAACTTATTTCTCCTGATGATTTGAATAATTCTAAAGCATCGCTATATTGTTTTTTATTAATTTCAAAATCTTTTATTTTTTCTTGTATTAATTGTTTTAATTCTTCGTTATTTGTTATTGAATTATGTAAATTGACTAAATTATTATAACTTTCTTGAGTATTATTTAATTGATGTTTTAAAGTTTCAAATAATTCAATTGCTTTTTCTTCTTCAATATAATTAAAAAGGAAATCTAATTTTGTAGTTATTATATTTTTTTTATATTTTTCTAAATTCTCACGAGTTGTTAATAATTTTTCAGGAATTTGAGCAAATTTCTTTCGTTCTACTGCTATATCTATTTTACACGGAGTAAAAGTATTACCGCAAGTTACCCGCAATAATTCAGGCGTTTCCGTGAAAATAGTTCCTCCATCTTGTTTACAATTTATACATTTCGGTTTATATTTTGCTATTATTTGTTTTTTTTGGTCATAATTTTTACCATAATCTCCAGACAATTCAGATATTTTTTTTTGTTTTAATGACATATATTTATTTTTTAATTTATAATATTCTTCTAATTCTTCATAATAATTAGTTAATGGAATTGATGTCATTAATAAACTTATATTTTAATAATATATTTAAATTTAAAAAGTATAAATTTAAATTCATATTACATTTAAGAGAAATATATTGTTTTATGTAATAAATTTGCTTCAACATGATTACTGTAATCTGGTAAATTTGTTATCATATTGTTTCTTATTTTTTGTTGATTATCAATATTTTGACGATTATAATATATTAATTTAGACATAATATAGTCTTTGTCTTTCATACTTTTTTCATAATATTCTGTACTTGATTTATTACCTTTATGACGCATATATAGTATTGATGTTAAGACTACTATAAATAATAATAACATAGAAGCATTATAAAAAGTATTGTAATTATTTTGTTTATAATTATGACATCCTTTTAATACTTCCTTGAAAAAATATTTAACTCCATTATCTACTAATTTTGGTTTTTCAGACATAGTTTTTTCATTTGTTGAACTATTTAATTTAAAATTAGTATAATCTAAAATATTAAAATTCATTATAATAATAATATAAGTCGTGTTTTATAATTTTCATATTTTACTAAATTTAATTCTATATCTATAATTTAATACAATTTTAATATTAAAATAAATTATATTTATAATTATATGGCGGTATCTGACCTACCTAATCCAAGTAGTACAATAATTTATTTTATGCTTATAACACTATGCTATGCATTTTTTACTATATTTAATATTTTTCAAACACAAAATAAAGACAAACTAGTAGCTACTATGGATAATAATATTATTAATTCTGTATATATATTATTATTAGTAGTTGGTTCTTATTTTATCAATGCCACTATTTCAAAAGCAATGTGTAGCCAATCTATTCAATGGAGTTATGTTTTAATGATTACTTTATTACCTTGGATAATTATATTTGTTTCATTATACTTTATATTAAAATTATTTCCTGGATGGATAACTCCATTTTCTAATACTATTGGTTATTTTGTTATTGGACTTTTAGGAGTTGATAAAACTTATGATAGCATATTTAAAACAGGTGCAGAGGCTAATGGAAATCCTGAACTTGTTAGAGCAATTGCTAATATGAATAGTAATAGAACAAAATTTGTTAACCAAATAAGCACTGTTGAAGACGATTTTGATAAATTTTTTGTGAATATGAAAGATGCTCTTAAAGAAGGTCACGCAGAGCACTTACTTAAATTATATCAATTATTGATAATTAAACAAGTTATAGGTAAAATAGTATGGTATGTATTAGCTGGAATCTTAATTAGTTCTATTAGTTATAATTTAGTAATAAGCATGGCTTGCGAAAAATCATTAGAAGAAATTAAAAGTGATTTTGAAACTGCTAGAGAAAGAGTAGAGCAATCTAACAGTGTATAATTATTTATTTAAAATACAAATCTTTTAAAATTTATATAGCATAATATTGTTAAATACGAAATTATTGCTAATATAATTACTGCTAACCATAAAGGTAATATTGTTTTATTTTTATAACCTATACCAAATTCGCGTGGTTTTCCATTTTTATCAAACATTATATTTGGTTTAGTTACCATTATTATGGCAAATAATAGTAAAAATACAATTATAGATACTAAATTTATATTTGTTACAACAAACTGTCTTAACATATTTAATATTATATTATATTTATAATATTAAATATTGCTTTATTGTTATAATTTTTTGTGTTTAAATTATTTTAACAATATTATTGGAGAGAAAGTGTAATATTTAACATTATTCCTAAACATATTTCACAAGTAATACTTTATGAAATTGTTTTTATAGATGTGCTTTAGTTTCTTCTTTTAGCACGTCGTGATTTTCGTTTTCTACCTTGTGCTAATGCGTCTCCTTGTGCGTATCCTTGTGCGTCTCCTTGTGTTCGTGTTTGTCTTCTTACAAACCCATGTTGTCTATATGGTAATAATGGAACCGTTATACGAGCATGTAATGGAACATTCATTGTTCCTATAATTGAATCACATACTTCTATTAACTCTGCAATTTCTTCTTCATTTGATGGCGGAAAATGATTACTTAATAAATTTCTTAATAAGTTTATTTGTTCATAAAGATTGGGTAAACGTAAGACACCTGCTACAGTTCTATCAGGTATTGTTCTTAATATATCATCTTTTATAGCACTTACTGTAGTTGGATCTGGATTTGTTCTTCTTAAAACAATTATAAATCTTATTAAATTATTATAAAAATTAGGAACACGTGTTTCAAACTCATTTTCAAAATCTTTTTTACTTACCATAGTTCGTCTACTTTTCTGGATTCTGGATGCTGCATAATCTCTTAATATCATATTTGTTACATCTCGTTGTGTTCCATTAAACATACTGGCCATGTGAACTTTTCTTTCTAAAAATCTATTTCCTGCTTTGTTATTTCTTTTTACTGTTTTACGAAATGTTTTACGCATTTTATATTATAAATATAAAATATAAAAATATATAATCTATCAAAAAATATATAAAAATATATAAAAATATAATAAAGTTTTAAATCGTAGCATAATGTTTTAAATCATAGCATAATGTTTTAATGTTGAACTAATAACATTAAATACATTTTCTACATTTACACTATTTCCTAATTGTTTATAACTTTTTTTATCATCAATTGCTAATTTAAAGTCTTCTGGAAATGATTGAAGTCGTGCACATTCGCGAGGTGTTATATAGCGTTTTTCTTTTCCATAAATAGGAATTTGCGATATTGCTACTAATGTTGGAAAATACTTACATTTTTTTACTCTTATTCCAGACTGACGAATTTGAATTAAATGATTAAAGATGCTATCATTTTTTGTAACAGGTCCTGCTTGCCATTCTAATTTTCCAAAAATTTCACGTTGTTTTAATAATGCTTTATGTTTTGTATACCAAGTATCTAAAATACCATAATATTTTTGTACTAATGGGCGATTTTTCTTAATATAGTCACGTTTCCATGCTGGAAATAAATTTAACTCTTCTTCACTATAATTAATAAAAGCATCATTAATCATTAGTGTAGGAGTGAGTTTTTCCCCTACTTCCATTTGTTTAATAATTTCATCCCACGCTTCTAATGTTTCTAAAATACTAGAATTAATATAATATTTTGAAGGCACATTGTTGCTGTTTATAAACTTATTAAAATCAATAGTTTTTGGATCAATAGTAGGATTTAAAACAATAGTAGGGTTTAACACAATATTAGGATTTTGAATAATTGATGCTTGAAATGTTTTAAGTACACATACAAAATAAACACGCTCTCTTTGTTGAGGAATTCCATAATTATGTGGCGATAATTGGAAAAGTGTTAAATTATAACCAATCAAATCTATTTTTTCTTTAATATAGTTAATTACTTCGCCATCACTTACTTTTAATATATGCTTTACATTTTCTAAAAACATAAACTTTGGTTTTTTTTCTTTGGCAATTCTAATTATTTCATCAAATAATAAACCTCGTGAATCTTTAAAACATTTTTTATTACCACCATTGCTAAACGCTTGACAAGGAAATCCCGCAGTTAATATATCAAAATCAGGAAGTTCAGTTGGGTTAATTTTTTTTACGTCTTCTACGGGTTTTATTCCATAATTGTCCAAATATACTTCACCACAATCTTTATCAATATCACATGCTAAAATACATTTTACGCCTAATTTTTTTAATGCTTGATGAAATCCACCTATTCCACAAAATAAATCAATAAAAGTTAGTGGTTCTTTTAATGAAATGGATTCCATTTATAATATTTTATAAATTATTATTAAACTATTTAGTAATAATAATTTTATTATTATATTATTATATTATTTTATTATTATTATTTTATTTTATTATTATTATTTTATTATTATTATTTTATTATTTTAATCATAATCTTCGGTTGGTCCATTTGCGTAATCACCATCGCCATCATAATCAAAATCATCATCGTCTGGAATGTTATCCATACTATATTCTTCAGCATCTATTGCTTCATCGTTGAATGTTTGTTCATCCATTGCTAGATCATATAACTCTTTATTCATTGCTGTAACATTATTATTTTGCTGTAATTTTTTCTCTTTTATTGCTTGTTTTTCTAGTGCTTCACGCTCCTCATCATAATTTTCTTTAACATATTGGGTTATACCTTTTTGCATTCCTTTATTCCATTTTTCTAATTTATTATTTTTTAAAATATTTTCAATTTCGCGTTCTTCATCAGAGAGATTTTTAAGGAAATCTGTAATTAAATCTTTTTCTTTTTCTTTTGCCATATTAATTTTGTCTTTAATTTTTTTATATCCATTATTAATTAAAGCATAATGATTATTCATTATGCTGGAATATTCTAGTATATAGTTTACGCTATTTTTCATAAATTCATCTTTTACATAATCATTTATTTGTAAATTTTGTAGTTCTAATATGAACTCTGTGTCTTCGTTAATAGTTAGTAGTTCATTGTATAAAGTATAAAATATATAATTGTAAAACAATACTACTACTTTCTCATCAAATATACTATTAATTTTTACTGTTTTAGACGAAGAATAATCACTCACCAAAAATTTATTATATAAAAATACAGGCATTAATTCTATTAATATTTTACATTTTTTAGAAATTATTTTAAGTGCCAATAATAATTCAGGTCGTGCATTGAAATTATTAATATTATTATAATATTTTTGCATTATGTTATAAATATCTTTATTATGAATATCCGATAATTTCCAATGTTTTGGAATTGCTCCATAGTTTACATTTTTATTTAAAATGATTGATGGAAAAATATATAAAAAATTCATAATATAATTTTGATAAAATTTAATGTTATCTACGTCAACAGTTATTTCTAAATTTTGAGTAAATTTAGCAAAATCACTTTTACTAATATTAGACTGTTTACTTATTGTTTGTAATATATTTTGCTTTAATGATGCTAGCGATTTTCCCAAGTAATTTTTGAAATTACGAAGCTCTAAATTTTCACTACTTACAATAGAAAAATCATCTAATAAACTTTCCAATTTATTTATAAGCTCATCATCTAATCTATAATAACTATTTTGCATATATGCTTCTATTAATACTCGCATTAGTTCAATATTATTTATAATAGGATAGTTTGTTGCTATATGTATTATATTTTTCTTACTTATAATATGTATTAATTCTACAAAGGAGGCAAAATTATAAACTTTGCCTTCACTTTTGAGAGAATCTATTATTTCTTTTAATTGCTTATTAGTATTAAACTCTAGCGGTTTATCTAAGCATAATCCTTTTAATTCTTCGTCTATTGGTAATAAATTAGCAAAATTACAAAAATATATAAATGCTTTATAAACTAACTCTTCGCTGAAACTTTGCGTTTGTGAATTTGCTTTTTGCTTAGTATTTTCTTGATTATATAACTGAGGAGCATAAGTTAATACATCAATACTATTTAATATATTATTATAAAAGTTAACTGTTTTATTATCTGTTAATATTGAATTATCTTCACTTATAAAATAAGCAATAGTATTTTTGCTTGAATTACAGCAAGCATTTTCTAAAAATGGATTATCATTTGAATTTTTTAATAGCGGAGTATTTTTTTTGACAACATTTTGAATTTTTTCTATAATATAGTAACTAGAAAAAATTGCTTTTGATTCTACTATTTCTTTAATATTGTTTTTTTCTCCACGAGAGAATGTTTCATATAATTTAGTTTTAAATCCATCATCTATTGCACTTATATTTTCAGATGAAATTTTAATATCATATAACGGAGGATTAAATGTATGCCAATTATTTATAGATAAATATTCTGGTATTGCGTCATCTACTACGTCTTCTGATAATAAATATTCACGCTTTTTATTTAAAAGAATTGTTAATCCTTTATTTACTATTATATATCTCTCTATAAGTGCTTCTATTTTTTTTATAATAGTGGATTCAGACATTTTTAATATACTATTCCACGGTTGTATTGAACTTTTTATTTTATTTGCTATACAAGCAATGTATGCTATTGTTGTTTTATCTTCTTCTCCATCTAATGGATAACCTTTAAATGATTTAATACATCCAGGAAATGTTTTTTTTGATTTTAAAGATGGAATATTTATTTGAATAGCATATATTATGAAAGTTAGTGTTAATAATAATAATGATGAATTATATGTTTCTTCATAACTCGGCATTGCTTTTACTTTTCCTTCTTTTTTTGTAGATTTTAATATAATTTCATCATATTGTTTTTTTGTTGGAATGCTTGAATTTTGAATAGTTAATACATTATTTATAATAAGTTCATGATTATGTGATATATTAATACCAATCATCAAACTTATTGCCTTTACTATGTTTAATATTATTTGATTATTTGGATTTAATGATTTTGTTTTGTTTAATTCTGTAACTTGTGCATCGGGACTAATAATAGTATATTCATTCTCTATTACAGCAGTTGTTTGTAATTTATATCCTTTCTCATCATACCCTTCATCAGTATTAAACGCAATTGATTTAATAATATAACCACTATATTTATCAACCCAATAGTTATTATCATCACTTAGAGTTCCTTGTTCAGCACATATATAATCTAATTCTTTTGTGAAATCCATTTTGTTAATAAAAGCATTTGCCAATTTTAATAAAAATAGTGGTATTAATTGTTGTCCTGTTTTAATGCAATATAACCAATATGGAATCTCATCTTTAATTGCTTCTCGTGTAAAATTTATACAGAATTTTTTTATTGTAGAATATTTAAATGCTATGTCTTTCATTTTTAATATTCCATCTCTCAATTTTATATATGGTGACACTATTTTATTTTCTTCACTCGCACTAGCATCTTCCAAACTTAATAAATAATTATTTATAGTTTCTTTATTCTTTTTATTTAGCATATTAATTGCTTGAATTCTTGTTTTTGAATTTTCATAATTTGTATTGATTTTGCCCTTAATATCTTCAATGCTTAAATCATATTTGCTTTCAAAATTTTTCAATATTTCATCTACTTCTTTATTCACATTTGCCTTTTTAGCATCCGCCAGTGTAACGCATTTATCATCTTTTGAAATACATTCTTTATTTGAGTCGCAAAAAATTTGATTTGACTCAATATAAAAATTATCTTCAAATTTAGGATCTATTATCCATACATCATTTGTTCTTAAATAAACATAATTCTTAGCGCTTCCTTTATCAACTAATATAGCATAATCACCATCTATTATTTCTCTTTTTTCATCTATTATTGCCTTTGCTTCACGATATGCTCGCGGTTTAATTATATTCATAACAGTCATTAGTTTATTAGCTAAAAAATCTATGAATTGTTTTGTATCCATAGTGCTGCGTTCAGTTTTGTATTCATTTAATATGCTATAGAAAGTATTATCATATATTGAATCAAAATATATAAGTTTATTATTATCATTTTCCAATGATTGCAATGTATTATATTTTTTAGACAATACATATTTTTCGCAAGTATTTTGCATAGTATCTAGTTCTCCTTTTAATATATCTTTTGACGAAACTTGCTTTTCTTGTGTCTCTTTAGTTTTTGTTACTTCTTTTTCTTTTTCGTATGCTTTTATGAAATTTTCAAGTAAATTACCTACTATTAAATCCATTATATTTTTATTAATACTTTGCATGAAAAATTCAGCACTATCTATTTTGACTATATAACTATACAATTCTTCATTATTATTTAATTGTTCTTCATCAATTTTATAAAAATTATACAGTTCATCTTTTAACTCTTTTGTCAAAAGAGTAAAAGAATAATTTATATTTGCTTCACGTTCGCTATTTTTGGCACTATCTTTAATAGTTCTTATAAAATTTGCAAAATTGGCTTCTTCATATTTATAATTTTTCTTATATAAATCTATATTTGAATTAATTATTTTTTTTATATTTTTATAGTCTGTTACATGTAAATTATACAAATCAATATTTAATCCTTGTAAATCATATACAAATTCTATTAAGTTATATTTACGATTTTCCAATGAGTTAGTTTTATATGTGCTAATGTATTCTTTAATAAACGAACTATTTGTAGGTATAAAAGATTCAAGCAAATAATTCATTTTTTCCAAATATGGAAGTTCTATTGAGTCATCAATAGTAAAATTTTTAATAGTTTGTAATAAAGTATTATTGTGAATAGTTGCGTGACTATTTACATAATTTGCCTTATTAGAGTTTTCCAAAACATATTTATTATAAAGCGTATTTTTATTTAATAGCTCATGATAATTTATAAAATTAAGATTTAAGTTAGCTCTGTCACATATATTAGTATAAGGACTATTAATTTTAGAAAAATTAAATACAGGCAAAGGCAGTGTAATAAAACCTATTATATTTACAAAATCATTTTGAATCAATTTAGTTGTTTTATTGAATTTTTTATTATTTACATAATAAGTTTCTAACATATTTAATCCTTCGCTATACACATCAATAACAAAGCGACTTTTCGATAATTCGCGTTTATGTATGCTATAATTATAAAAATCATCAACAATAGAATTTACCATCTCTATTTGCGTATTAACACTGATATTCTCCTCACTATAATTAGAATAATTATCTAATAATTGGATTAATGATTTTATATGCTCCTTATAATTATTTATTTTTTCTTTTGAACTATTGTTTGCCCATTTTAGTGATATAGTATTTATTGTTTCAATAAATTCACCTAAATGTTGATAAGTATATGCATCATTATCTTCTAAATACTCGGTATCATTATTTTCACTTATTATTAAATTGCGCACATTTGATAACACTGGGAGTATATAATACAATTTTTTATTTAAATTAAATAATTGTTCTTTTAAATGTTTATAATGTTCACCACGATCTTCCATTAATGAAGGATTGTTATTTGCATCAAAATAAGAATACATAGTTCGTAATTGTATATAATAATTTATTTCACTGTGAATTCGATTAATCACTTCTTCAGTGCGTTGCTCTGGTAAATAAGCATTTATTAATTTATCTAAATAATCGTTCGTTTGTTTATCTAAACTATAGCGCTGTTCTTCTTCTGAAACGTTTATTTCATGTTCTAAATCATCTAATTCTACTCCTAATTCAATATTATCTATAATTACATTTTCTAAATCAGATTTATCATCATATACTTTTAAATCATAGTCTAATTCTTGCTTAGTATCTTGATTTAAAAAATTTTCTTCTGTGTCATCATGTGATAATCCTGAATTTAATTTCTCTTCTTGGGAAACAAGTAATTTTGTTTCATCTATTTTTTCACGAACTACTATTTTTTCAATATTTAAATGTTCTGGAATACCAGAATAAGCAAAATCAATATATAATAAATCTTTTTCTGGTAATGTAGTAATTTCAATCATATCATTTTCTATATTAGTAATAATACCATTTAACACTTTTGGTATTGGTTCTCCAAAATAAATAGATATATATTTTTTCATTTCTAAATTATTTTGAACAATAAAACTTGGACTTTTGTGTCTACTTAATAATAATATATTTGCGATTGATTCTTCTTCTAGTTTTCCAGATTGAGTTATATTTAATGTAATTATTTTTTCAGCACTTATTAATACTATTTTTTCTTTGTTAATAAATTTGATAAAATATATTTTATCATGCAATGAAGTATTTGTGGGTGCATCAAACTGAATAATATCTCCCAGTTGAAGTTTAATATTACTTGTTAGTGTTGATAATAGTGGAGGTCCTACTTGCTCCTCTTCTTCCTCTTTCTCTTCCTCTTCTTCCTCTTCTTCCTCTTCTTCCTCTTCTTTCTCTTCTTCCTCTTCTTTCTCACGTTTCTCTTGCTCCTCGCGTTCCTCTTCTTTCTCTCCCAAATCTTTTACTTCTTCCAATTTACTCATAACAATATTATATTTATAATAGAAATTAAAATAATTCTAATATTATTTCCAGTTAAATAATATTAAAATAAAATGTATAATTAGTAAATATTTATGACTAACAAATATTTATGACCTTTAAATATAATATTTAAAAGATTTAAAGATTATTTGTGATGTAATATTATTATCTTAGATTAATTTCTATGGTAACTATTACAAATTCAATTAATCTTAATGTTACAAGTGTGTTAAATAACGAATTCAATAATTTTAATATTAAAAAATATACTTTCAATAATAATGAATATAAGATTATCAGACATGTTAAGGAGAAATTAAAAAATATTGATTTTTATAATGAGCATGAAAAATATTTAGAAACTTCTAAATATCGTTCTGTTATTATTAGAAATAATAAAGTTGTGTGTTTTGCACCAGAAAAATCATTAGAGTATTCTCTTTTTGTAGATAAATATAGCACAGAAAATAGTTGGTTAGAAGACTTTATTGATGGAACAATGATTAATGTGTTTTATGATAATATTAAAGAAACTTGGGAAATTGCTACGCGTTCTACAGTTGGTGCAAATATTGTTTTCTTTAATGATGTTAAAAATTATAAATATTTTGATAATAACAATTATTTCAAAGATTATTATAATCTTACATTTCGCTCTATGTTTTTTGAAGCGTGTAATACTTGTAATTTAGATCTAAATTGTTTAGATAAAAAATATGTATATAGTTTTGTATTACAACACCCATTTAATCGTATTGTTACTCCTATTCTTACCCCCGTTATTTATCTTGTTAAAGTATATGAAATTATTCATCCTATTAATAATGTGCTAAGTAGTGATAATTTAAACCATGTTATTATTAATGAAATCGATATCCAATCATTAGTAAATGCTCCGCCATATATATTTATTAATAGCAATATTAAATTTGTTAATAAGTATCCAGTGACAAATTTTCAAGAAATTAAAGATTATTATTCATCTGGCAATGCTGGATATAATTGTGTTGGGTGCTTTTTATATAGCAAAGACGGAACACGTAGCAAAATTAGAAATGCGAGTTATGAAGAAGTACGAAAACTTAGGGGCAATCAACCAAAACTGCAATTTAATTATTTAACTTTAAAACAAGAAAATAAAGTGGGAGAATTTTTACAATATTACCCTGAGCATACTGTAATTTTTAATAAATTTAAAATTGCCGTGTATTATTATACTAATAATTTATTTATGAATTATATTAGTTGTTTTGTTCGCAAAGAAAAACCATTAAAAGAATATGAATTTGAATATAAAACACATATGTATAAATTACATGAAAAATATAAGACCGAACTAAAACCAAACCAAAAATCTATTGATAAAAAATTTGTAATTGATTATGTAAACACTCTACATCCAGCACAACAAATGTTTTTAATTAATTATAAGACACCTTCAGTTAAAAGAAGTCGCACAATGAATTATGATACTAGTGTTACTAGTGCTAATAGTTGTCCAACAAGTATTATTAGCGAAACTTCTAAAGAAGAACAAGCGGAAAAAGAAGAAATGGATTGCTCTATTTGAATAATAAATAATTATTTATAATAAATATTTTAAAAACAAAATATTTATTATATACATAACACATAATGGGAAATATATGTGACATATTTTCTTTTAATAAAGAATGTAATAAAGAATGTAATAAAGAATGTAATAAAGAATGTAATAACGATAAAAAAAATAATAATACAAATCATGTTCCGTTTTTAGATATTTCTAATATTTATTATGATGAGAATGCCGAACCCCCATCTTATAGCCAGTTACGTAATGCTAAAAATAATGAATACAATAATTTTTTTTTACAATGTGATTAAACAGTTTGATTTATTCTACTATTTACTTTGAAGTAAAATATTCTTTAATAGAATTGATTAGCAAAATAGAACTATTAATACATTCTTCAAAATTTAGCAAAATATCATCTTTGGTAATCGGATTTTTATAAGACAATTTAATAATACTAAAATTGTCGTGAGGATGCTTCTTCAAGAAACTAATATAATTTAAATTTTTAGAATTAATGAAATATTTATCATAAAAATTGAACTCAATAATTTTTCCAATAGTGTAATCCTCGTTTTCTAATCTAATACTATATGAATTTTCCATAGTATCTTCGATTTCTTGGATAAAATCCATATTTTCTTTAATTAATTTTAAAGAGTTAAATAATTTTTTAATTAGTAAATTTGTGGCAATTTCAACCAGTTTAAAATTATCATATATACCAATTGTTTCAACTATATAATCAAAACTATCTGGTTCATAAATACGTTTAGCATCTAAAATCATCCAATCTTTTTTCATAGTTTCAATTTCTTCTTTTCCATACTTTAATTTTAACTCAGTTTCTTTTAATTCCCAAGCATCTTTAATTTTTACTTGATCCAAAGTATTTCCATAACTACAAGTACTTACTACATTAAACATTCCATCATTCTTAGCATTACTAATAGTAAATTTTGCTTCTAAATGTAATTGCTCTTTATCCATATTTGAATCAATTTTAGGTCTTAGACGAAGCAAATCAACGTAATCACCACTAATTAAATCAGGAGGAAAGATTTTTTGCACTTCTCCGCGAGTTAAATATTTACCTGTTTTAACATTTTTAATTTGAAAATCTTCACTTGTAATATAAGTAATAACATTTGACTCATTGCCTTTATTTACTTCTAAAACATATTCCTCATATGGAAAATCTTGTAAAGCATCAATATGAATAGGAATACAACTTAAGCGTTGTTTAATTAATTCATTGTTTAAGCGAGATTTATTAGTAAAAATTTTCACATTATTTTTTTCATATGGATAACTTTCAATAGCAATAACTGGAATTTCTGATAAAATTACTCGACGCAATCCATTAGCATAACTAACATTTATGTTACTTAATGTGAAGGTTAATGTTCCGTTTTGTTCTTGCACATTTGAAATTTTTGCTTTAGTAGACATTTATAATTATATAAATATAAATACATCTTATATTTTTTCAATTTTTATTTTAATTGTTTTAATTGTTTTAATTGTTTTAATTGTTTTAATTGTTTTAATTGTTTTAAATAATTAGTTTAATTATATATTAAAAATTATTAATAAAAATTAATAATATAACTTTTAAGATGAGCTGTATATTATATTATAGCAATTTTTGTGAGAATTGTAAAAAGTTATTAATAATATTGTCTAAATCAGGAATTAAAAATAGCATTCATTATATTTGTATAGATAAGCGAATACAAAAAAATAACTCAACTTATGTAATACTAGAAAATAATCAAGAAATACTATTACCAAATACTATTACTGCTGTACCAGCACTAATGTTAATTAATGATAACTACAAAGTTTTATACGGTGATAATATTACTAATTATTTAAAACCAATAGAACAGGTCGTTGTTCAAAAAGCAACTAATTTTAATGGGGAACCATCAGCATTTAGATTTGATGGAATGTCTAGTGGAGTAGTATCTGATAATTTTAGTTTCTTAGATCAAAATAGCGATGATTTATCAGCAAAAGGAAGTGGCGGTTTAAGACAATTATATAGTTATGCTACTATTGATTATACTGATAAAATAGAAACACCTCCCGATGATTATGTTCCTGATAAAGTAGGAGAAGTAAATATTAAAAATTTAGAGCAACAAAGAAATACAATGACTGGTTAAATACAATGACTGGTTAAATACAATGACTGGTTAAATACAATGACTGGTTAAATACAATGACTCATAAAAATATATTAAATTTATAATATAATTTATAATAATTTTATTATTTAAAGTGATAATATTATTTTTACTATTAATGACTAGTATTAATAATAGTAAATTAATATTAGATACTAATAAAGCTATTACATTGATAAACTTTTATAAAATTTTTAAAGATTTAATAATTGATCTAAATACTAGTTTTAAGGATAAAATAGGAGTAACTATTCAAAACAATAAAGATTATCAAAATATTATAAATTATTGTTTACCTAACTATAAAGATAATATAAACGCCGATGAATATGTTAATTCATTAGAATTAACTTCTATAAGTGCAGATTTTATGGAATCTATTAATAATGTATATGAATATTGTAAACGCACATTTGCTGTAAGAAGTATTGATATTTTATATCAAAATGAAGATATTTTTCTAAATAAACCAAATGTTAAAGTTAATGATGAAAATCCACAAACTATTAATACAATGTTTTTACCAGATATCGAATTTTCGGAATTATACTATGACGATACGAGCGAAAAAACAAAACAAACATTATGGAAATATTTACAACTTATATTATTTAATATTATAACTACAATTGATGATATTTCTTTTTTTGGCGATTCACTAGAACTACTTAAAATTATCGATGGTGAAAAATTTTCATCTAAAATACAAAGCACTATTGAAGAGTTATCAAAAATATTCTCATTTAAGGAAAAAACAGATATGAATACTGATACAAAAGATGATACAAAAGATGCTACAAATACTGAAACAAAAGATGACATAAATGACGAAGCAAGTGAAAAACCTGATTTTGCTAAAATGTTTGATACATCTAATAATCCATTTAATATGTTTAATGATATGTTTAATGATGTTAATGAAAAGAATGAGTCATCAGAAAATAATGAGTCATCAGCAAATAATAATGATTATACTATTCCAGATAAGGAGGAACTTTTTTCACACATTAATAAATTAATTAATGGCAAAATAGGGTCACTTGCTAAAGAAATTGCCGAAGAAACAACTAAAGATATGGACTTAGATGCCGAAAATATTACTGATGTAAATGATGTGCTAAAAGGATTTATGAAAAATCCTGCAAAATTATTAGGCCTTATTACTAAAATAAGCACAAAAATAAATAGCAAAATGAAAGATGGTTCATTAAAAGAAAGTGAACTCTTAGAGGAAGCAACAAATATTTTTAAAAATATGAAAAATATGCCAGGAATGGGAAATTTTAATGATATTTTTAAATCTATGAATTTAGATCAATTTATGCCAAAAGGAGGTAAAATTAATCCAACTGCTTTTCAAAATATGATGGAACAAAATATAAAAATGTCTAAAATGAAAGAAAGAATGAAGAAAAAGGCAGAGAGTAAAGGTGAAACTGCCAATAGTGAAACTGCCAATAGTGAAAATACTAAAACAAATGTAAATTATGGACAAAATTATGATTCTAATAAATCTAAACCTTTTGCTTCTGATAATATTAAATTAGATGATTTGACTTCCAATCTCTCAGTTTTAATGGAAGAAATGAAAAATAATACAAGTTTTATTGATGATATTATAAAAAAACAAGGACAACGAGATGCTACCAATAATTCTATGTCTAGTGATGAAAATTCTAAACGTAAATCTAATAATAAACGAAAGGCAAATAAGAAAAAATAAATATATTTAAATTCATTTTTATTTAGAATAGAATTTTAATAATTATTTTTATACAAAATAATTATTAAATTTATTAAAATTTATTATAAAGGTATTATAATATAATAAATTATGACTGGTAGTAATGAACCTTATATAGGAAAAAATGTTGGTCAGTTAACAGATACAAATAATTCTAATGATTCTAATGATTCTAATATTATTACTAATAATATTAAATTAGATATTACAAAAAATCAAACTAGTCTTAATGAAAATGATGAAAATGATGAAACTGATGAAACTAATGAAAATGATGAAAACGAAAATAGTGCAGCTAATACATTTTGGTTAAATAATCCCATTATTTTATTTGATAAAAACGCTATTACTCAATTATGGCCACTTGAAAATATGACACGAGAACAAAAAATAAATGCTATAACAAGATTAATTATTTTATTAACATTAATAGGATTTCTATTTCTAAATGATATAAAAATTTTAATTACTGGAATAATTGCTATACTAATTTTACTATTTACATATTATATATTAAATAAAAATGCTAATTTAAATAAATTAAAAGAAACATTTAGCAATGAAGAAATATATGAAAAGGTTAAACATAATTTTACTAATCCAACTTCAGTAAATCCAGTAATGAATATATTATTACCCGAAATACAAGATAATCCAAATAGACTCGAAGCTGCTCCATCATATAATAATGCTGTTAAAAATATTATGAATGAAGAAACAAAAGATTTTATAGTTAATAATTTTGATAATAATCAAAATATTAAAGAAAATTTATTTAATAATGAATCAGATAATTTTGAATTTGAACAATCAATGAGGCAATTTTATACGACAGCAAATACACGAGTTCCTAATAATCAGGCTGAATTTGCAAGATTTTGTTACGGGAATTTGGCTTCTTGTAAAGATGGTGATGTAGAAATGTGTTTTAAAACATAAAATTTTTTAGAATTTTAAAATATAGCAAAACGTAAAAAATATTTGGCTATATTTATTAATATAATTAATATAGCAAAAAAATAATATATTAAATTATTATAAATGACTTCAACTATTGCTTATCCATATATTTTTGATTCAATGTCTAGACTTGGCAATGATTCTCCAGCAATCGATCAACGTAATATTCAAAATGTAAATAATGCAAACTATAATTTAGAAAATTATTATCCTAATTGTCCAATGACTAAAGCGCAAGATTTTGCTTTAACACAACCGTATATTTTTTATAATAAAGGTTTACATGAAGGAGGTATTAAAGGTTGTGAAATTGAAGCAAATAATGAGTTAAAATTTACTCATATTTCACGCCCAGCATGTAAATTAACATTAGTAACTAGACCTTTTTTAACTGTTCCTTATTTAGGAAAAGGTTTAGGAGATTGTGATATGGAATTTCAATTAAAAACAGGACAATTTGACTTAAATAAAAAAACGGTTAATAATACTATGGAGCAATCTTTTTCGGATTATAAAAATTATCCATTAATTGATACTATAAAAGAATCTGTTACAAATAGTGCTTATATTATTGAAGATGATGCTATGAAAGGTTGGCAACGAGGAGGCATGAGTGCACGTGAATTTGCACGCAATCAAGATACTAAACATTAAATATGGTATTTAATTAAATAGTTATTTTTTATTAAATATATTAAATATATTAAATATATAGTATTGAATTAAATATATATTTGTTATTTTATATATTTAATGTCATTAAATTTTAATTCTTTAAGCATGTATTATAATAATATAGCAAATATAAATTATAATAATGAATTTTTATGTACTTATAAAAGTTTAGATGAAGAATATTATCAAACTTTATGTTATCAAATTCAAATACTACAAGCATTAAATATTAGTAAATATGATGAAGTTATTATATCTAATCATATTGAGAAAATTTATTATTTTTTACAAAATTATTATGAAATTGATAGTATTTTATTAGCATTAAAGGAAAAATATAAAAATACAAGTATTGCTCTTGTTATAGAAAATAATAATTCAGCATTATTTCAAATGTTATTTAGTTATGATTATTTTGATATTTTTCATAAATGTTTATCCCACTATTTGAGAGATAAAAAACTTGAAAAAGAACTCGATACTAATAAAAAGTATTTTTGTGAATTAAAAAATCTTATAATAAAATAAATTATTTAAGGGTTTTTTGTATCTTTTATTGATATATTGTAATACTAGTATTCAATATTTTTTTCGTAATTGAATATTTATTATGATAATACATTATAAATATTTAATAAATTTTTAGGGGTTTTTAATATACCATTTTATACCATTACCCATGGTATATAAATCTCCCTTCTAAACTATTATTCTTTAATATAACTACTTGTGCATAATTTTTTTATTATTTTATCATCATTATGTTGCTTATTGTTTGCTATTGCTACTAATGTATGTGTATAATAATTTTGTTTATTTTCATTGTTTTGAAAATCAGGATTTTCTTTTGTCCATTTACTTAGTGCATAAAATTGTTTAGTTGATACATCTTTTATGACTCTTTTAATTTTTTCTTTATTTGTATCTTTTTCCCAATTATCATCATCTTTTATATATAATGATTCACGCTTTATATCTGTACAATGAATAGGTCTTTGATATAATCCTAGTTTATTCATATTTTCTATAATTACATTACTTAATCCATTTACTAATCCATTATGTTTTGTGTAATCTAATTGTTGTAAACTAACTTCTATTGATTTAATAAAATCACTCATATTTATAGCATCTTTGCACTTTTCATTTAAAAAAACTTGAATGTTAAATTTTTGATTTGTTGTTGTAATATTATTTCCCACTTTTGGAATTAATTCTTTTATTGTATTAGTTAATTCTTTAATTTGATTTTGCTGTTGTTTTACTACTTCTAATATTAATTCTTTTGATAACATTAATTGATAATTTAAATTATTGTTATTTTCATGATCCATACATTTTTTTTTATGTCTATATAACCCAGAACTGTATTTATAGATTTTATTACAATTAGCGCACGTGTAATTCGTTTGGGGTTTTTTGGGGTTTTTTTGTATATCATTTGTATCATTTTCTCTTTTTATATGCTTTTGGGTTGATAAATGTCTAACATAATCTTTTTTATTACACGTTACAAAGTCACAATACACGCAAAAAAAATTTTGGGGTTTTTGGGGTAAAATTTGTGTATCCATTATATACCATTATAGGATATATAAAAAAACCCCTAAATATTTTTTTATTAAAATATATTTTACAAAAAAAAATATGCTCTGTGTTTCTTAATATAAATTTTGGAAATTTATACCTTAAAGGTCTAAATGTGTTTTTAGAAAACATTATTTTAAAATTTTATAAAAGGTCAAATATATATAAAACTGGACATTTATAAATGTCCTTTTTCCAAAAAAATTCTGAAATTTATTTTCCCAAAATTTACACATTTACATATTTACATAGTTTTAATAATGCTAATAAATAATTTATATTATATAAATATTATATACCATAAGTGTATTATAAAGATTATGAACACTTTTTTCCATATTTCTAATATATAATATTTTTCAAAACTGCAAATATGTTATTTTGAATTATTATTTCAAATTATAAAAATTTAAAATAATAATTTACATTATATAATAATATGACTTCAACTAGAAATAAAAATACTCAATTAAATTATAATTTAGAAAAATCTAATACGGAAAAATTATTACGTGAAAATCTATATTTACACTCATCATCAGGAAGACCAATTAGCGAGTGTATTCCTTCGTTGGGATATATGCCAACTCATATATCTAGAGAAGCACTATCTCATAATTCTATAGATATAGAATCACAATTAAGAGGTATTGGTTCGACTAATTTAGAAACTCCTTACGAACCTATTATCCCAAGTATTATAAATCTAGAATTTAAAGATTTTTTTGATAGGCAACAAAATATTATAATGCCTTATCCTATGGTCTATGAAAATAATCAGCGACCTATATTATCATAGTATGTATTATTATGATCCTATATATCTACCTTTACCAGTATTAAACATTACTAAAGGTGTGTATTTTACTGTGTTATTACAATACGGATCGGGAGATACATTAATGTTTATTACATTATTTTGTGATGCATTAGTAGATTGTAAGTTTCTGATACATTCTTGAGAGAATTTATTTCTAGATTTAGATTTGACTATATTTGCAAAATTCTGTTTCTTTAGTGAATTTGATATAAAAGCTCTATTGTTTTTAACTGATTCATGTTTTATTGCATTTTGTTTAGCTGCAATTTTATCACAATTAGAAGTAATACAAGTATCGCTAATTTGATATTGATTAATAAACCCTCTGCCCTCTATAAAATTTTTATCATATGGTTCTATAGATAATAATCTGGGAATATTATTTAACCCAATAATTCCTTGTATCATTCTTCTCGATAAATTACTGCCGTTTTGAGATGGAATAAAAGCAGCATTTGTAGTTGATGTGCGTGCTCCTGTGCCACGATATTGCTCAATTGCTTTTGTTAATGTATCTATTGCATCGTCAAATTTTATTTCAATATTATTATTAGGATATCTAAATTTTGGATCAGGGTCGTTAATAGGATCATGATAAATATAAATACAATCTACATTAGTAAAATCACTTCCTCCAGAAGTTACAAAATAATTTTCAAATGTAAAAGTATAAAAGTTCAATAATGTAAAACCAAATTCAGAATTTCTAGTTAAATTTAAAGTTTCAAGTGATAATAATATATCTAAATTATTAGTTAAATTAAAAACTTGACTATAATTAAATCTTAAATCATAACCGTTATCAGCATTTATTGGTATTAAATTTTTCAGTAAATCATTAATATTATTAAGTTTTATAATAGGATTTTTGTTAAAATTTTTAAATTTTACATTTATTGCTTCATTTACTGCTTTTGGAATCACAGAATATATGTTATTAGAAATATTATTTAATCTTGCTAAGTTATTAAAACTATTTTTATAATAATTATTGCTTATAGCATTAAAATAATTATTAAAATTAATATTAAAAACTTTACTTGTTTGAAGTTCTCTGATATAATATAATATACTACTAAATTTTATTGTATTATTAATATTATAATTACTAATATCATAATTGTTAATATTATAATTATTAATATTATAATTTAATGAAATATCTAGTAAATACTTCTTAGTAAGATTTGGTCTAAGAGGTATATAATTATTAGAATTATTTATTATGCTTGTATTTATTTCTTTTTGAAATATCATAATTGAGTTATTACTAGATAAATGTACATGGTTATATATATCACTTTGTGTAATTCCTGTTACTTGATTGCCCAATCCTAATAAAATGAGATTTGAAAAATCTCTAGCCAAATTTTTAGTTGAATTATTAAACTTTAAATCTTTGCTATATAAATTACTAGTTCTATCTAATACTTTTACATTATTAATAATTATTTTTCTTGAACCAAAAATAATTTTGCTATTTTTCTTTATATTTTGTAGTGTGTCAAAATTATTAGTTTTAATTAAAAAAGTTTTAATAATATTATTAGTTAAATTTAAAGTTGTATAGTTTACTAAAGCTGTATTAGTTGAACTAAAATCATATAATACATCAAATTCATAGTAGTTAATATGTTTAAAATCTAATGTAAATTTATTATAAGACCACATATTACGATATATTGAATAATTGCTATTGCTTTGTAATATATTTAAACTAGTATCGTCAGATATAACACCAATGGTAGGAACATTATAAATGTTATCAATTAATACTTTATTAAAATTATTGGAATTAAAGTTTATAACACTTGAAGTATCTATTGTTGTATTTATAAAATAAAAATCATTAGAAATATTAATAATTTTAAAACCAAGAGTATTATAATCTATATCATTAGTATTGTCTATTTTTGGTATTTCGGTATTATTGAATATAATAGTTGTATACTTATATAAATAATTACTAATATTAATTTTATAAATATCTGAGTTGCTTACATAATAATTTAAATGATATATATAGCGATTACTAGTATTAGTTATATTATTTATATTATTTATATTATGTGATGTATAATTTTCAAAATATGTATTTTGTAAATCTTCAAACAAATAATTTTTTTCATAATCTATATTGTTTAAATTTTTTGTAAATAATATTTTACCATTGCTATTAGTAGATGCATCAAAAATAAATTTCATATTATTTTTTATGTTATTTTGTGTAATTAAACTACAAGAAGTAGTATCTATTTTTCCACTCAAAATTATTCTATTTTTTATGTCATTATTATTATTATTATCAATATTATTATTATCATTAGCAAATATAGAAGCTAAACTATTACTATCTTGAATAATATTTTCTTTTATATATAAAAGATTTCCAACATTATTCAAATTTACAATATTCTTTGTTAAAATAATATAATTATTCATGGTATTAGGAATACTGTTAAAACTCATAGTTATAGTATATATATTTATAACTATGAATATTAAAATTATAAGTTATCACAAAATTTATATAGTAATGAAAATATAAAAAATATATGTATTTATGTTAATACATCTGTATCATTAAAATACCATTGTGAAGCCAAATATTGACCTTTTGAAGATTTTTCAATATTGCTATTTTTCCTAACTGTAAGATTTGGACCTTTAGTAGTAACTGAATCTATTTCTAAGGTTCCAACAGCATAATTATAATATTTTAAATCCGATAAATTACCAGCAAATCCACCATTATAATTTACATATAAATTATCATAATTTTGTTTAACAATATTAGATAATTTATGACGTTTTGTTAAATTTCCATTTATATATATATCACAAATATTTTGTGATGTAACTCGTATAATAACACCCACCCACTTCTTAATAGGTATTGCGTCTACATATATATCATCATAATATGCTTTTTTCACACTTTCATTGTTATGAAACACATTTAATCTTACCAACATTCCTAAAACAGGATAATTATCTATTAAATTATCACTCAAATTTTTCTTTCCATTATATAAGTATACACCGGGAGCATTATTCGGTCCAAATAAACCACTACCTCCTTCACCTTGTGAACTTGGTGGAGAACCTTTGTTAAAAACATGTTTATAATCTATGCTTTCATTATAGTTTATATTGTTAACATATATCCAAAATGAATATGTAAATTCAACACCTCCATATTCGTTTATACTTCTTAAAATAGGAATGGATGTTTTTTGTCCTAAGTTTTGCGTGATAGTTAATGCCTCTGTAGCATCTTTCATTCCACTTATTAAATATGGTGTTTCTGATGGAGAAATAAAATAAGATACAATTTTACTTCCAACATAAAATAATATTGAAAAAAGAATTAATACTCCTAATAAGAAAGTTACTCTTGCAATCATTGTATTTGAAGATAAAAATCCACTAAAATCTCCAAGTTTTTTTTGTGTTTCAAATGGTATCATTGTATTAAAATATTTATTAATATTTCCAAATATTCCTCCATTTGCATTCATATTATTTATATATTAATAATATAAATAATATAATTAATATTATATATTTTATTATATATTTTATTATATTTAAATTTGAATACTTCCTTTTTCTTTGTTATATTCTAAAAAGCTTACTTTTAAGCTATATTTATTAAATAATGTAGCAGCCAGAGATGCGTTTATTCCTTCTTTATAAAAATTATAAGCATCTTGTGGATTACTAGACTCGCCAATATAGCGAATGCGAGTAATAAAACCTTCAAAACCAATATTATTAGGATTACTAGAAGACATATTTCCTAAATATATATTTTTTGGGGTTACTGTATCATAATAATTTTTATATAATCCATGCATCATAAATGAATTTCTTAATTTACCATCTAAATATACATCTAATGTTCGGGTATCAACACTTATTGTTAAATTATTCCATTTTTGAACTGATATATTAGGTATTTTGTATCTGGTATAATATGTTTGAAGAGGTTGAGCAGTCGTTCCTACTCTATCTTGGAAGCATTCTATATCTATAAATAAATTATTTTCATATTTGTCTAATGCTATATTAATATTTTTAGGAAAGATTGTTCCAGCAGCCGATGTTGCTTGCATATGTTTTGTGCTAATACCAGAAAGACTAGTTGTTAGTTCGGGTATTGTACCAGATGCTGGACTGTTTGCCATATATAAGATATTTTTCTCTCTTGAAATATTATTGCCCCAATTATCTATATAAAACCAAACACTCAATGTAAAATTAGATGAAGTAGTTTCGGGTATATCTTTGGCAAGTATTGTATTAGTGCTGGAAGTTGTTTCTGAAACACTTGTTGGTGCTTTTGATGCTTCACACATTTTGTCGTAAATTATATTTGTTTTGAAAAATACATTGTTTAATCCCCATAATAATACTAAACTAAGAATTACTAAAATAATTATATTTATAGCACTCATTATAAAATATTAATATATAAAAATATTATAATGTTTTAAAATTGTTTAATATTTTTGTATTTTTTTGTATTTTTTGTATATAATATTTTTCTAAATTAAATTTTTATTTTTAGTTAAACTATATAAAAATTGTATGGAATCAGGAGTTTTTATTTTATCAAAATAAAATATTTCTTTAATACTTCCATATATACCATCGTGTTCACCAATAGTTACACTATCTCCTATAAAATATGGTGTTACATTATTTTTAGAACCTACTAATTTACCATCAATAAAAACATCTATAATATTATTTTCATAATTAATAACAAAATATAACCATTTTTGATGCTTTACATTAGTCATTTCATATATAGTATCTAATTGATCTGCTTTATTGTTTATTGTTCTAGATTTTATAATAATTTTTCTGGAGTTTCCATTGTAATATATAACGGGTTTAAATCCGTAATTAAATAATTCTGTATCTTTTGTATAAGCAATAGAGGTATTTGTAGGTTGTGGATTTATATAAATATAAAAACTTATGCTATAAGTATAATTATAAGGAAATTTTTTATGGATTTTTGTAGAATCATAATATTTTGTTCCTATATTATATTGACCATTTAAATCATCTTTAAATAATTTAAAATCATACCCTTTAGTATTATCAGAAATATTATTCTTACTATTATAATATTCATTTCTTACAACATCTTCATTTGAACTATTTTCAAGTGAATTAGTATTGCTAGAACTATTCGTGAAATTTGCAGTTAAAACTGAAAACATATTACTCAAATTATTAGTTGTAGGTGTATTTTCAAAATTAAGATTATTGTTGAAGTTTGGAATACTAATATTATCAGTAACATTTTTGTCTAAATTTTGATATTTTCCTAAAGTTTTCTTTTCATTTAAATAAAAAGGACCTTCTCCAGATAAAAGATTATTTTTATTATGTTTTGCTAAATATGTAAATAATAAAGGCAATAAAAATATTAATGTTATTAAAATTATTAATATGAAAAATAATAAATATATAGAAGATGGTGTTAATTTTATATCTTTATTTATTTCATCTACTAATATAATTAATAAACAAGGAATAAAAAATATAATATTTTTTAATAAATCTAATATATTTTGGAAATAATTTTTAGATGTCTTTTCTTCACTAGATACTTCAGTGTTGCTAGTATGTTTTATAGAAAATATTTTTGCTATAATTGCAAAAATAACAATAATTATTAATACTCCCAATATATTTTGTGTAATATTGAAAATATTATTATTAGTTTTGTGCAAATATAATATAAAATTAATTGTCAATACCGGAAATAATATTATTAAAAATAATATACCAACTTGCTTATACATGTGAATAAAAGAATTATCAGGTTTCAAATAATTATATTTTTCATTATAATGTTTATGAACATAAAATATGAAAGTATATATGGTAAATGCTAGCATAAATAGCCACATAATTATTTCATATTTAGTATTTTTAATTTTAAAAATGTTTTGCTTCTCATTTAAATAATAAAATAATCCCAATATTGTTACTAATACTCCTATTATGTAAGAATAATAATATTTCTCTGTACTAGGCAATGGTGGTACCAAATGCCTTGCATACATTTGACTATCTATGAATTTTTGAGAAAATTCTTTTGCCTTAGCAAACATAAATAATATATTACATTAGCATTATATTATTTATAAACTCAATATTTGTAAACTCAATATTTGTAAACTCAATATTTGTAAACTCAATATTTATAAACTCAATATTTATTTATAGATTTTCAAAAGCAGTTTTTTTACCATGACAATCTCTACATAGTGCTTCTAAATTTTCAATATTATTTGAACCTCCATATTCTAATTTTTTAACATGATCTACTTCAAACCAAGCAGGTAACTGTTTTTGACAATGTTTACAATGCCAATTTTGTGAGGCAGCTACATATTTTTTTTTTGTTTCACTAACACTTCTTTTTGTTGATATATTTCCGGAAGACAATATTTTTTGCTGTTGTTTGGATAAATAGTTTTGATTATTATTTATTGAAGTTAATAAATTTTGTGTTTGTTGAATATTAACAGGACTAGAAAAATTAAAATTATTATTCAATTCATTTGTTATTGATTTAGATGTTAAATCAATAATAGGACTTATAAAACTTGCTGTATTTCTGTCAATTGGTAAATATTTTATATAACTGTTAGCATGAGTTACGAGTTCTTTATAGTTTCCTGGATTTTTCTTAATAAATAAATATACACATAAACCTATAAAGGCAAATAATGCCATTTTGTAATATTTTTCATAGTGTTTGAGCTTATTAATTAATTTTCCTTCAAAATATGTGTTTGCTAATACAAAAACAGTTATTAAAAAAATAATTATTTCTAGTTTCATAATATTAATATTTTATATATAAATATATTATTACTAGAATAATTACAATTATTAAAGCACCAAAAATATATTTTTCTTTATTTTTGCGTTCATCGTTCTTTTTAATTTCTTTTAATTTGTAATTTTCATAATATTTATTTAAAGCATCATAATATGTTAATTCAGGTTTGCCTAAATAGCTATTAATTTTATTATGTATAAAATGAACCCATTTTGATAGTGATTCTCTCGAATCTAAATATGGTGTTACTGGATAAGCATCTAAAAATTTACTAAAAACACCTCCTATATCAGAAACTGGCAAAAAAAGAGGTAGATTTGTTATAAAGTCATAATATTTTTTTTTTGTGCATTCATTAATATGTAATGGATAAGATAAAGCAATTGTATATAATACGAACCAATAATGCGGACCCCATATAATAGGATTAAAAATGTGGTTTTCGTTATACATATTAAAATTTTATAATATTAAAATTTTACATATTAATTTTAATCAATTACATTTCTTATTTGAGTGTTTAGTAACTAAATAAATTATATAAAAACATTATTATTAGTTAATATAACTAATACAACTAATATAACTAATGATGAATATTAAAAAACAATACTTTTGTAATAACTGTGGAAAACTAGGACACTTATTTCATCAATGTAAAGTACCTATTACTAGTATAGGTATTATTCCTATTAGAATTGTAAAAAAATATGATGCCTCTCTAAATAAATATGAAAATTCAATTGAACTATTAATTATTAAACGTAAGGACACATTATCTTTTGTAGATTTTATGCGTGGAAAATATTCTATTGAAGATAAAAATTATATAAAAAATTTATTAAACAATATGACTTCTAATGAGAGAAGTTATATATTAAATAATGATTTTGATACAATATGGCAATATTTATGGAATTATAATACAAATAACTCTTATAAAAATGAAGAAAAAACTTCAAAAATAAAATTTACAAATTTGAAACAAGGTTATGTTAACATTTTAGAAAGTTATGATTTAAAATCTTTAATTGACTTATGTGATAAAAATTATGAAGAACCAGAATGGGGATTTCCAAAAGGACGGCGAAATTATCAAGAAAAAGATATTATATGTGGATTAAGAGAATTCGAAGAAGAAACAGGATATCAAAAAAATGATATTATACTAATTAATAATATTGTTCCATATGAAGAAATTTTTAGTGGTTCTAATTATAAATCATATAAGCATAAATATTTTGTTGGCATTATTGTTGATAATAATCAACCAAAAAATGATTATCAAATATATGAAATTACTGAAATAAAATGGATACCAATAGACGAGGTTAATACTTATATTAGAGAATATAATTATGAAAAAAAAAAAATTATAAATTATTTAAATAAATTATTAAAAAGTTATAAACTATATATTTAATATATAGTAATGAGTGCTATTAGTAAGAATGAATTAAATGAAGGAGACATAGTCAATATTCCAATATCTTTAAATAAAGCAGATGCTGAAAGTGAAGAAAGTGAAGAAAGTGAAAGTGCTGAAAGTGAAAGTGAAAGTGCTGAAAGTGAAAGTGCTGAAAGTCAAGAAAGTGAAAGTGCTGAAGAAGAAGCTGAAGAAGAAGAAGAAGCTGAAGAAGAAGCTGAAGAAGAAGTAGGAGAAGAAACATATGAGCAACCAGTTCCAATACAAAAAATAAATCAAGACATTAAAGAAGATAAAACTAAGAAAAAAAATAACGAAGAATTAGTATCATTATTTAGAGAAAATATAAATAAATTTGATGCTAGCAAACTAGACAAAAATAAATTAGAAATATTAGAAAAAAATTTAAATACAATAACAGATTATAAACATTTTAATAATGCTGTTGAACTATTGAATACTAAAGAGTTAAATGATTCTTTTAATACAAGATATAAATATTTATATCCACATTTGGATGATGAATTTTTAAATATTAAAATAGCAAATAAGCAAGAATTTGAAGAAAATAAATTAAAAATAACAATAGACGATGATTTTGAAAAACAAAGTAATGAAATATGTAACAAAGATTTTGAATTAGCACCACATCAAAAATTCATCAAAAATTTTCTTTCAATGTATACCCCATATAATGGGTTATTATTATATCATGGTTTAGGAACTGGAAAAACTTGCTCAGCAATTGGTGTTGCTGAAGAAACAAGAAAATATTTAAAATTTATGGGTTTTAATGAAAGAATAATAATAGTAGCTTCACCAAATGTTCAAGACAATTTTTATTTACAATTATTTGATGAACGAAAATTAGAAGAAAAAAATGGAATTTGGACTATTAATAATTGTGCTGGGCAAAATATTTTAGATGAAATCAATACAATACAAAAAAATTTATCACGTGACAAAGTAATAAAAATTGTTAAAAATGTTATAAACAATTATTATTTATTTATGGGATATACACAATTTGCCAATTTAATAATAAAGAAATCAAATATTTCAAATCAATCATTAAATACGCTAGATTCAAAGAAAAAGCAGTTATTAATAAAAAATAAATTACAAAAATTTTTCAATAACAGATTAATTATAATCGATGAAATACATAATATACGTCAATCAAAAGATAACAGTAATAAATTAGTATCAAATGAATTAATTAAATTAGTTAAAAATGTAAATAATTTGAAATTATTGTTTATGTCAGCTACTCCTATGTTTAATGATTATAAAGAAATAATTTTTTTAATCAATATATTAAATTTAAATGATAAGCGATCATTAATAGAATTAAAAGATGTATTTGCTAATGACGGAAGTTTTATAGTAAATAGTAAAGGTGAAGAAGTAGGGTTAGACCTATTTAAAAGAAAAATAAATGGTTATATAAGTTATATAAAAGGCGATAACCCATTAAGTTTTCCGTTTAGAATTTTACCAAATGATTTTTCTAAAAATAATAGTATTTTAAATAAAAAATACCCTGAATTTAAAATAAATGCTAATCCGTTAAAAGAAGCAATAACACTATTTGATATATATGTGAATGATGTTAATATATCACCATATCAAGAATTTGTATATAATATTATTTTAAAAAATAATATATCAAAATTTGACGAAGAAAAGATAAATGCAATGGAATCTTTTGGATACACGCTATTACAAAAACCATTAGAATGTTTAAATATTGTTTTTCCTAATAATAAATTAGAAAATTATTTTGATGCCAAAATGATTTATTATAATAATAATATTGTAGAAGTGGTGCAAAATATAAATATTGAAGAAATAAATACACTTATTGACATAAAAACTATTGTTGGTAAATCAGCAATTAATAATATTATGAGTTATCAAGAAACACAAGCACCAAAATCTAGATATAATTATAATTTTAAGAGTGAATTCCTTAAAAATATGCCTATTAATATGTTTGAATATGATGTAATTGGAAAATACAGTTATAAGATTAAAGCACTAATTGATTCAATATTAGGTTCTACTGGTCCAATCATAATATATTCACAATTTATAGATTCGGGTTTAATACCAATAGCACTTGCCTTAGAGGCAAAAGGTTTTACACGTTATGGAAATAACAAATCTCTCTTTGCTAATCCTCCAAGTGAGGAATTAGATGTGAATACCTATAAAAAGAAATCCGAAGTAATACAATCAGGACAGCGATTTAGAGGTGCTAAATATGTAATTATAAGTGGAAATAGTAATATTTCACCAGATATTGTAAGTGATTTAAAAGCGTGTACAGATTCTAATAATGTTGATGGTGAAAATGTTAAGGTAATTCTTTTATCGGCAGCAGGTAGCGAAGGTTTAGATTTTAAATATATTAGACAAATACATATTTTGGAACCATGGTATAATATAAATAGAATAGAACAAATTACAGGTCGTGCAGTTAGAACTTGTAGTCATAAAGATTTGACTTTGAATAAACGAAATGTTCAAATATTTATGTATGGGACATTATTAAGTAATGCTAATGAATCTGTTGATTTATTAATTTATAGAAAAGCAGAGGAAAAAGCAAAAATAATAGGAAATGTTACTAGAGTTTTAAAAGAACATAGTATAGATTGTTATCTAAATTATGAACAGCAAAAGTTCGATGAAACATCTTTAAATAAAAAATTACAAATTATTCTCTCTAATTCTAATACAATTGAGTATGCTATAGGAGATAAATCTAATAGTCCATTATGTGATTATATGGATAACTGCAAATATACTTGTAAACCGTCAATAGAAGAATATACTCAGAAATATGGAGAAAGCAAAATAGATCTATTTTCATATGATGAATCATTTTTGAAAACAAATAATGAAGTAATTATTAAACTTTTGAGAGATTTATATAAGGAATACTACTTTCGTACCAAAGGAGATATAATCAACTATATACAAACATTTAAAGAATATCCATTGGTCCATATTGATAATGCTTTGAATGAATTGGTTAATAACGAAAATATATTTATTACTGATAAATTTAATACGCAAGGAAAATTATTACATATTGACAATATAGTAAATGATTTAGATGATTTATATATTTTTCAACCTGTAAACTTAAATGAAGATTCTACGCTTTTTGAAAGATCTAATAGTATAATGAAAAAACCAAATGCTTTAAAATTTGCTGTTCCTGAAAATTTTGATATATTTAGCGAAGAGGAAACTAAAGAAACTAAGGAAACTAAAGAAACTAAGGCAACTAAAGAAACTAATGATGAAAAAAAAACATTTAAAGAAACACTTACTCCCAAAATTATATTAAGTCAAAGTGATTTAGACGATAAATTAACAGAAAAAAATATAGAAAATGTTAAAGCAATAATTGCTGAATTAGAACGCAATTATAGTTTTATAATAACAGAATATACACCAACAAAAAGTGAATATTTATTAAAAGATAACAAATATATTTATTATGGTAAAATGACGGATATATTAAAAGAAGATAAAGTTATAACTAATGACGAAGTGAATATTTTAGCAATAAATATATTATTAGATGATTTAGATTTTAACAAAAGTGTTTTATTAGTTATATATTTATTAAATAATGGTTATGGTGAACTAGCAAATTTTGAAAAAGATTTATTAATTTATTATAATTCTAAAATTATAATAGCAAATAATGGTAAGTTAAGAGCGCTATTTATACCAAATAAAAGTGAATTTAGAGAATATACTTTATATATTTTAACTAATACAAATTTAGAGACTTCGAATATAACACTAAATAGTGGACAATCAGAAGATTATAATGATTTTGATAATATTATTATATCAAAAAAAATACCTATTTCACAAATGGCAGTTCCATTAGGATTTTTATCAAGAAATAAAAAAATAACAAAAGAATTAGCAACAGATTTTAAAGTAAAAACAGGTTCAAATAAAGGTGCAAGATGCGAACAAGCAGGAAAACTTAATAGCGAAAAAATTTTTGTTGCTTTGGGAGTAAAAGATGAAATGATTGAAAAATTAAAAGGAAAGAAATTGGAAAAAGGAGAAAAATTAAATCAAAAAAATTTCTGTGCAGCGCAAGAATTATATTTTAGATTGTATGATTTACAAAAAGTAGAAAATAAGCGCTGGTTCTTAAATCTCTCTGAAGCACAAATAAATAATTTATTATAATCACAAAAATATATTAAAATATAATAAAATATATTAAAATATATTAAAATATAATAAAATATATTAAAATATATTAAAATATTTTATTATATAATTGAAATAATTTTAAAGATTAAATTAATAATATATATAATCTAATGTCTAAAATACAAAATAAAAAATCATCTATAAAAAAAACACCATTAGACAATTCACACGTTTACATTCGCTCATTATTAACACAAAAAACAGTATTAAAGTATGACGAAGTCAACTCAGAATTATTTAACATATTAGAAACAAAAATAAAAAAATTAAATGAAGGAAAATGTATTAAAGAAGGATATGTTAAAAATAATAGTATTAAATTATTAACATATTCAAGTGGAGAATTATTTGATAATAAAATATTATTTGAATGTGTATTTGAATGTTTAATAACAAATCCAGTTGAGTCAACATTAATTTATTGTATTACAAAATCAATAACTAAAGTAGGAGTTCGTGCCGAATTAATTGTAGATGATGAAAATAGTCCATATATTATTTTTATAGCACGTGATCATCATTATAATAATGAATCTTTCTCACAAATAAAAGAAAATGATATTATTCAAGTTCGTATATTAGGTCAACGCTACGAATTAAATGATAAATTTATTAGTATAATTGCTGAATTAATTAGTATCAATAATTATAGCACATTAAAAAATGAATTATTGACAAAAGATAATGAAGACAGTTTAGAAAAAACTGGTGGAAAAATTAGTGAAAAAACTGGTGGAAAAAAATTTAAAATTCACGTGAAAAAATCAACACAAGAAGCAATTAATAGTTACAATAAAACTACTAATTAGTTTATATAAAATTTATATAAAGATATTTTTTTTATTAGTAATAATTACCAATATGGAATTAGATAATAACGAGCAAATAGAGGAAAGTGAGCAAATAGAGGAAACAGAGGAAAGTCAGCAAACAGAGGAAAGCGAGCAAATTAATAATGAAGACAAAAATATAACATGTAAAAATAATATTATTGACTCCAATAATAATATAGATTCTAATGATTTAATTAAATTGTGTAAAATAATTGAATCTTTAGAAAATAGTCATCATATAGAAATTGCTAAAATATTAAAAACGAATAATGTTTATTTAAATGAAAATAGTAATGGTATTTTTGTTAATTTAAATAAAATATCCGCAATAGTTTATAAAGAAATATGTAATTATATTGATTTTATTAAAAAACAAGAAAGCGATATAAATAAAGATGAAAAATTGAAAAGAAATTTGCAAACAATTTATTTTAAAGATAATAAAGATATTACCAGTACTAATATTAGTGTTTAAAATGTTATGTCTAAATAAAGAAGAATTATTAAAAAATGTTAATTTAAATGAAGTTAAGCAATATATGTTATATAATCTTAAAACAAATAATAGTACTACTTCAAAAAATTTAACATTTATTCAAAGCAATACTGCTAATGAAAGCAATATTGCTAATGAAAGCATTACTGCTAATGAAAGCAATACTGCTAGCAATACTGTTAGCAATAATAATTCTAACAAATTTAATAATTTGAGAAAACAAAATATAATAGTTAATTCAGGGGTTCCAAGAAGTCGAGTCCAAATAAATTATACGAAAAAATTAAGTAAATATAATGAACCATTTAAAATTAATAATCATAAAAATTTTGCAGATAAATTATTTTGGATGTTTTACAAAATTATCAATAATTTAAATGATGTAGATTTAGAACATATTAATTCATTTAAAATTATGAAAGAGTTTAAAATTAATAGTGTTGAAAAATTAAAGAATCAGAAAAATATTTTAAAAGATTTTAAAATACAAAAAGGATTAGTTGAAGATGATCTTACTAATAATGAAAAAATAAGTTTTAAAACTTTTTATGCTTTATGTGTATTATATTTAGTAAATGTTATATTGATTCGTGAGAATAATACATATTGTGTTTTATGCACAAATAATGATGAAAAAGTTATTAATTTACAAAATTATAAATTATTAAAATTATCAAATGTAAAAATGAGCTCTGAATTTAATAATTTTGATATAGAATTAGTTAATAATAGTTTTACAGAAGAAGAGTTACAAAAAATATTAAAATCATATTATGCTATTGAAAATATTGATAAACCATTAAAAGCATTTAGTAATTATAAATTAGATGATTTAGTTAATATAGCAGAAAAGTTAAGCATCAATATATACGATGAGCACACTAAGAAAAAGAAAAAGCAAGAATTATATGAAAATATAATACAAAAACTGATTTAAATACGTTTACCAAATTAAATTATTGTTATTAGCATGTTACTATTTTTTTATATTTAATCATTATATATTTAATCATTATATATTTAATCATTATATATTTAAACAAAATTGAAATTTATTATTATTTATTACAATGTAATAAATAATAAATAATAATATATATTAATTATGAGTAAAAGTCAATTAATTAAAGAAACTAGCAAAGATTCTCAAAAAGAAGAATTGAGTAATAAATTTTTAAAATATATTGAAACCTATTTGTCAAGTTATACGCGATTTTCAGAAAATGTATATCCCGAATTTGAGATTCGCTTTGGAACAAAAAAAATAAAAAATATTAATAAAGTAGATTTTTACAATGTTATAAAGAGTTTGTTAAACTATGATTTTAAATTAATTAATGAAAATTATCATTTGAAAATTATAAATACTAGTAATTTATCTAATATTAGAACACAAATAAATGGGATGCCAAATATTCAAAGTTATTGTAAATTAAATAATCTATCTGGGATTTTAGATGAAAATAATATTAAATTTGTAGAAAAAGAATATTTTAAAAATAATACAATGCAATTATTTCCATTAGATTTTGACGAATATAATTTTCGTGTATGCTATCAAACAGAGCAAAATTATTCAAGAAATCATAATGCTGTTGAAGAACTACATGCTAAGTGGAATTCTATAAAAAAAATATTTAGATATATTAAGCGATACGAATATAGACATCCGGATTTGCCATTTTTAATTCATTGCAGTATTGTTAAAACTTCTAAATCACAATATGGGAAATTTATTGAGCAATTTAATATTAAAGATTCAGAGGTTTTTAATTCGTTAGAAAATTTTGAAATTGAAATAGAATTAAACAATGAATTTATTATTGCCAATAAATCATTTTCGAGTGCTGAATTTTTATATAGTAATTTGCGCAAAGTTATTAAATATATTTTAATAGGGTTACAAGAAACAAATTATCCCATAACGCTAAGCGAAATTGATAACGCAATGCAACAATATTTAAAATTAACAAAAGGACAAGATTATAAAAATATGATGACACATAGCATAAAAGACTTTATTGGTCCATCATCTACTACATTACAAATGGTAAATATATTACCAGAAACAGAAATAAATGATACAAATAATTCTATTCCAAATATTAGGAATAATTATACTGTAACAGATAAAGCAGATGGAGCCAGAAAACTGTTATATATATCACCACAAGGAAAATTATACTTTATTCCTACAATTATGAATATACAATTTACAGGATGTTATATTGAGAAAAAAGAATTATTTAATACAATTATAGATGGCGAACATATTTTACATAATAAAAAAGGAGAATATATAAATGTATTTGCTTGCTTTGATATATATTATTTTAATGGAAAAAATGTAACAGGTTTGCCTTTTATCAATTTGACTATAGAAGAAAAAGGAGAAAAAGGAGAAAAAGAAGAAAAAGAAGAAAAAGGAGAAAAAGAAGAAAAAGGAGAAAAAGAAGAAAAAATGGAAAAAAGCAAAAAAGAAGAAAATTTCAATTATCGTCTTATAATTTTAAATAGTGTAATAAAAACTCTTGAATTAAAATCAATTACAAATAGTAAAGAAATACATATTAAATTTAATGTGAAAAAATTCTATGGCGCCCATATATTTAATGGATGTGCTAGAATTTTAAATAATATTAAAGATGGATTATATGAATATAATACAGATGGATTAATTTTTACACCAGCAAATACTGGTGTTTGTAGTTTAAAAACAGGAGTTGCTGCTCCAAATTATAAAATTACTTGGAATGAATCATTCAAGTGGAAACCTCCTGAATATAATACTATTGATTTCTTAATTAAATTTAAAAAAAATGAATTAGGAAGTAATTTTATGGGCACTTTAAATAACGAAGGCGAAGATTTAACTTCATATACTCAAGTTAAAAATTATTATACTTTAATATTAAATGTAGGTTTTGATGAAAAAAAACATGGTTATATTAATCCATATAATGATATTATTAATAATAATATTAAGCGCGATACTAAAGAATCTTATACTAATAGTTATAAACCTTGCCGTTTTTATCCAACAAATCCGAACGATGTTAATGCTGGATTATGTAATATTATGGGTAAATTAGATGAATCAAATAATCTTAAGATTTATACTTTGGAAGGTGAGGAAATTGAAGACAATACTATTGTAGAATTTGCTTACAATATTAATAATCCTGAATTTTGGAGATGGGAACCATTACGACTTCGTTCTGATAAAACATCAGAGTTGCGTTCAGGTTTGAAAAATTTTGGTAATGCCTACCATACAGCAAACTCAAATTGGCAATCTATTCATAATCCAATTAGTGAATCAATCTTAATGACTGGAAATGGTGTAACAGTTAATACTGATGATGATGTATATTATAATAAAATTTCTAAAACATCTGAAACACAGGCATTGCGTGATTTTCATAATTTATATGTTAAAAGCATGTTGATAAATAAAGTAGCTAAATCGGGATATTCGTTAATAGATTATGCTGTTGGTAAAGGAGGTGATTTACCTAAATGGATATCTGCAAATCTTAATTTTGTATTTGGTTTGGATTTAAGCAAAGATAATATTGAAAATAGATTAGATGGTGTATGTGCTCGTTATTTAAATTATGCTCAACGCTATTCAATTATTCCTAAAGCATTATTCTTACACGGTAACAGTATTCATAATATTAAGGATGGTTCGGCATTTTACGATGACAAATCAAAACAAATTATTAAAGCACTTTTTGGAGAAGGTGCTAAAAATGAAGTTTTATTAGGTAAAGGTGTATATAATAATTATGGTATTGTAAAAAATGGTTTTAATATTAGTTCTATTCAATTTGCGATGCATTATATGTTTGAAAGTGAAACAATATTAAATGAATTTATGAAAAATATAAAAGAGTGTACATCACTAGAAGGATATTTTATTGGAACTTGCTATGATGGACACAAAATATTTAATATGTTAAATTCGTTAAACAATGACGAATCAATTAGCATATTTAAAAATCAGAAAAAAATATGGGAATTGACAAAAAAATATGATGCAAAAGAATTTAATGATGATGAGTCCAGTTTAGGATATGCAATTAATGTATACCAAGAAACAATCAATAAAACTTTTAAAGAATATTTGGTTAATTTTAAATATTTACTAAGAATTATGGAAAATAATGGATTTGTATTATTAAATGAAACAGAATATAAACAATTGAATTTGCCCGGTTCAATGGGTAATTTTGAGCAATTATATAATTTTATGAATAATGAAGTAAAAAGCAATAATTATTTATTAAAAAAATTAGGTAATTCGGCACAATTAAGTAGTGAAGAAAAACAAATATCATTTTTAAACAATTATTTCATATTCAAGAAAATCAGAAATGTTGAATATGATCCAGAAGAGTTAGTATCTAAGAAGCAGGAATTAAAAGAAAAAGAATTACAAGAAGAGGTAATTGGCGAGTTTAAAAAAATAGATGAAGAATTTGAAATTCAAGAAAAAGAAAAACTAAGCGAAAAATCTAAAAAATTAGCTTCCAAATATTTGAAAGAAACACAAGAATTAGAAGAACAATTAGAAGAACAATTAGAACAACAACAACAAAGTAAAGCAGTTAAAAGCAAAGCAACCGAAAGCAAAGCAACCGAAAGCAAAGCAACCGAAAGCAAAGCAACTGATAAAATGAAGTTAACTATAGATGAAAAGATTAAACTTGCGGAAGAAAAAAAGAAAGCAAAAGAAGAGGAAAAATTAAAAACAGCACAAGAAAAGAAGGCAGCAAAAGAAGCTGAAAAAACTCTGAAAGCAGAACAAAAGAAATCTCAAAAAGCAGAAACAAAGAAATCTCAAAAAGCATAAACTATTTCAAAATTCAAACATTTATAAATTCAAACATTTATAAATTCAAACATTTATAAATTCAAACATTTATAAATTCAAACATTTATAAATTCAAACATTTGTAAATTCAAACATTTATATATTAGTAAATAAATATATAAATGTATTTTACTATACTTACTAAGTATAGTAACTATAAATAAAGATATATGACATATATAAATTTACCAAATTTAAATAATTTGAATTTAGATTTCAATATTATATATAAAAATAATAAATCACAAGCAAATATAGTATCTGATGCTAATGATATAATATTATGTTATTCATTATATAATTATTTACATTTATTGAAGCAAACGATTGATGAATACTATGAATATTGGGATATTATTAAAAAAATTACAAATCCATATGAATATATACATACAATTGTTCCTAATCATAAATGTTCTTTATGTAAGCATAAACCATTATCGCGTTCTTTCTTTAAAATGATAGAAATAATAGATACATTTAGTTTTTTAAATGAATCAAGTAATATACAATCTTTTCATTTAGCAGAAGGTCCTGGTGGATTTATAGAAGCTTTTAATTATAAAAGAAATAATAAGCAAGACACTTATTATGGCATGACATTAATTAGTGATAATATTAATATTCCATCGTGGAAAAAAGCAAGTCAATTATTAAGTAATAATAAAAATATTAAAATAGAATATGGTGCATCGAAGAATGGGGATTTGTTTTTAAAAGAAAATTTGATTTATTGTTATAAAAAATATTTTAGGTCAATGGATTATATTACTGCTGATGGAGGATTTGATTTTTCGCATGATTTTAATAACCAAGAAGATATTTCATTTAAATTAATATTATCACAAATTTTTTATGCGTTAATAATGCAAAAACAAGGAGGAAATTTTATATTAAAAATATTTGATGTATTTAAAATAAAAACAATAGAAGTTATATATTTATTATGTAATTTATATGAAAATGTGTTTATCTTTAAACCAAATACCAGTAGGTGTGCTAATTCAGAGAAATATATAATTTGTAGAAATTTTAAAAATAATAACAAAAAAATTATTACAAATATTATAGAAAATTTTGATTTATTAATTAATAAAGTGGATTCTATTTATAGTTTATTTAATATTCAATTAAATCAATTATTTATAACAAAATTACAAGAAATTAATTCTATATATGGGCAGCAACAATTAGAAAATATTAAAAATACTATTAATTTAATAAGGGAGTTTAAAATTTTAAATATTCAATATAATTTATTAAATAATAATTATAATTCATTTTTGAAATATTTAAATATTTTTAACAAAAATATTCAATACACTAATATTAATATTGATATAAGTGCTGATACAAGTGCCGATACAAGTGCTGATACAAATGCCGATACAAGTGCTGATACAAGTGCCGATACATGTGCCGATACAAGTGCCGATACAAGTGCCGATACATGTGCCGATACAAGTCCCGATACGAGTGCTGATACAAGTGTTGATATAAGTGCCGATACAAGTCCCGATACAAGTATAGAACTTTATAATGAATACCTTATTATAGAAAATAATAATACAATAAATTCATTAGTTATAATTAAAAATAATAGTCAAACTGAAGATATTGATTTATCGTCTACAACTATTAATAATGAAATAGTAAGCAAATATTTTAATAAATTAAATGTGTTAGTAAATATTAATATACAAAAATCAATAAATTGGTGTAAAAAACATCAATTTATTATAAATAAAGAATTTATTTTAAAATATTAATACGTTGTCTACGTATTTTTGTTTTTGAATTATCATTAATACATCCAACACATGCTGGAGAAACTTTTATTTTACTTGATGGGGCGTTAATATGTAATGTATCAATGTAAGTTTTTTTACAATGAGCACTATCATCACAACTATACTTCAAACTACTTGTTCGAGCACTGGAACTAACTGGTCCTTGGCATTGAAATTTTTTATTTGACGGGTTAAATGTTCTACAAACCGTTTCTCCATTACAAGTTAAAGTTGTTTCTCCATTTATAACAATATCAGTTTTATTTGTTGTTAGAGGTAAATTTTGGTTAAATGTTTTGTGTTTATTATATAAATATTCTCTGTTTGATGAAGCATATGTATTAGATAAATTTGTAGTTGCAGTTTTAATTACTAAAGCAGTTGGATTAAATGAAGTACATATCATTTTATTTAATGAATAATCATAGAATTTGTCTGTAGCTAGAGTTCTACAAGTAGCATCTTTATCCAAATAAGTATATATACTTAAATTACAATTTGTTGAATCAATAATTGGAGTATTAGCGTTTGTAACAATATTAGCTCCTGGTTTGTCTAAACTTCCAATAAGAGATAAATTGCTAAATGTTGTTGTATTATTTATATCTGTATTTACATATTGTTTTCTATAATGCCTAATAGGATTGGCATTAAATTTATATTTCTTAATAGCACACTCAGGGGACCAAGGAGGGTATGTATTAATATTATTAGGCGGTTCATTTATTATAATTTTAGGAACAATTGTTACATTATTATTACTCAAGCCTTTTGAAACAATATTTGGAGTTATTTGATTAAAATAAAGTCTCATACTAATTACTTATAATATATAGTTATAAAAATATTAAAATAAAATATTATAAAAATGTTATAAAATATTATAAAATGTTATAAAATATTATAAAATTTTATAAAATATTATAGCATTATTTTAATTGTTATTATATATTAGATTATGTCAAATAAAAATTTTATTTTAAATAGTAAATTAATTTCTAATTTAAAATCAAATAAATTTATACTTATTTTATTACTTACTTTATTAATTATAATATTTTTTTATAATTATAATTCTTTATTTAAAATTATTGAAGGTAATGAACCTTGTAAATTTACTGATAAAGAAAAATTAAAGAAAGATGTAGAAAGTAAAGCTAATAAATATAAAAGAGACAAACCAAATTTAAGTAATACTCAAGCAATATTAGGCAGAGTAGATAATATAGAGGTTGATATATAATATAATATTGTATAATACTTATTGTATAATACTTATTGTATAATACTATTTAATAATAATATAATAATCTAAAATTATTATATTATATTATTTTAATTATTGAATTATGAGTGATTCGCAAAAATGTGTTGTTGATGAACTTTTTGGTTTTCAACATCCGTATGCTTTTTGTGTAAAACCAAGCGATAAAATGGTGCCTTCATCAAGTTTTAAAAAGGGAAGTTTGTTACTAGATAATACAGCAAAAGTATTTGGCGGTATGTTTAATTATGTAGATTATTTAGTATCAAATCCACAAGAAGGAACAGCTGCTCAATGTTTATATAATGGAAAAGGAGTAATAGGCAATAATTACGTTTTAAAAACTGACATTGAATGCACGCCAGTAGATAATACAGGAAAACTTATTACGGTATCTGGTGGAGAAATTCCTTATTTGCATAAATATATTAAGAATGTAACTGATGGTTCAAGTTGGTTAACTGGAGGACAAAGTAATGAAGATGTTACAGGTGTAATACCATCGGCATTTTATAGTGCTACAAAAATAGGTTATAATATTGTTGATTTAGTATCGTCTTTTAATGGAACAACTAAACCATATTGTATGAAAGCAAGTGTTAAATGTCATTTAGTTGACTATGATATGGAGGGTAATAGAGGTTCTAGAAATTATGATGGAAATAGTCCACAAGTATATTTTGCTCTTAGCGATCTTAGAAGAATGAAGCAAGTTGATTTTGATAATGGTCAAATAACTATTCCAACTATAAGTGGGGAAATAATTGATACTTTTGATAATATTGAACCTACACATCCCACTATTAGTAGTAATATTATAAAACAAAATATGGATAAAATACAGAATTTTTCTGAGATTGATAAAATGTTAAATTCTATAAATATAGACAAAACACTAACTTCTGTAAATTTTGAAGATGAATTATTAGTTAAAATGTATTATGTAGGATTTTCAATACTTATGATTTTAATAATATTAAAATTAGTATTTAAGAAAAAATAATGATGCTGTTACATAAAAAAAATTGAATATTTAATTTGTAAACTAGATTATAATTATACAAAGATGAGTGAATTAAATACGCAATTGCCAATTACTAATAAAGGAACTGGTGCTGGCGGGGCAAATACAAATTATTATGGAAAAAAATTTGAAGAAAAAACTAATAATCAGCAAAGATTATTAGAATTAGGATACATCAAAAATAGTTTTACGCAAAAACCAAAAAAAGCATATGACTATTATTTATCAAAAACATTTGAGACTAAAACAATCGTGTTTGTATTACAAAATGGATTAAAAATGTATATGAAAAATAAATATAATATTGATATGTTTAGATGTCCCGATGAAGCATATATTATTGAATATGCGACTGGCAGAAAAGTAATAAAAATATTAGAAAAAAAAGAGCAAAATGTAGAGGGTTCAGTAGAAACTAAATTATGGTCTGGACCTTCACTTAAACGAGAATATGAATTAATTTTGGGTCCTGAGTTTGAGGTATTTTATGGATTTTGTGTAAGTGAGTTTTTGAAACAGAAACTTATTTCTAATGAAAAAAAATATACAACATTAAATTCAATATTTAATGAAAATAATATTGCGGTTTTATTTGGTGATGATGCAAATTATTTTGAAACATTTGATAGATGGTTTAATATAATGTAGCTTTGCTTAATATAATGTAGCTTTGCTTAATATAATGTAGCTTTGCTTAATATAATGTAGCTTTGCTTTAATAGTTCTTAATAATAACTTCTTTTGCCTTTGCATCTGGATTTTTAGAATTAATTGACCTTTTACATAAAATTGATAATGTATTATACTTTTCATTTTTAGCGCAATTACAAAAGTTTTCACGCACTAAATTCACATCGGCATTACTTAACATTATTTTTTTATTTGTATCAGTCAAATTATGAATTAATTTAAATAAATTATTATGGTTTTCTATGTTAAACCCATTTTCAGTATATCCTACAAATGAATTAGTTGTTTCTGGAGCATATGGAGGGTCAAGATATACAAAATCATTGGGTTCTACACGTGTTAGTGATGCAGTAAAATCACAGCATTCAAATACTACATTTTTAATTAAAGCAACTATTTCTTCTAAATGTTCTTTATTTATAATTTCTGGATTCTTATAGTGTCCATATGGAACATTAAATCCATTAGGTCCAACTCTAAATACGCCTCTAAAGCAAGTTTTATTTAAAAATATAAACATAGCAGAACCTAATATACTTTTTTTATCATTTAAACATAATTTATTATATTCACTTCTTATCCAATAATAGTAATTTTCTTTTGCGATTTTTGCTTCTGCTATATTTGTGGGTGTTCTATTTATTGTTCCATTAGTACATTGATTGAATTCTGTAATAATAGATTGTAATATAGTATATAATTCATTATGATATAATTGAATGTTTTTGTAGACATAAATTAATGGTTCATTCAAATCATACGCATATATATTACCATTTAGTTTTATAATACCGCTTTTTACATAAGATAATAAAGTTAATAAAACACTACCTCCTCCTAAAAATATTTCGCGATAATTATTAATTTCTGTTGGAAAATCTGTAATAAGTTTATCTATTATTTGAGTTTTTCCACCAACCCACTTTAAAATTGGTTTGGGTATATGAATTTTTGTACTAGAAACCTCTTTAACAAGTTTATTAGTATAAACTATTTCAATATTGTTTATTAATTCATTTGGTGAAGTTTTGTCTATTAACTCATTTCCGCACGTATATTTACCCATTTTTAGTTATATTTAGACAATATAACTAATATTTTTAAATCAATTTTTTAATATAATCTAAAATTACCTAAATATAGTTAATTTTTATTACAACTCGTTTAAATAGTTATGAACTAGATTGCTGCTATTTGTATTTGTGATTTCTCCGGCTAATACGCTATCTTCATATAATTTACGTAATACATCATTTGGTGCTTGCGAACCTAATTTTATTAAATTTTTTTCTCGTAAAAAGTTTTTAACATCTTGAATAGGTTGCTGCTTTAATTGCGCTACTTCTTGTCTTATTTTTTTTTGAGTTTCTCTATTTTTTATGAGTAATCCAATATGTTTATTGTCTTTTTTTTTTCCTAATTTATATTTATATGTTCTTGTGATTCTGCGTAATTTTGGAATATATGAGTCTTCTTTTGTATCTTCTTTAGCATCTTCTTTTGTATCTTCTTTTATATTTTCTTCATTAGTTAGAATACCTTCTTCTTTATTAGTTAGAACTTCTTTAGTTAGAAATTCATCTTTTATAACTTCATTAGCATTACTAGAATAATTATCAGTATAATCATATGAAGCAGTTATTATTTCATTGTTTACTTTTTTAAACGGTTTGTTATTTGAGAGATTAGCACTATGTGATGATTCATCTTGTGCATGTTCTACTATTTTCAATTCAATATTGGGTTTAATAGTTTCTGTAGGTGTATTACTATTTGTTTCATATTTATTATGAAATTCTGAATGATCATAATATGTATTATTTTCTAGTGCTAGTTGTAGTCTTTTTCCGTTATTTGCTGTATGAGTACTATGCGAAACGTGTTTTTGTGTTTTATTTAAATCTCTAAATGTAGGTTTTGAACCATTTTTTAAACAACCATAATTAGGTTCTCTATTTGAATTATATATTAAACTGTCTTTGGGGATTTCAATATTTATATCCGCATTAGACACTTTTAATGTTTTCTTTTTACTTTTATCTTTATTTTTTTTTGATAAATCATGTAAAAATGTGAGAGATTTATTAAATTCTCTCTCAAAATCATTATTTTCAAAATCTTTTGATTGAAATAAATTAGATGCTGATATATTTTCATTTTTTTCTTTGTTTTTTTCATCATTTATAACTTCTGTTTCTTTGTTTTTTTGATAATCTTTTACTTTTTTTAATAATTCTTTTTTTAACTTATTAGATTTTAAAGATTGCGTTTTATCTTGAATTGGTTTAATTTTATGTTCTTTTTTTTTTAAACTTCTTTTGCCTTTATTAAATTTGAATAATTCTGGATTTATTTGTAATATTTTTTGTGTAGTCATATTATTTGTAATAATTTATATTTAAAATATAAATTATTAACCAATTTTTCTATTTTTTTTTTAAAATTGCTATATTAAAATTAAATAATATAAAATTAAATAATATAAAATTAAATAATATAAAATTAAATAATATAAAAATTGATTTATAAAATATTAAAATTTAATAATCAATAAAAATTATGACTACACAAATCCCCAATAAGGAAATTCCCAATAAGGAAAGTCCAAGCAAGGAAATTCATGATTCAGAAATTCCATGGATTCTTATTGAATCATATTTTAAACATAAACATCTTAAACAATTGGTTAAGCATCAATTAGAATCATATAATTATTTTGTAAATAATCAAATTCAACAAACAATAGAAATGTTTAATCCATTAATTATTGCTTCAGAACATGATTTTGTTAAAGAGTTAAATTTATATAGATTAGAAATAGAAATTACATTTGAGAATTTTTCAATATATCGCCCACAAATTTATGAAAATAATGGTTCAACAAAAATTATGTTTCCACAAGAAGCCCGTTTGCGTAATTTTTCATATTCGTCAGCAATGACAATAGATTTAAATATTAAATATATTGTACGTAATGGAGAAAATTATAAGAATGTCCTAAATTATCAAAAAAAGATTAGAAATGTTCATATTGGAAAACTTCCAATTATGTTAAAATCCGATCTTTGCGTATTAAATCAATATAAACATTTAAATCATAATGAAACAGGCGAATGTTATATGGATCCGGGTGGATATTTTATTATTAATGGTTCAGAAAAAACTTGCATTAGTCAAGAACGAGCAGCTGAAAATCAAATTTATTGTTATAATATTGAAAAAAATAATAATAAATGGTCTTGGAAAGCAGAAATGAAGTGTATTCCAGATTGGAAATGTATTTCACCAAAGCAAATTAATATTTTAATTGCATCAAGAAATAACGGTTATGGTAATGCTCTTTATTTACAAATTCCACGTATTAAAATACCGATTCCTTTGTTTATTATGTTTAGGGCATTTAATATTATTAGTGATAAAGAAATTTGCGAATTAATTATGCTTAATATTACTAAAGAAAATATGAAAAAAATGCTAATTTCATTGAAAGCATCAATTATTGAAGCAAATAAAGTTGTAACACAAGATGCGGCAATTAAATATATTGTTGCTAATGTAATTTATACTCCAATGAATATGGATAAAGAAACAGGTTCTAAAAAAAAACACGATTTCGCTATTGAAGTATTAAATAATGATATTTTCCCACATTGCAAGACAGAAAAACAGAAAATCTATATGCTTGGCTACATGACAAATATTTTACTTCAAACTTCTTTTGGTTGGTTATTAGAAAGCGACAGGGATTCATATCTTAATAAACGTGTTGATTTAACAGGACCATTACTAAATAACTTGCTGCGTAATTATTTTAATAAACTAGTTAAAGATATGAAAAAACAAATTATTCGTGAAATTAATACAGGTTCATGGAAATCTAATGATGATTATGAAAATATAATTACAAAAACTAATATTTATAAAATTATTAAATCAACTACTATTGAGCAAGGTATTAAACGAGCATTGGCAACTGGTGATTTTGGTATTAAACAAATCAATAGTAATAAAGTAGGAGTTGCGCAAGTATTAAATAGACTAACATATTTATCAAGTCTAAGTCATTTAAGACGCGTGAATACACCAATTGATAAAAGCGGAAAATTAGTTCCACCACGTAGATTACATAACTCTACTTGGGGATTTTTATGTCCTGCCGAAACTCCAGAGGGACAATCTGTAGGTGTTGTTAAAAATTTAGCATACTTATCACATATAACTATTAACTCTAATAGTTCAGGACTTTATGATTATATTTTACCAATTATTGATAATATTGATACTTATAATGGTTCATATAAAGATTTAGATGAATATGTAAAAGTATTTATTAATGGTTCATGGGTAGGAGTAACAAATGAACCTGAGAAAATTTATAATTGTTTAAAAGATAAAAAATATAAAGGCATTATAAATATTTATACGTCTATTATATTTAATAGTAAATTAAAAGAAATTAGAGTTTGTAATGATGCTGGGCGTATTACACGTCCTTTATTAAAAATTAAAAATAATAAAATTATGTATAGTGATAGTATTATTCAACAAGTTAAATGTGGCGAACTAAATTGGGATGATTTAGTCGTTGCTATTAAATTAGAGGATTCTATTATTGAATATGTTGATTCATATGAACAAAATAACGCAATGATTGCTATGAGAGTAAAAGATTTGAATAATTCAACAAATAATAATATTTATCATTATAGTCATTGTGAAATTCATCCTAGTACTATTTTTGGAGTTTTAGCATCTTGTATCCCTTTTCCAGATTCTAACCAATCACCTCGTAATACATACCAGTCTGCAATGGGCAAACAAGCTATCGGTATGTATGTAACTAATTATGATAATCGTATGGACAAAACTGCTTATGTGCTAACCTATCCGATGCGTCCATTAGTAGAAACACGCATTATGAATATTATTAAATTAAATAATATTCCATCAGGACAGCAAGTAATAGTAGCAATTATGAGTCATACTGGATATAATCAAGAAGACTCGTTATTATTTAATAAAGGAGCAATTGATCGTGGGTTATTTTTAGCAACTATTTACCATACTGAAAAAGATGAGGATAAAAAACTTTTTGGAACTGAAGAAATGAGATGTAAACCCGATAAAACAAAGACTAAAAATATTAAATTTGCAAATTATGACAAATTAAATAATCAAGGTATTATTCCTGAAAATAGTTTAATAGAAGATAGAGATATAATTATTGGAAAAGTTATTCCAATTAAGGAAAATAAAAATGATTTTACAAAAACAGTAAAATATAGCGATGGTTCAATTTCATATAGAACACACGAAGAAAGTTATATTGATAAAAATTATATTGAATCAAATGGTGATGGTTATAATTTTTGTAAAGTTCGTATTAGAAATTACCGCAAACCAGTAATTGGTGATAAATTTTCAAGCAGGCATGGACAAAAAGGAACAATTGGTAATATTATTCCTGAAGAAGATATGCCTTTTACGGCAAATGGATTAAAACCTGATATTATTATTAATCCACACGCAATTCCAAGTCGAATGACTATTGCGCAATTAAAAGAGACACTCTTAGGCAAAGTTTTACTAGAATTAGGACTGTTTGGAGATGGAACAAGTTTTGGCGATTTTGAAATTTCTACTATTATTGATAAATTAAATGAGTTAGGTTATGAATCAAAAGGAAATGAATTAATGTATAATGCTTTAACAGGTGAACAATTAACTATGAATATATTTATTGGCCCTGCATTTTATCAGCGTCTTAAACATATGGTTAATGATAAACAACATAGTAGATCAATTGGACCAATGGTAAATTTAACAAGGCAACCAGCAGAGGGTAGATCGCGTGATGGTGGATTACGTTTTGGAGAAATGGAAAGAGATTGTATGATATCACACGGAGCATCGCGATTCACTAAAGGTAGAATTTATGATGCTTCTGATGCATTTAGTGTATTTGTATGTAATAAATGTGGAATGATTGCTTCATTTAACAATAAAGAACATATCCATTATTGTAATACGTGTAGCAATCGAAATGACTTTAAATATGTTGAATTACCTTATGCTTGCAAACTTCTGTTTCAAGAGTTAATAACAATGAATGTTGCTCCAAGAATTATGTGTGAATAAACTATTGTATTATTAAGACTATAAATAATGTTTTTTTTTGAGATTATTTAAGAAGATTTTCTAATAAAATATTTGTTTTTTAATAAAATTAATAATTAATTATAAATAAATAATTAATTATTTATTTAAAATAATTAATTATAAATAAATAATTAATTATTTATTTAAAATAATTATTTATTTAAAATAATTATTTATAATATATTATGGCTTTCATTCAAACCAAATTAGGTGGAAATCAAAAAGGCAAGCAACCTATGTTACATGGGCATATGGAAGGCGGAAATGACAGAGCAGTAAGTCGTAAACAGTTATCAAGAGCGTTTGGAAATATGATTAATACAGGTTTAGGAACATCTCCGGTGCTTTACTCTAAAAATATATTAGGACCTTTTAGAAGTGCTTACAATGCTGGTGATGTTGTTACCAATAGTATAGAACCTAACAATATTAAATATGGTAGATTACCAAATCAAGTAGGAGGCAATAATCTGACGCGCGTCCAAGTTAGAGGAGATGGAACTTCTAATCAAAATGGAAATGCAATGTATTCTGGAAACCCCAAATATGTATATGATGGTTCTGATTATATTAGATTTAGAAAATTACAAGCTATAAATAAAAATTATAATGATATTGGTTATGGAGGAGCATCAAATTCACAATCTCAACATGCTATTAATAGAGTTAGAAAATAAATTTTGAAATAATATTCAAATATTATTAAAATAATATTTTAAATATAAAATATTATATTTATAATATTATATTTATATTATAAATATGGAAGATTCTCCTAGTTTAGAAGTTGAAACATCGCCGGAACCAGTCGTTGAGTCTGTGCCAGAGTCAGTTGTTGAACCTGTGCCAGAACAAGTTGTTGAACCAGTTGTTGAACCTGTACCAGAACCTCTTCCAGAGCCAGTCGTTGAGTCTGTGCGAGAACCTGTTGTTGAACCAGTGCCAGAACCTCTTCAAGAACCAGTTGTTGAGCCTGTACCAGAACCTCTTCCAGAGCCAGTTGTTGAGCCAGTTGTTGAACCAGTGCTAGAATCTGTTGTTGAACCTGTATCAGTTGTTGAACCAATTGTTGAACCTGTGCCAGAACCAGTGCTAGAACCTCTACAAGAATCAGTGCAAGAACCTGTTGTTGAACCAGTGCCGGAACCAGTTATTGAACCAGTGCCAGAACCTGTACCAGAACCTGTACAAGAACCAGTGCCGGAACCAGTTATTGAACCAGTGCCAGAACCTGTGCCAGAACCTGTGCCAGAACCTCTACAAGAATCAGTGCCAGAACCTGTGCCAGAACCTGCACCAGAACCTATTGTTGAACCTGTGCCAGAACCTATTCCAGAACCTATTGTTGAACCTATTGTTGAACCTGTGCCAGAACCTGTTCCAGAACCTGTTCCAGAACCTGTGTCAGAACCTGTACAAGAACCTATTGTTGAACCTGTGTCAGAACCTGTACAAGAACCTATTGTTGAACCTGTGCCAGAATCTGTACAAGAATCAGTGCCAGAACCTCTTCCAGAGCCAGTTATTGAACCTGTGCCAGAACCTGTTCCAGAACCAGTTGTAGAATCTGTGCCAGAACCTCTTCCAGAGCCAGTTATTGAACCTGTGCCAGAACCTGTGCCAGAACCTCTTCCAGAACATGTTCCAGAACCTGCTCAAGAACCACTTGTAGAACAGGTGCCATTATATACCGTTATAAAATTTAATGATATTGTAACTACAAATATTGTAAATAAACCTAAAAACATTATATTATCTAATAGTTTTTCATTCTATAATAATATTATTAAATTTAGAGAAAAAATAAGAATGAAAATGTATAACTAAGTAACATAATTTATTTTATATAAAATATATATATAAAATGTCTACGTCTAAAAAAATGCCTTCAAATGGTAGTAATGTGTCAGATAGAACAAGTTCATTTATTTTAGGAAGACGAGCATATAATTTTTCTTCACATAATCCTGGTAATGTGAATAAAAATATTGATTATAGTTCAGTTATAGGAAAACAATCATCTATTATTTATGGAAAACCATTAAATAATACAAGTAATGATTTAAGAATTCAAAGATTACGATTATCTACAATAGGTATAGCATCAACCCGTGTAAAAGATAGTAATGATTATGTTCAATTAAATGGTAAAAATCAAGATACAAATTTAATAAATAATGTATTGTCACGAGTTAGAGGTGGTGGTTCTATTGTTTCAAAAAAAGGAAGGAATGATTGTGTATTTTGCGTATAATCATAATTTTTATAAATAATAAAAATTATATTATATATTATTATATAATATAATATGAATTTGTTTTTTCAAAAATTAGGATTTGGAACAAAACCTAAAGAATCATTACCTCCAGAAGCTAAAATAGAACAAGCAATCTTGACTCCTGATAATATTGATAAAACATTGATAAACTTAAATGAGATTGTTAAAGAATATGAAGCGATGAATACTAATATATCTGCTGCTATAGTGAACAATACTAAGTTAAAAACTATTAAAAATTCAGAAGATAGTTTAGTTAATGAGAGAGAAGTAAATTTACAAAAATTACAAGCGGAAATACTTAAGTGTATTGAACAAGCAAATCAAGATATTGCAAATGCAAATAAAAAAGGAGGCACAAGAAAAAGACGCAAAAATAAAAAACATAAAAAACATAAAAAGAAAACACTTAAATATTAAATATTAAATATTAAATATTAAATATTAAATATTAAATATTAAATATTAGTATTTAAAAATATATTTTCTTATCATAATAGGTAATAAAATATATAATGGCGCTAGTAAAAGAATATTTAGACATTACAAAAAAATATAAAGCGCTATATGGCGAGAGAACATTAGTATTGATGCAAGTAGGTAGTTTTTATGAATGTTATGCTATAAAAAAAGCAAAAAATGTTTATGAAGGTAGTAATATTTTAGATTTTACTCAAATTAACGATATGATTATTGCCGATAAAAATACAACTGTTGATGGTAATCAAATTGTAATGGCCGGATTTTGCTTAGCACAAAAAGATAAATATGTTAAAAAAATGATTAATAATGGATATACAGTATTAGTGTATGATCAAGATAATGATGTCAAAAATACTACTCGTAGTTTAGATTGTATATATTCTCCTGGTACGTTTTTTGATAATAATGATTATTATAGTTTAAATAATGAAGACTACAATGAAAATAATAATTTAAGTAATAATACAATATGTATATGGATTCATTATTCTAAACTTAACAAATTAACTAAGACAGAAACTATTACAATTGGATTAAATATTATAAATATTTTTACAGGTAAAATAGTAAGTTATGAATATTATCATCAATTCTTAAATACTCCGACAACATATGACCAATTAGAAAAATATATTTCAATATATAATCCTGCTGAAGCAATAATTATTACAAATATTACAAATAACATTTATAATAACAAAACTTGTGGCAAAAATAATGGAGAAACTATAAAAAATACATATATTGATGATGTAATTAGTTTTGCAAATATTCATGCATATAAAATTTATAAAATTTATTTGGATGAAACACAAGAAACAGAAAATAACAGTAAAACAGATAGTTTTGAAAAAGTAGCGCTTAATTGTGAAAAGCAATTATATCAACAAGAATTAATTGATAAAATATATGGACAAGGTTCATATAGAGAGAAACATGAGTTTCAAAATTATAGTATTGCTAATCAAAGTTTATGTTTTTTAATTGATTTTATTTATAAGCATAACCCTTCATTAATTAAAAATATTAGTTATCCTTGTTTTGATAATGTTAATAATAAATTAATATTAGCCAATCATTCTCTCAAACAATTAAATATGATTAGTGACCAGCGTCATAATGGTAAATTAGGTTGTGTATCAAATTTTTTGAATAACTGTATTACTAATGCTGGAAAACGAAAATTTCAATATGACTTATTACATCCGCTATGTGATATTGATGTTTTAAATGATTGTTATAATGTCACCGAACATTTAACAAAAACAGAATTTTATAAAACTATTAAAGAATATTTGTTAAATGTGAGAGATATTGAAAAAATAGAGCGCAAAGTTTTCTTAGGTAAAATAGATCCAAAAGATTTTGCTGTATTATATAGTAATCTCTCAAATGTTTCAAAATTATTTGAAAAAATAATTAATATTAAAGAAAATACTGAGTTAGCAGAGTATATAAATAAACATATAAATTGTAATATTTCTAACTTATGTTCTATTATTAATAAATATATTGAACAAACATTTGATTTAAGTAAACTTGATGCTATTGTAATTGATAAATTAAATAGTTATGATCTAGATGAATTAGTTTTTATTAATGAAAATTATAATAAAGAACAAAATATTTTATTTAAAAATAATATTGATTCTAAGCAACAATTGGAGGTAATTGCTAGTTATTTTTCTAATTTATTGAGCGACTATGAAAAACCTAAAACTCCAAAAAATAAACCAAAAACAAAGAAAAACAATAGTTATGACAATAATGAAGAGAAAAACGATGAAAGTAACCAAGAATCAAATAATGAATCAAATGGAACATCATATGTTAAAATTCATGAAACTTCAAAAAATGAAGCATCATTACTTATTACAAAACGTCGAGCAAGTATTTTAAATGAGTTATTGCAAAAAATTATAAAAAAATCAGGAGCAAAATGTAATATTAATTATATTTCAAAATATAATAAAACAAATGAAACAATTGAACTTGATTTATCAACTATTGAATTCAAAAATCACGGAACAAATAATTCAAGTAATATTATTTATTGCCCACATATTGTAAAAATAACGCAAACAATCCAAAATTCAAGAGAGGATTTAATAATTACTATAAATAAAAATTATAAAAATATTATTGCTGAGTTTAATAGTTTAATAGTAAATAGTAATAGTAGCAATTCAAACAATTCAAACAATTCAAACAATTCTAATTTATCAATATTGAGCAAAATCTCTCAATTTATTGCGCAAATAGATGTATGCTATGCTAGAACATATAATGCTGTTAAATATAATTATTGTAAACCTATAATAAATAATGAATTATGTGAAAATACTGCAAAATCATATGTAAATTTTACAAAAATTAGACATTGCTTAATAGAGCATTTGAATACAAGCGAATTATATGTAACAAATGATCTCTCAATTGGTTCTAATAGTAATGGAATATTATTATATGGAACAAATGCTGTTGGTAAAACAAGTTTTATTAAATCGTTAGGAATAGCAATTATAATGGCGCAAGCAGGAATGTATGTTCCGTGTGAAGAATTTACATATTATCCATATGAATATTTATTTACACGTATTTTGGGAAACGATAATATATTTAAAGGTCTCTCCACATTTGCTGTAGAAATGTCTGAATTACGAACTATCTTAAAAAATGCAACATCCAAAAGTATTATTTTAGGAGATGAATTATGTTCTGGAACAGAAACTACATCAGCATTAAGTATTTTTGTAGCAAGTTTGGAGAGATTACATACACTAGAAAGCACCTTCTTATTTGCTACACATTTTCACGAAGTATTAGATTATGAAGAAATAAAAAATCTTAATAAAATGAAAATATATCATATGAGTGTATTATTTGATTACAACCAAAATACATTGATTTATGATAGAAAATTAAGAGAAGGGTCAGGCGACTCAATGTATGGACTTGAAGTATGTAAATCATTGGCTTTACCAGATGATTTTATTGAGCGTGCCTATAGTATTCGAAATAAATATAATAAATCTAATATTAGTGTGTTAGAAGCAAAGAAAAGTCGCTATAATTCAAATAAATTACGAGGAATGTGTGAATTATGTAATATTTATGAAAGCACAGAAGTTCATCATTTACAATTTCAAAAAAATGCAAAAGATGGCATTATTAATGGAGAATTTAATAAAAATCATAAAGCCAATTTAATAAATATATGTGAAGCTTGCCACCAAAAAATTCATAGTTTAGACCAAGAATTTAGAATAACTAAAACCACTAATGGTTTTAAATTACTTCCATTGTAAGTTAATAATATTTGTATAGTATAATATGGAACGATCTCCAAAATCTCCAAAATCTGCAAAATATGTAAAATATCCAACTATAAAAGAAGCAACATATACTATTATTGCTCATGGAACTATGCTTACAAGTAGATTCCATCGTTCAAAAAAGTATCATGCTGTTAATATACCAGAAAATGTTGAGCTATATACATTTGGTAATTTAGGAAAGTGTATACCAGCTTATACAGGAGAAACTGACTTTGTATGTAATATTTATCCAGAAAAATATAAAACAACACTAAGAACGGGAATTGTGCCGGCATTTAAATTTAGTCATGAATATGGAAAAATAAACAAATTTCCTGAACTATTTTTAACACCTGATTATGAAACGCCAGTATTATTTTACACAGGTATAACACATTGTATTCCAGAAATATTTAGAACTAGTGACTCAAGAGAAAAAGAAATTATTTATAATATTGATGCTAAAAATACCAAAAATTGTGAATGTAGTTCAATAGTTCTTAATAAAAACACAACCTCATATGATTGTAATAAAAAATACAGCGATGATTATAAAAACCAATTAGCAGATTACAAATATGAACCCAATGTTCAAAATGCTAATACTAATAAATGTGGTCCAATTTTGTTAAGCGAAGCTTTAAAAATTATTCAAACACATTGTAAAAAAAATTATGAATCCAAATGTATGATAAAAATTTATATATTTGCATGTTTTGAAGAAACGGATTTAAATGTATTAGCTAAAAATAATAAGCAACAATATGAAGCAGCAAAGAGAAGTTTGAACTCGCAACCCAATTCACCAATTAGTTGTATTAGTATAAAAGATAGTCCAAAGTTGTGTGAAAGTCTTGAACCAAATAGTGTAGAATTGATTGCGTTTGATGAAACATCACATAAAAAAGAACAAGTTAAAATTCATGACCAGCACCAATCTTTATTAGAAGAGCTTAAAAAAAAAGATATTACACACAAAGAGCAAGAAAAAATTAACTTAATGGAATATTATTATGAAGTTATGAAACATAATACAATTGAAAAAGTTGATTTTGAAAACTTTGTAGAAAGTTTAAGTTTCTTTAACGCTAATCCCTTAATAAAATCGCATCTTTCTAAATATTTATTTATGGTTAACTCTACAAAATTTGAATTTATAACTTATAAAGATGCCTATATGAAATTTACAAAAGACTTAAGTAAACAATTTAGTGGAACACATGAAGAAGTATTTGAGCAATTAGAAAAAAAATATCGAGCACGTAACATACATAAGCTTGGTGAGTATTTACTTAATGCAATATACAAACTTGATGACGATGATAGTGACAATGACATTGATATTTTGCCTAAGTTCAATACAATTAATTTAGTGAGTCCATTTGTTACAAAAGCCAGCGATGCTGATTTAACTGATGCAGTTTATTATCAATTAAAAGGATTAATAAGATTTGAACAAGCAAAATTAGGGCAAGGCCGTGGCAAAAAAACATTGCGTAAAAAATACAAAAAACCAAAAAAACATGCTAAAAGATTTACATATAAATTTAAGAGCAAAAAACACAGAAAGAAGTAGTATAAAAATAATAAAATATAAAATATAAAATATTTTATTATTGTAACATGGAACAATCTCTAATAACTACGGAAAAGCAAGAAGCCACATATTACATTGGAGCACATGGAATTATACTTACAACTAATTATGCTGATGTTGATTCAGGAATACTAACAAAAAAGTATCATGCTATTGACATACCACAAAATATTGAACTATATACATATACAGATTTGGGAAAATGCTTAAGAAGTTCTGGTACAGAATTAGATGTCACATGTAAACACAATTCTAGTAAAAATAAATATAAAGTATTAAATGTAATTTCAGCAACTTATAAATTTATACATGAAGATGGAAAAAAAAACAAATTTCCTAATTTATTTTTTACACCAGACCATAACGAAAAGGCACAATTTTATAGTGGCTTAATTCATTGTATTCCAAATAAAAATAGTTTAAGAGCAAAAGAGGTTATTTATAGTATTGATGCAAGAAGCACAAAAAATTGTGAATGCAGTTCAATAATTCCAATGGTTAAATCTGAACCTTATGATTGTACTAAAAATTATAGTGACTATTATAAAGCACAATTATGTGATAAAGATTATAATAAAACACAATTAGAAGAACCAAAAATAGCAGAACCAAAAATAGCAATTAATAAATGCGGCCCTATTTTGCTGAGCGAAGCATTAGTATTAATTCAAAGGCACAATATAAAATACTATGGACCCAATTGTGCTATTAAAATTTATATAAGTTCGTGCTTAGGGGAAGGTGATTTAGTAAATGCGCGTAAGCATTATAGAAGTTCATTTTTAACAAGATGGCATAAAAAAAAGGAACTTGAACCAACATTGAGCATCAAAGAAAAACCTTTAGCCATCTATAATGATGGTTATGAAGGAGAAAAACAACGAGAACCATTAGTAATTGATGGTAATTATTTTACTGCTGAAGATGAAGTTGCTTCTTTGGCTGAAACTTTAGCTAACGCAGTTACTAAAAAAAAAGAAATTTCACTTGAACAAAATAATATAGATTATGATTATTATAATGATTGTATAAATCATAATACAAGTTCTAAAATTGACTATCAAAATGCTGTTTCAAGTTTGGATGAGTTTAAAGGTATTATATTAACAACATCTACATTCAGTTATTATACATATACATATAATAATAAAATATTTAAAATAAAAACTTTTAAGGACGCATATACAAAATTTTATGAAAGAGATAGTACTAAAATTGATGAATTACAAAAAAAACATAGAACATTATCTCAAAACAATTTAGAAAAACATCTGATAGATGCTTTAGATAAATTTACTGATGATGATGATTTATATTCAGATAAAAACGAAACAGATTTTTTGCCTGAAATTGTTGAAATTAACTTAGCAATGCCATTTAATATTACAAAAACAAGTGATGGTATTCCATTTGATTTAACTGATGTAATATTTAAACAATTAGAAGAGTTAATAAAACTTGAAAAAGAAAAAAAATTAGGACAAGGTATTAAAACATTACGTAAAAAATACAAAAAGTCAAAAAAATATGCTACAAATAAATTGAAGCATAATAAAATAGCAAAATTAAAACACACAAAAAAACGAAGAAAAAAAAATAAACATTCAAACAAATAAACAACAATGAATTATAACGTAATAAATTAGAGAGGCTCTGCCCATCGGTCAAACATTCTTACTTGTTGAAAGTTACTAGTATTGGCATTAGCATTAGTATTGGCATTAGCATTAGTATTAGTATTGGCATTAGCACTTGTACTAGTATTAGTATTGGCATTAGCATTAGTATTAGTATTGGCATTAGCAGTTGTACTAGTATTAGCACTTGTACTAGTATTAGTACTAGTATTAGCACTAGTATTGGCATTGACATTGGCATTGGCATTAGTAGAACTCATTTTTTATAATTTATAATTTATAATTTATAAAAAACTATTTCAATTTTAATTATTCAATTTTAATTATTCAATTTTAATTTTCGTCAACATATACTTTTTGACATCTTGGAAGTTTTACTTTAAGAGTTTTCTCAAGTAATGCAATTTGAGAATTAGTAGGTAAATCTTTATTTGCTTCCCAACGAGATAAAATTTGTTGAGATATTCCAATCATAGATGCTAATTCTTTTTGATTTTTTCCATTAATTACTCGTGCTTGAGCAATAATTTTTCCAAGAGGTTCTTTCATAATCACTTTTTCTATTTTATCTACTTTACTCGTGTTTGCTTTATTAACTGTAACTTTATTTTTTAATACTGGCGTATTAAGTTTAACAGAATTCCAATCTTGATGTTCCATAATATATTTATAAATAATTAAATATTAACTTTATAATTTAATAAAAATATTTATCAATTTTATTTAAATTATAAAGTTAATACATATAATATATAAATGCATAAAAATTTGGTGCCTGCAATTATTTTTATATTAATATCAATAATAGTAAGCATATTATTATTAAATTATTATCAAATTAGTATAAAAACTACTAATTATGATAATTTAAAACTAAATAGAGCAGTAATATTTGAAGATATTTAAACAATTATTTTTAAAATTGAATAAATATATATATAAATATTTTATTATATATAATATATTATGATTATTCCTGTAAAATGTTTTACTTGCGGCAAAGTATTAGCAAATAAATATAGATATTATCAGCGCGAAGTTCAAAAACGAAAAATAGATAAATCAATGGAAGTTAATAAAGTAGTATATTTAACCAAAGAGTTCATGGATAAAACACCAGAAGGAGAAGTTTTAGATATGTTACAAATGAAAAAAAGTTGCTGTAGAAGGCATATGATTACTCACGTTGATATTGAATAATATAATTTACTACAATTAAAATATAATTTACTACAATTAAAATATAATTTACTACAATTAAAATACAATTTACTACAATTAAAAATAGTATTATAAATTTTTTCTTATTTTAAATATTTTTACTATATATAATGAATAGTTATAGAAAAATAGCTACTCGGAAAAATAAGAGAAAAAAGACAATGCGTAAAAGTTTAAAAATTAGGCGTATGTTAAAAAATAAACAAAAGAAAGTAACATTAAATAATAAGTTTAGAAAAAGATATCAAATAGGTTGCTCTAGAAATAATTGTATGAAAGGAGGTGGAATAGGAGCATTCCAAGGAGTTTTAGACAGTATGAATACTATATCAAATGCTGGTACTGATTTATGGAATACATATAATGGTGAGTTACCCATAGCAAGTTCAAATCCTACAATACATAATAATTTATAATAATTTTTATTTATAATAATTTTTATTTATAATAATTTTTATTTATAATAATTTTTATTTATAATAATTTATAATAATTTTTATTTATAATAATTTTTATTTATAATAATTTTTATTTATAATAATTTTTATTTATAATAATTTATAATAATTTTTATTTATAATAATTTATAATAATTTTTTATATTTATAAATTATAATATGGCATATATTAATAAATATATAGTAGATTTCAAAAATTTATGCTCGCCAGCTTTTGTTTACTTATTTTTATCAGTATTAATATTTATTATTATTGCTATACAAAATTTCGGCAATACAACAAGATATTGTTTAGGAGCATTTGAATGTGAAATTCCAAATACATTTTTGATGTTTGTATTTAAAGCTATATATATATTATTTTGGACTTTCATATTAAACTCCCTATGTAAAGCAGGATACAAAGAAATTTCGTGGTTTTTAGTAATATTACCATTATTATTATTATTTGTTATTTTAGGTTTAATTATTATAACATATTCTGTAACTCCTTTAATGATTTAATATATAATGTTATAATTATTAACATATAAAATATTAGTATTAATTAATACTAATATTTACAATGACTAGTAAAAGTAAAATACCATCACTAGAAGAAACTGAAAGTAGTTCTATTAATCACGAAGAATTAGCGTGGTTAATTATAGATAAATATTTTAGTCATGACCCAAATATATTAGTAAAACATCATTTAGAATCTTTCAATGATTTTTATAATAACAAAATTTATAATATTTTTAAAGAAAAAAATCCAATATTAATAATAAAAGAACAAGATGAAACAACAAAAGAATATAATTACAGAGCAGAAATATATATAGGGGGGATTGATGGAAAACGACTTTATTTTGGAAAACCAATAATATATGATACAAATCGAGAACACTATATGTTTCCTAATGAAGCACGTTTAAGAAATATGACTTACGCTATAACTCTTCATGTTGATGTAGAAGTAGTTTATAAAATAATGAATAGTGAGGGACAATATAGTGAAACAAAATCATTATTAGAGAAAATTTATTTAGGAAAATTTCCAATAATGTTAAATTCCGATTTATGTATTTTAAATAATTTAGATCCAATTGTAAAATTCAATATGGGAGAATGTAGAAATGATCATGGTGGATATTTTATTGTTGATGGTAAAGAAAAAGTTCTTATATGTCAAGAAAAATTTGCTGACAATATGCTTTATGTTAAATCAGATTTTAATGAACTATATAGTCACTCTGCAGAAATACGCTCTGTTTCAGAAGATGCTTCTAAACCAATAAGAACTCTTAGTATAAGAATATTACGTCCCGATACTAAATATAGCAATAATCAAATTTTAGTTAATGTTCCAAATATTCGCAAACCAGTTCCACTATTTATATTAATGAGAGCGCTAGGTGTATTAAGCGATAAAGAAATTATTAAAACATGTTTATTAGATTTAGAAAAATATGATAATTACATTTCATTATTTATTCCATCAATTCATGATGCAGGTAATATTTTTAATCAAGAAGTAGCACTAAAATATTTAGCAACATTAACAAAAGGTAAAACATTATCACACATTTTAGAAATATTAATGGATTATTTCTTACCACATATAGGAGAAAATAAATTCACCGAAAAAGCATTCTTTTTAGGACATATGGTAAAAGAATTATTACAAGTTTATAAAAATGATAAAAAATCAACAGATCGTGATAGTTTTAAATTTAAAAGAGTTGAATTAGCAGGAACACTTATTTATGATTTATTTAAAGAATATTACACTTTACAACAAAAGCATATTTTTCAAAAAATAGATAAAGAATATTATTACAAAAAAGGACTTTACCAAAATGATTTTATTAGTTTAATAGAAAATAACTATTTAGAATTTTTCAAAGAACGCGTATTAGAAAACGGATTCAAAAAAGCATTTAAAGGTAATTGGGGCGCAGAAGAACATACAAAACGACCTGAAATAGTTCAAGATTTAAATCGTTTATCATATAACTCTTTTTTATCTCATTTACGTAAATTAAATTTACCTTTAGATTCTAGTGCTAAAGTTATTGGTCCGCGATTATTACATTCATCTCAATGGGGTATTATTGATCCAGTTGATACTCCGGATGGTGGAAATGTTGGTTTACATAAACATATGTCTCTTGGATGTTTAATAACAAGTGGTTATTCTGGAAAACCAATTATTGAGCTATTGCGCACAGTATTTTTTATGGAATTATTAAGCGAATGCACTATTGATTATATTGCTTATTGTACTAAAGTTTTTGTAAATGGTGCATGGGTTGGAATAGTAACTAAACCCGTTGAAGTAATTGACTTATTAAAAAAATACAGACGAATTGGATTAATACCAATATATACAAGTATTAATTGGTCAATAAAAGAAGATATTATTTATATTTATAGTGATTCAGGTAGATTAACAAGACCTGTTCTTTATTTACAAAATAATAAATTATGTTATGAAAATGAATTTATTTATAATAAAATGATTTCGCAAGATTTTCAATATGGAGAATTATTAATTGGATTTAATAAATTTAAAATTTTAAATAGTGAGAAAAAAGAAGTTACTGTTGATTTAAATAGTTTTATTAAATCTAATAAAGTATTTTTCAATTTTAGTGATTTATATGATAAATCTGAATCAATTGATCCCGTAAACGCAATTGATGAACTAATTGAAAAGGGCGGAATAATAGATTATTTAGATACTTCGGAAACCGAATCAGCATTAATCGCAACATATAGCGAACAAATTACCAAGTTTACTAGTCATTGCGAAATTCATCCATCGCTATTATTAGGTATTATGGGTAATCAAATTGTATTTCCTGAAAATAATCAACTACCGAGAGATCTTTTTTCTTGTGGACAAAGCAAGCAAGGCGTTAGTTTATATAATACAAACTATCAAAATCGCATTGATAAAATGGGAGTTGTATTAAATAATGGACAAATACCTCTTGTAAAAAGTCGCTATTTGAAATATATTTATAATGAAGAACATACTTATGGAGTAAATGCCATTGTTGCCATTGGTTCCTATGGTGGATATAATGTTGAGGATTCCATATTATTTAATGAAGCGTCCTTAATGCGTGGTATGTTTAATACTACTTATTTTAATATGTATGAAGCACGTGAAGAAAGCACAAAAGTTGCTGGAACAAATGTAGATTCAAAATTTATAAATATTGAAACAAAAACAGTATTTGGCAAAAAACCTGGTTATGATTATTCTTATTTAGATGAACACGGATTAATTAGAGAAAATACACTATTAGATGATAAAAAAGTGATTATTGGAAAAGTGACAAATAATATAAGCAATCCAGATACATTTATAGATGCTTCTATAACACCAAAAAAAGGACAATTAGGTTATGTTGATAAAGCATTTATTACAGAAGGCGAAGAAGGATTTAGAATTGCTAAAGTGAGAATAAGAGAAGAAAGAATACCAGCTCAAGGTGATAAATTTTGTAGTAGATGCGGTCAAAAAGGAACAGTTGGATTAATAATTCCAGAAGAAAATATGCCATTTACTGCCGAAGGAATAAGACCAGATTTAATAATAAATCCTCACGCACTTCCAAGTCGTATGACTATTGGTCAATTAGTAGAAACATTAATGGGAAAAGCGTGTGCTCATTACGGTGGATTTGGAGATTGTACTGCATTTGTAAATAAAGGTCCAAAACATGCAGTATTTGGAACATTATTGAGAAATATAGGATATAGTTCTACAGGAAATGAAATAATGTATAGTGGAGAATCAGGAGAACAAATAGATATGGAATTTTTTATTGGACCTTGTTATTATTTGCGCCTTAAACATATGGTTAAAGACAAAATAAATTATCGTGCACAAGGTCCTAGAACAGCACTAACACGTCAAACAGTTCAGGGTCGTGCTAATGATGGTGGATTGCGTATAGGTGAAATGGAACGTGACGGAATTATAGCCCACGGAGCTACAGCATTCTTAAAAGAGTCTATGTTGACTCGTGGAGATGATTATCATATAGCAATATGTAATACTACTGGAACTATTGCTATTTATAATGAATCTAAGAATATTTTTATAAGTCCTTTTGCTGATGGACCTCTAAAATTTAGTGAAAATTTTGAAAATTCTATGAATTTAGAAGTTATTTCAAAATATGGTAAATCATTTAGTATTGTTCGTGTTCCTTATTGTTTTAAATTATTAATACATGAACTACAAGTTATGAATATTCAAATGCGTATTATTACAGAAGATAATATAGAACAATTAACTTCTATGAATTATGCTAAAACAATAGAAAATTTGAAATTAACAAAACTAACAGAAAAAGAACAATTGGAATTTTCTAAGAAATATGATAAACAATTAATAAATGTAGAACTAAAAGAAAAAACAACAGAACAAATTATAAAAGAAGATGAAGCAAAAGCAAAAGAAGATGAAACAAAAGCAAAAGAAGAAGAAGCAAAAGAAGCAAAAGATGCAGAAGCAAAAGAAGCAGAAGCAGAAGCAAAAGAATCAGGTGAGGAAAGCGATGATGAAGGACTTAGTCAAGTAACAATTGATTCTATTAAACGCGCAGAAGAAGAATTTGAAAAATATCAAGATCTAGATGATTTTGAAGATGGAGAAAAATCACCTATTAATATTGGAGATGAAGTAAATAATGATGAATTAGAAATTGAAAATCTAAATAGTCAAAAAGGAGAGACTAGTGAAACTAGTTCAAAAAGTGTAAAAATAAATGAATCCAAAAATGAAGATATTTTAGAAATAGAAGACTTACCTATTAGTGACGAAACTAAAGGTGAAACTAAAGGCAAAGAAATATCTTTATTAAAAATATCAACAACTCCAAGCATTGAAGAGAATAAAGAAGAATCTAATTTAAGCAATAGCATAGAAAAAAAAACTATTAAAATAAATCAACAATAAATAAAAAATATTTTATATTATAATTGATATTAATTAAAAATAATAAAACTATTATATTATTATAACTTAATTATGACTAATAGTAATAGTTTTATTATTAGTATTTATAATTCGCGCAAAAATTTATTAGAAATTTTAAGCGAACGTGGATTTAATATTGAAAAATATTCAGATTTTGGTATTACGGAAATTGGAATTTTAATAGAAAATAATCAATTAGATATGCTATTGGAAAATGAAGCAACAAAAAAAAAAATATATGTAAAGTATTACATCACTAAAGTTATAAAACCGCAAAATATTTATGACATTGTAGAAGATTTATTTCATTTAGACTCAGTTTTAGAAAAAAAAGATGATTTAATGGTAATTATAAAAGATGAACCTAACGATACAATGTTAGAAAATATTAAAGACATTTGGGTTTCTGAAAGTATTTATATATCTTTAATAAATATCAAACGATTACAATTTAATATTTTAAAGCATGTATTAGTTCCAAAACATACTATTTTAACACTTACTGAAAAAGAATTATTTATGAAAAAATATAATATTTTTGACAAATCACAAATTCCTGATATTTCATATTTTAGTCCAGTATCAATTGTTATGGGAATTAGACCAAATGATATTGTAAAAATTGAACGAAATAGTCGTACATCAATTCAAACAGATTTTTATAGAATTTGTAAGTTATATTAAAATAAATACTAATTAAAATAAATACTAATTAAAATAAATGCTAATTAAAATAAATGTATTATAATTTATAAATTTTTTTATAAATTATATAGTAATATATTAGTTTATAATGAATAGTAATAATTATTTTATTTATGATGGATGTTATAAACAACCAGCAACATCCATAGTTTCCGATATAAGTTTTGAGATAAATTTAAGAAATAATTATTATAAAACAACTGTATCAAATGTAAAAGAGTGCGAAACTCAATCTTTAAAAAATAATAGCGAATTTTTTTTAATTAATGATATAAAAACTACATTAAATAAAACAAATACAAATTGTTATATTCCAAAAATGGATAATACAAATCCATCCTTATTTGGTAATAACTCAATAATTGCTAGGTCAAAACAATTATTTGATAATTTGTTTTATAACAATTCTAGCAGTGTCCCTTATATTAAACAAGATACTACTATTGATACTATGGATATATGTAATAGTTTAATGTTTAATGAAAATAAAACATTAGCAAATCAGAAATGTTTTAAATATACACTGGACAAACAAGTATATACACCAGAGAAATTTTTTGCTTATTATAAAAAACCAATATTAAATGCAAAAAATATTTCACTTATGAATAGTATTGATAGTCCAGATTATTATAAAAGTAAATTAGAAGGTTTAAAAACATACGAAGCATTGCTTAAAATTGATGCTATTAATTTTACAAACAGTGGACCGTTACCTATTAGTTTTAAAAATTTCATATGTGATCCTACTGTAAGTAATGAGAGATTGTTAGATGCTCAAATATATATATTAAATCAAAACTATGAAAATTATAATGAGAGTTTAGATTCAATAATTAATGATTTATCATCAATCAGTTATTTAAATAGTTTTGATGATGACACATTAAAAGCATTAAACTTAAACATTGTTAGTAAATCAAGAGAGTTAAATAGTTTATTAGGTTCTGGTGGAGCAAATAATGGCAGATTAGATGATACAACTTTACTAACTCAATTTAAAATAGTAGAAAATAGTATATTATTATTAGTTATTATTAGTGCAATATTTTATTTTACTAAAAATAAAAAATCAATTTAAGTAAATTAAGGTTTATTTTAATATTATAATCAAATAAAATATATTATAATATTAAGAATATTTAATATTATGGCAAATGAAAATAAAATTATATTTTATTCTGAAGAATTGAATGAAGATATTTATCAAAATAATAAATTATTAAATTCTAAAGAAACAATTTTAAAAACTAGCGAAAAAGAACAAATAAATCAAAATTCATTTAATACAATAGTTGATTCAAAAGACTATTTAGGATGTATCAATAATAATTGTAGTGCTATTAAATGTGAATGCACTAATGACAAATGTGATTGCACTAATGTTAATCATAATTCTAATCATAATTCTAATCATAATTCTAATCATAATTCTAATCATAATTCTATTAGTGATAAATCTAAATCATATGTAGAAAGTAATATAAATAATTATATTACAAACTTAATTGATTTTTTATTTGTATTATTATTAGTAGGATTATTAATTTTTATAATATATAAAAGAGAGTCGTTATATTTGTTATATGTTTTAGGAATAACTTTATTATATATTTTTATCAAATTTATAATGTTATCAAATTTATAATGTTATCAAATTTATAATGTTATCAAATTTATAATGTTATCAAATTTATAATGTTATCAAATTTATAATGTTATCAAATTTATAATGTTATCAAATTTATAATGTTAATAGAAATTTTTACTAAAAAAAACAATAATATTATTTAATATTTTAATATATATTATTATAAAATTAAATAAAATATATTAAAATATTAAGTATATTATGAAAAGTAAAAACAAATTTACTAATAATTTTAGTAATAATTTTAAAAACAATAAATATATCAATATTGTTATTATTACATTAATTATAGGATTTAGTATATATTTATTGTATTTTAACGATAAAATATATGTTCAGGATAGTATTACAAATAGTTTAAATGAAAAAGATACTAATAATGAACAAGATACTAATAATGACCAAGATTATCTTGTAGAAAATTTTGATGTTGGTAAATATGTAGATGTATGTAAAAATAGAAATACACAATTTTATAACTTAGGAGGCATTACTCAAAGTAATAAAAATATAGACGAGTGCGAAAAATTATGTAGCGATGCTAGTTGTCACGTTTTTTCATTAAATGGTTCTACTTGTACTACATACAAAGGAACATTAGATACATCAACATACATTGATACTAGAGATGCTACAACAAATCCAATTGGAATAAATTGTAATTCTAAAGTATTCCCCGCAAATAATCCATATAATACAGGAACTTATAATGGTATTGGTTATATAAACAAAAATTATCTTCAAAATAATAAAAATAATTTAAAATATATAGATCCATATTTAGAAGAAAGCGCAAATGTTTTAGCAGATTTATATAGTATAGAAAATAAGAGGAATCAAATAAAGAATTTAGATCCATTATCTAGTAGTTATGATGCATCATATCAGAATTTATCATTAGATACAATAACTAAAGATAGATTATTATTTAACAAGTTTGATAGTTTAAATAGAGATATATTTGATATGGATAATAGTAGAAATATATTGTATACAGATATGTATAATGATAGTGATATAAGTAATACTATTTTAGCACCTCTTCCTAGAGATGATGCTTTTATGAGAGATATAACTAAAAAATATAATATGGTTAATAAATCTGATAATTTAGATGGAATATTAGATGCAAAATCAGAAAATTTTGTAGTGAATAATTATCGTTATTTAATTTTAGCATTTATAATGGTTATAACTATTATAATACTTATTTTATATAAATCATCCAATTTTATAAATGAGAAAATATTAATAGTATACATAATTATTATTTCATTTTTAGTATTATTCATAACACATCAACTAAAATTATAATGTTATATGTTATAAATTTATATAAAATACAAATTTATATAAAATACAAATTTATATAAAATACAAATTTTTATATAATATAAATTTATATTATATATAAATTTATATATAATGTTATATGTTGATCCTTTAGGAAAAGTAACTGAATTAAATACTTCATTAAACGCTAAAATATTACAAGGAGCACCAACAGGAACACCCTTAGTATATAATTATACTAATAAAATAAATAATTTAAGAAAAAATAATGTCTTAAATAATGCAAGATTAGAAGATATAGAAAAAAAAAATGCTTCAAATAAAATAAATTTTATAATTTACTCTATTTTTGCTTGTATTTTTATAATAATGTTCTTAGTTTTTTTAAAAAAATTAAATAGATAATTTGTGAATTATATTATATATTTATTTATATATTTTATATAAATAAATATATAATGGTTGATACAATTCAAGATACAGGTTATCCTTCAAATATTTCCAATCCTGGCGCATTACTTGCAATTAATTCAACAGATTTAAATGATTTTGAAAGTCAAATTATAAATTATAAACAATTAGTAGATACTACCACAGATACATTGAATAATATTGGTACAGATCCGGAAAGTTTTGCTGAATTAGATAAAGAACAAGAAAAATTAGTAGCATCACGTTCTGCTATGATGAATAAAAAAACAGAATTAATAAATCAAAAATCAGAACTAATGAAAAAGGATATACTCATAGATGGCAAAAATATAAATTTAGAAACATGGATAGCAAATCAAGAGTTTAAAATTTGGAACTATTCTAATAAAATTAACAGAATAGAAGTACACTATACAAGTTTTGGGGTTATGGGTATGCGAATTATATATCGCACCCCTACTAAAGCATCTGAAATTATAGGAAGTGTTACTAATACTAGTGGTTCAACACCAACAACTATTACAAATGTAGATTTTCAAGATGATGAATGGTTAATGCAAATTCAAATTTCAAGTTCAAATTCAAATTTAAATACACCTGCTTTTTCTCTATGTGATAGTATTAGTTTTTATACAAGTAAAAATGCTTCTGGAACATCACCTAAAGTAACTATTCCAGAATTATCACAAACTAATGTTGTAAAAAACAAAACATATTTTATTGATAGCACAAGACGAACTTGGTTACAACATAAAAGTAACGCAGAATCACAAGGGGCAGAACTAGCGTGTTTTGAAAATTCGGCAGAAATGGTTAAGATGTTAGCAGAATTAGGAAACGCTAGATTTCAAAATGGTGGTTCTTTTTACATTGGTTTATATCATCCAAATGCACTAATACCAAATAACAATTCTGGAGGTGGACAACCATACAATGTTACATCAAATAGAAATAGCACTTGGAAATGGGTTGATAATACACCATATGATTCAAATACTACTAATTGGAATGGAGGAGAACCAAATAATTGGGGTCCTGGTGAAAATGTTGGTCAAATGTACTCAAATGGAAAAATCAATGATTTAACAAAAACAAATACATTAGCAGCTATTTATCAAAAAAAAATAGTAAATACAACTACACAAACAGTTAGAAAAAATCTAGAACATATTAAATATTTTACTATAAATCCTTTGACTGTTACATATGATTTTATTACAAGTCTTGATATTGAACAAAAAACGAATGCCTTGTCTGCAGTTGATAATACTCGAGAAGTTATTACACAAATAGAAAACAGTATTACAATTTTAGATGATAGTATAAAAGATATAACTGATGCTATAATAAAAGTTACTACTAATATTGAACATATTAAATCTAAAAGAATTATTCTTATTAAGTTGAATTCTGAGGGAGATATTTTTATGGATAAACATGCAAACAATAAGACTTTGAGTGATGAACGAACAGATGCTGCTCAAGGTTTTTCTAATATAGGAGGAAATTTATTTTCTAATTATATGTCAAGTATGATAGAAGGTTTTGTAGAAGGTGAGGAGAATATGGGTCTTCAAGGGGCTGCTCAGGTGGCTCAAGGTGAAACAGCAAGAATTACTGGAAATTTAGTAGGCGACATACAATCATTAAAAAATACCCAAACAGCAAACGCTATAAGTGAATTTGTTATTAAAAAAGATAATATTTTTACCAATGTTTTAACTGATTATATGTTAAATGATGAAAAACAAAATACTTTTGAAGGCGTTTATAATAAAATTGATCAACAAAATACAGATAAAATGCGTAAAATAGAAATAAATACATATTATGATAAAGCATACAAAGAATACGTTAATATATTAAAAATTATTATATTTGCTTGTGTAATACTTGTTCCTATTATTATTGCTAATAAAAATTCATTAATACCTAATAGTATTACTAATATTTTGGTTGTAACTATTATATTTTTAACAATTATTTATATTATTACTAAATTTGTTGATATATATATGAGAGATAGTAAAGATTTTGACAAAATACGTATACCATATGATAGAGAAGCAGCAATATTACAGAAAAATGGCACAATAACCAGAAAAAATAACTTATTATCATCGTTTTCTCTTACATGTATTGGACAAGATTGCTGTCCTGACCCCTCATCTGGAATGATTTATGATCCAGTTAAAAATAGATGTGTAGCAAATGAAACTTTTGCTGATTATTTTAATGGACCTATTGGTGGATATTTAGACGAAAGTTTAACTGGATTTATTGACAATTCTATTGATGGTATTATGAGTGGTTCTGGTAAAATTTCAATAGTTCAACCATTTAGTTCAATGATAACTAAAGAAAGTTTAGTTGGAACATCATTAAATGCAAGCGGTCCTAATGTTATGAATATATAATATTAAACAAAGAAATTTAACAAAGAAATTTAACAAAGAAATTTAACAAAGAAATTTAACAAAGAAATCTAACAAAGAAATCTAACAAAGAAATTTAACAAAGAAATTTAACAAAGAAATCTAACAAAGAAATTTAACAAAAAAATTATATAATATTAAATATTTAATATTATATAATATATTAAATTATATTAGTTAACATTTCAATATGGGAAATAACAAATCAAAACCGACCTGTGGCGAATGTAATTGTGACAGTGATGTTCCGAGAGTAATAGCTGCTTGTAATACAGCAGGTGAAAAAGGCGTATCAAATACTTTAGAACAAACAATAACTGGTTTAATGGGAAAAGAAAATTCTGATTTTATTATGAAACAATATTCTAATGCGCTCAATGATAATACAAATAGTAAATGGGTTAGTGATTATAATAAAATAAAAGAAAGTTATAATAATTATGAAGGATTTATTGAAGGTAATGAAGAAGAATGCATTCCTTGTGATTGTAGACTAGCAGCTAATGAGATAATTCGTGATTGTCAGAATGTTTCACAAGAAGTTCCAACTGCTATTACAAATTTAATTGATGATGATATAAAAGAAAGCGCTAAAAAATTAACATCGTCTATTTTAGATGCGGCAAAAGGCAATAATACAGAAACAAATACTGACTGGAAAAATGTATTTTATCCAAATATAAAAGAAGGTTTAGAAAATGAAGGATTATATACATTCACAAGAGATGCTTTAGCTTCTAGACATGACACATTTAAAGATACTCAAACATTTGGAAATGATTGTTTAATGAATTCATATAATTCAATAATTGACTTTATAACTGAAGAAAAAAATATATTAGACTCTTTATACAATTATTATTCAACATTTATTAAAGATTATGAGTCGTTATATTTACATAAAGAATCATTTTCAAAAACTATATCTAATAAATTAGATGAATTAGGAAAAATACAAGCAAAAATAGATAGCTATAAAACAAATTTACATGTAGATAACAGAAAAAATCTATACCAAACCAATAATTATGATTTTTATACTAATATTAGATTTTATATGTTAATTGTATATTATAGTGTTATTATTCTATATTTAATATTATCTAAATTTTTTACAGAAAAACAATACACAAATAAATTATTGGTCTTACTATTATTTATATATTTAATTATTCCTATAATATTAGAACAATTAATAAATTTAGCATATAATGGATATATATATTTTTTAGAATATAATAATATAAAAGAAGATACAAAAAGTTATGAAGATATTATAAATAAAAATTAATAGATAATTTACATAATATATATTTTGTATATATATATGTCGAGTTCAAAATTTCCTCAACAAGTTGCCGATTTAAAAATATTATTTCCTTCGTTGGAAAAAGATATTGCTGAATATTATTTAACAGTGAATAAAGGAAATTATGAAAAAACGGTTCAACAAATAATGGATGAACAAGAACAAGAAGGAATGAAAAAACCTGCTAGTCCAAAACACAAACCATCAAGTTCGCGAGGTCAACCATCAAGTTCGCGAGGTCAACCATCAAGTTCGGGAGATTATATGGAAGGTGAAATAGATTTGAATGATCCAAGATTTAAGATAAATGTTGAAAAAGAAGCAAAAGAAGTTGATTTTGATATGTGGTTAAATACAATGATTCATTCCAACGCTAGTCAAAAAGCTAAAAATTTAAAAAGCAAATTAGCAAGTCTATTTGGTAAAAATAATTGGTCTGTTATCGACCCACGAGGCGATGGTTTTTGTGGTCTATATGCGGCAACAATTGATTATACTAGTGAAACTAGTATGGTAATGTCAAAAGATACTATAATAGATAGTATAGTATTAGGACTTGAAGAATATTATAAAGCAAGAAAATTACATATAACAATGGGTATTCCTTTGCCTAATGAACTAAAGACAGCTGACTTTTACATGGAATTTAGTACAAAAGATTCAATGATGATTAGTGAAGAAAATATAAGAAATGAAACAAATAAAAGAGCATTAAGAAAACATTTTGAAATTTTAAAAACATTACCAAATATACCGGGAGAGGCGTTTCAATTATTAGCATACGCTTATAAACGAAATTTTTTAATATTGAATTATGATGATAAGTCAACACAGCCTTATGTGCTTTCTTGGATTCCTTGTTATGCTGATGTTTATAAAGAAGGTGGTAAGGTTCTATATCCGCAAGAATCAGCCACATCAATAATGTTCAATAATTTGCATTATTTCTTATTTCACACTACTAATTCTCAAGTAAAAAAAGAAATAATTGCACGAATTTTACGAGGAGAATGGCAAGCAACTAGCGACGCAAGAGGTCTAAGAAAATCAAGAAAGTCAAGAAGGCCAAGAAAAGCAACAACTATTACAAAAATGAAGAAACAAAAATCAAGAAAACCAAAATATTCAATTAAAAAAATGAGGCAACCTAATAAGCGAACAAAAAGATATTAAAACATAAATATTAAAAAGAAGTATTTTTAATAATTTATAATATTTTATTTTCTATGTAAAACAAAATATTATACAAAACATTAACATTATTCTTCATTTGTAGCATCATTATCACTATCTTCATCATAATTAATCTCAACATTAAACCATTTGCCTCTATTGCATTTACCATATTGTTTATTCATATAATCAGTAATTTCTTTACCATTTGGTATATTATTTCTACCATATTGCATAATATACCATTTCTTGAATTCTTCCATAATCTCAGTCTTCTTAATTGATTTATCACGTTTGCGAGACACTTTTTCTTTAGCAAATTCAGTTAAATAATCTTGACCTTCGCGATATTTATCACTAACTGATGTAACAATTTTAACATCATTAACTCTGCCTTCAGTTTCATATACTATATTAACTAACATAGATGCTAAAACCGGCGCCCATAATGTAAATTTTTCATCTATTTTTTTATCAATTAAATATTGATATGGAAAATTTGATTTAGGAAATTTGTCTTCATTTTCGTATGGTGTTTCGTTAAATTTAGACATAAAATCACAAATACGAATTCGTCTCCAAGTTCCATCATCATTAGTATTAATATCAAATAAAACATTTGTACATACAACTAATTTGAATTGTGGTATAAAAGTAACACTATCTTTAAACAAAGCACGACCCTGGATTGGATCACCGCCTGTAATTTCTTTCATAATACCTTCATTAATAGTGTCTCCTTTACTTGGTTCTTGCATAACAGCATAACGAACACCCATTAAAGCAACAATTTCAGGCGATGTTGAACCAATACAATTACGTGATTGTGTAATTAATGTAATTGGAACTGTTGCTTTATAATCTCCCAAACATCTACTCATTAATTCGACTAATTTTGATTTACCATTACAACCACTGCCTGTATAAATATTAAATGTTTGATTGTCATTTGTTCCGATAAGTGTTGATGCTAAATGCTCCCACATATAGCGTCGCAATTGTTCATCTGGAAATAATTCATCCATAAATTTATTTATTTCTTTAATAATAGAATCATAATTATTATTAATGCTTGATTTATAAGAACTTGTTAAAACTTTATAAGGAATATAATCAATATTTGTTGATTTAGAAATGTAATCATCTGGTTTACCTTTTCTATGTGTTTTAGTTTTGAAATCAATAACATAATTGTTAAAGCATAATAAATAAACATTTGAATCTAACTTATTCATAAATTCTTTATCATAAAATAATTCTTTAGCTTCTCTCATAATGTTATTTTTCCAACTAGTAGTTTTTAACAAAATACATATATCTCCCAATTTAAGAGACCGTGTTTTTAAATTTTCAGTATTTTCATCATTATTCTCTTTTTTTGTAATAACTTCAATTAATTCATGTGATTTTGCACAATAAATATCGTGCATCTTTTTGGATATTAATAATCTAAGAGTGCTCCCCGAATCAATTTCATTCCATTTATGATTTTTATATTCATACCATTGATTATTTTTAATGCTAACACATACAAACTGGTCTTTAAATAATTGATACAATACTACTGCTAAGTCAAATTCAGCAACCTTATCTTTTAGAATCATTGTTTGTAATGTTTGTTCAATATAATATGAAATTGTTTCATTTCTAATTTTTTTATATTCAACTAAATTATCTGTTTTTGCCCAAAACATAATTGAGCGATTTGTTAGACCATCATTATTTTTAACATCAAAACTCTTCCACATAGCATACATATTTTGGACCTCTGAGAATTTAAATGAAGGGTCTTGAGAACTGAACTTAATCCATGTTAAGAAGAGTTTTTCGTGAGTATTTTTTAATGCCCATCCTACACGAATCCATTTATTATATGAACCATTATTATAATACATATCTGGTAAAATCATAGTAAATTGGTGTGTTTCTTTAATTTCATATTCTGTGCAAGCAATTTCATCAATAAAGCATTCAATTAAATTATCTAGTGTTGCTATAGTATCTATTTTGGAGAAATCATACATATCAAGATCAATCTTATTGCTAATAAGATTTACTTTTTGTTTATGTTCGCGATTATTTAACTCCTTTTTTTCAATTTCTATTTTTTCAAGAATAGATGTATTTTTTGTAAGTTCAAAAGATTGATGATTCTTATAACGCGCACTCATTAATGGTAAATGTTCTTGGATATTAATTTTTGAAATATTACATTCTTTAAAATTCCATATTTCTTCTTCATTATCATAAGTTATTTCAAATAAATTTGTTAAACTATATGCCTTATGTAGCGGTTTTCGTGAACCATATATTTGCCAATTAACAAATCCTTTTGTTATTCCTTCATCAAATACATCTTCATAATTGTTTGTAATTGGAATATTATCCCATATTCCTTTTATTTCACTAATTACCATTTTACGCAATACACATTGATGAGATTTATGCATTTTAATACAAAATACAATATGAATACCATCTTTTGTTTTATCTTCCATAATATTTACATCTGGTTTTTCATATACATAGACTGTAATTTTAGAACCATTTGGAATTTCATATAATAGATTTAATTTATTAGCATATAAGGCAATTAAATCAATCATATGATCTTTATTATGCTGTCTTGACTTAATTGAAGTCTCATAACGTAAATCAATATCAACTAATAAAGGACCATCATCTATTAATTGTTTCTCAGTTAAATATTCTTTATTTTTTTCAACAAATACATAATGATAATATTTATCCCAAAATTCACCCAAATTTGGTATGTTATAGCTGCCGCCATAAATATTTAATTCTTTATTACCTATTTTTGTATGTGTTATAATTGACCCTTTTTCCCCTCTTAAAGATTTTAAATATTCATCCCATTTGGACGAAGTAAGTGTATTAGAATTTATAGTATTGGCCATATAATATATATATTATATATATATATATAATATATATTTATTTCAATTTTATAATATTTTAATTTATAATATTTTTGAAATCTAATTAAAAATATAATATTATTATTAATATGAATTATGAGTATAAATAAAAATACTATAAAAAGAATAGCAAATGATGTTAAATATATTTTAAATAACGAGCATTCTTTAAGTTTAGAAAATATATATTATAAACACGATGAAGAAAATATATTGAAAGGGTATGCTTTAATAATCGGAGAAAGAAATACGCCTTATGGTTATGGTTATTATTTTTTTGAATTTAATTTTCCAGATAATTATCCATTTTCTCCACCAGTCGTGCGTTATTTAACAAATGATGGGTCTATGCGTTTTAATCCTAATTTATATACTAATGGAAAAGTATGCTTATCTATATTAAATACATGGTCTGGTGAAAGTTGGACATCATGTCAAACTATTAATTCAATATTATTATCATTGTCTATTGTATTGTGCGAAAATCCACTTTTAAATGAACCAGGAGTTCAAGAAAATAATAATGCTATTACTAAATATAATTATTTGGTAACATATAAAAATGTAGAATTTTCAATATGTAAAATTATAAATTATATACAAAATTATGATATTATCAATAACAATAACAGTAACAATAATAGTAACAATAATAGTAACAATAATAAAGATGATATAATGATTATGTATAAATTTAAAAATATAATATATGAAACATTTGTAAATAATAAAAATAATATTATTGAATATCTTAATAGTAATAAAATTAAATATACCAAATTTATAGATAAAAATGAAGAAACTGATAAAAATGAAGAAACTGATAAAAATGAAGAAACTGAAATAATTATTCAAAAAAAAAAAAAAATTTTTATTGCAATGTATAATTTAACTTTTTATTTAGAATATGAAAAACTTTATAATTTAGTATTGGAAATTAATATAAATTAATTATTATTACGTAAAATTGATTATATAAAAACTAATTTAACAATTATAAATATATATATATAATTATTATTATGGATTTTTGTTCTAACTGTGATAATATGTATTATATTAAATTAGAAAATGAGGAATGTGATAAAATTGTTTATTATTGTAGAAATTGCGGCGATGTTGATGATAAACTTTTAAATGTAAATAAATGTATATTGAAAGAAAATATTAATAAATCTGAAGATAAATATAATGTTCATATTAATAAATTTACAAAATTAGATATTACTTTACCGCGAATTAATTATATTAAA